TATCTCTTCCCCAGCTCCTCGGACAGCATGGACTTCCCGGATCCCGGGGCCCCGACGATGAAGAGGATGTTGCTCCTCCCTTCCTCGAACGCGCCCATGTTGATCGCCTGGTAGGACGACTTCCCCTCGGTGAGGGCGGATCCGTCGGATCCGAAGCCTTCGATCGCCATGATCTCATCCGGGGTTATGTAGTCCAGATCGTATCCTTTGCCCATAATGCATTGTTGATCCGATCCCTCCGATTCCGGATTTTATTTTTTAGTTCCCACCGGATTCTACGCATTTCCGGAATGGAGGGCTGACCTATCCGACGGATTCGTATGATCCTGCCGTATCCTTGGTCTTACCCTCATAGGAAATAATCCAACGTCATAGGATATCCCGTATATGCAGAATCTGCGCATAGCCGCCTGACCATCACGACGGATTCCTCAGCATCCGCCTATGCCGACGTCGCGGATCCGTTTTATAAAAAGTGCACCCGATCCGGTATAATCCCGCTCATCCATCCGATTCCATCAGGGGATTTTATTTTTTATTTCCTTGGGCGACGGATGCGACGGCCCAGGGATGGGATGCCCCCATATGGGAGAGGGGCCTTATGCATGGCGCGTCGGATACGTCGGCGGAGGGATGGCGGAGATATGGCATGCCATTGCGCTTGGGAGGCGCGTCGGATCCGCCGGGATGGCAATGGGATGGCATTCCTATGGCATGGGATGACACGAGTCGGATCCGACGTGGGATGGCAGAGCTATGGCATACGATGGCGCTGGAAGACGGACGAGTCGGATACGTCGGCGTCACGGGGCTTCACGCGTGAATTTTGTTCGCTGCTGAGAGAGATTCTTAGAAATCTGATTTTGTTTCTCCCCCGAAAACTATAGTGTTCATCGAATGTTTTTGTCACTTCTAAGTATAGTGTGGCACTATTATGTCATAATTATGACATTATGGAAATAAAATAATATTTCGATGGCGCCTTATGGATAGCTATAGCATGTCATAGCAATGCCATTAATTATGACATTATTATGTCATTGGGGTATAATGGGATCTGCTTAAGGACGCTTGGCCTCGCCCATGGGGAGAGCCAGGCATTTCCGAAGAGCGCTCAGGCCGCCTGCGATGGCTGCCTGCGAATAAGTCGGCGCATCGCGCAAGCGGTCGCGTCGGATCGCCCGGGAGAGAATCCCCACAAGCGAGCTCGCCCGGCCAAACGCCGTGGCATACGCTGCCCTCGGATCCAGTCAGGAAGCTGGGGGCAGAGCCCGGCCTGGGTCTATGGCCCAACCGGAGGAAAGCGTCATCCGTCTGGAACGGCGGATGGGAGGAATCGGCGGCCAAGCATGCGGCCGCTTTTCTTTTGCTTAGGCCCGACCAAGGATCCCCATATATCCCATATGCCATATGGCGTCGTATCCGGACTGATCCGTCATATAGGATATCCCGCCCATCCCATATGGGGGAGGATCCCATGCGCATAGGGCAATGGCATAATCATGACGATAAAAATAATATCCAACGGAGGCGCATGCCATCCATGGAATATAGCCTATGACATCCTTGGCGCTCATCTTAATAACTTGATAAGAAACGGATCCGACCCATCCGATGAGGCATATTGATCCTCTTGGCCATGATCGTCGTATTCCCTGGGATGCCCGCCATCGCCATCGCCCCATATGGATCCCCGCCTCACTCAATGATCGTCGTCATCGTCAGCCCGGAGTCGCCTTTGAGCTCCTCGGACACCTCTTCGGCGTTGCCCGGGGACATCAGTGCCTCCAATTCCGAAATGGCGTCGGATGCGTCGGACAGCCTGTTGATCGCCATGACCCATCCTTTGCCGATGACCCAATAGATCCTCACCGCACCGGACGAGGGATCCCATTCCGAATACGACGGCTTCCCATCCAGCCCGAGGGCCTTCGAGGCGGCGGATGCCATCTTGCTTATGCGGCGGTCGGTGATTCCCATGCCGATATGATAACCCATGCGGAGGGAAGGATCAACATAAAAGAAAAGGGCCATCCCTGCCGACGCACTCTCCGGAGGCGATGGACCCGATCCCAAACCCTATCAGGTTTATGTGCGACTACAGTATGCCACGCATATCGAGTGCCGTCAAGGGTCTGAACAGGCCGGTCCAGGCGGATGCGCCCTTCCCGGTCAATGCCCCATCATTATACGGCATATGGCCCCATGGGGCAAGGGCCCTGAAGTCTGCTCCATGCTCCGCTGTGATGAATGGAAGGCCACGCCGCCCCATCCGGGATTTATTTTTTTTATTTCCTTGATTATGGATATATCATTCCTGTGCAAAGGAGGGAACGGGCATATGGCTCCCATCGATTTCGGATGCGGATACAACGCCGACGAGTCCATAATCCGATATCTGAGGGGTATCGGAACCGATGAGTCGAATATGGCCGCCGACAGGATCCTGCTCGATCTGATGGTCTGACGCCCAACCCTCAAGAAAGGAAAATAAAAAATAAATATGGAACCCATCGATTTCGGATGCGGCAAGAATCTCAACGAAGGCAACATCAACTCGCCATACAGATACTCCATGGCCTTCATCATGGGGATCCTCAGAAGCGCCAGGCTCAAAGGCATACAGGCCATCTGCAAGCTCGCGACAAAGCGAAACAGCGAAGAGGATTTCTGGAGAAGCGTCAGCGTCATATTGGGCACCGGCGCCAAGAAGATGATATTCATATCCCAGAAGGACGGCTGCTGCCAGGACGATGTCTCATTGGACGCAGAGTCCATAGACTCGGATATGAAAGAGCTCGGCATGCTTAAGATCGTCCAAGGCAAAGACCGCATATTCTCCGATCCGAAGTATGCCGATATCCTGGCTTACTGCAGCCAGGAAGTCCTGAAGTACGTCGATGTCGTGTCGCCTTTGCTGTCCGAGGACATCGGGCAGAAATCCATAGGATTCGCGATCCCGAGGAAAAACTCGTTCCGCGACACGCTGGACGAAGAGTTCGACGTATCATATGCCTGGAAGATAGACAAGGATATCCTGCCTATCAGGATCATCACCGACAAAGACGCGCGCAGAATGTCTGAAGAATGCGTGATCCCGTTTCTGAGGGAAATAGGAACATGCGACGCGATTGAGGCGATCGACAGAATATCGATCGACCTCAGGATCTGACCCCTCGGAAAGGAAAATAAAAAATAAATATGGAACCCATCGATTTCGGATGCGGATGGAATCTTAACGAGCACTCGAAGGCCAAAGATCGGTACTCGATAAGCCGAATCCGCGAAGTCATAGCCAAGGCGAGAAGCCTTGGCATACCTGCCATCGCGACCTTGAGATACGACGAAGACAGCGAAGACGGAATCCTCAGAAAGACGAACTTCAACATGGCCGCGCTGCTGGGGACCGGTGCCAAGAAGATGATATACGAATCGTATATAGACTCTGACAAAAACAGCTCCATGCCGAAGCAACTTCTCGACATCGAATTCGAGATGCGCGATTCCGGGATGCTTAAAGTCATCGAAGGATCCGACGACGTGAGGATGTATTCCGGGGCGCACGTCATCTCATACTGCAGCAAAGAGGCCATCAAGTATTTCGGGATAGTGTCTCCGCTAAAATCTGAATGCGTCGACGAGACGTCGATCGGCGTTCTGCTTCCGAGGGCCAATCTATTCCGCGACACGTTCGATTCGGAGATCGCCAGCGAATACACTTCGCGAGGAAACAGCAACGTCGTTCCGATCAGACTCATCACGATGCTGTCTCCGTTTAAAAACCAGATCGAAAGAGACGTCGTGGCCCACCTGCGCGAAATCGGCTCCCAAGACGCCATCGAAGCCATCGCGAGGATAACGCTAGATCTGGAGATCTGACCAAAGAAAGGAGATGATCGATATGAAGACTCTGGATGAAATAGATTACAATATCGTGCTAGACGTTCTTAAGAAATCAAGGGCTCATGGCATCCCGGCAATCGCCTCAGTCAATGTGGAATGGTTCGGATACTGCGTGGGCGAGAGTGGCCGCATATCGATCGACATCGTCCTTGGCACCGGATCCAAATACTTTAGGATCTCTAGCCGCGTCGTGAACAGCAAGGACGCCAAGGCAAGCGTCAGACTGTTCGAAGGATACGCAAAAAGCTTTGGCATGTTCAAGGCGTTCGAAGGAGCCGACGATTTAGGGTCTAACCAATGCGTGAAATTCATATACGCCACGGAAGAGGCCATCAAATACTTCGACATCATCTCGTTCAAAAATGAAGCATCTTCTTCGGCATACGTCGGATTCAATATCCCAAAAGCTAACGCGTTTCGCGATACCTTGCCTGACGAGATGGCCAAGGATCCTTATGAGAAAGACGAAGATCTTATGCAGATTGTCTGTGCCAAGATTTCCGTTACTAAGCAAATGCTAAACGAATCGGCCATATCGTTTCTGAAGCAGCATGGGTCGGATGACTCGTTGGCCGCAGCCGATAGGATAGCCATGTCTGCGATGCTACTATGAAAGGAGGGCCCATGAAAAAGCTATTGCATGTCGAGAAAGGCGCAAACGAAGGAGAATTCATCGATACGAGCGGCATTCCTTATCTGCTTAAAGTTATGAAAGAAGCCAGCGCCATGGGAATCGAGGAGATCCTTGTAGTCAGAAGCTTCAAGATCGTATGCGCTTATCTGTATCTCGGATCTGGATCCGACAAGATGTACGTCGAAAGCTGCACTAAAGAAGAATCCGATCCTGAGATAATCGAAACCATCAAATCCATAGATTCGGAGGCGTCTGCCTGCGGGATGGTGAAAGCCGTCGAAAGCGTTATTGAGCCAGCTGTGTGCTCTATCAGATCAAATGGGTATGCGAGCAAAGGATCGCTTCGCTATCTTGAGATCGGAAAATTGGGAGATAGAAGCAGTCGCATAACTTTCGATATACCCATCAACTCATCATTCAGAGACTCAATCAACGAAGAAAGAGCATTATCAAAGCTTGCTCCTATTCCTGAAAACAAATGCCTGCAATTCGGCGTTACGGCGTTTTGCTCAACCTGCTCATCCAGCGGGTCATTCGTCAAAAGGCATGTCTTGGATTTGCTGAGAAAGTCAGGCTGCGAAGAAGCGATTGCTGTTGCAGATAGGCTTGAAGTCGATTGCAGGATTTTATAGAGGAAAGGAGGTAAATCCCATGCTATTAGAAACTGGGATAGGCTTCGATGTCTATTCCGAAGAGTCGAAGTCGCAATACGCCGAAGTCATGAGCGTGATAGACCTATCTCTTAAGATGGGCATACCCGTAGTGGCTATCATATCATACGGGCTGAACGCATATCATGCGGGGGCCATTCTCGGAAGCGGGGCCAGCCATATGCTGCTAAAGTCGCAAGACGAAGACTTCCCTGAAGCAAAGCTAGGAGACGATATCAGATTAGACGGAAGCTGGGATCTTGACGTCCGCAGAAAATCAGATCGCAGCGTCGTCAACGATTTCGTCAAGTTCGCAAGGGAATGGCATCTCATCGAGGTGGCAAGCTGCATGGACGTGGCCCTTGGGGATAATAAAATTATTTTCGCCAGCGAGGTAGCCATCAAATACATCGCGATCGAGTGCGACAAAGAGTCTGGGAGAAACATGCTGACTTTCGAATTCCCTAAAGTCAATGACTTCAGAGACACGTTCGAGCAAGAGATCTCCAAATGCGGCAAATACAAAGGATTGGAATCCCTGTTCATCGAGATCGCCACGATCGGATTCAATTTCGCTTTCACCAGCGATTCGGGCATCAATCTGTCGCAAGAGCTGCCTAAGACGATCAAGCGCTGCGTATCCGATGTCCTTAGAAGCTCTGGAAACGAAGAGGCCATCAACAAAGCCGATGAGATAGAGCTTGATCTTAAGATCTAAAGAAAGGAGGCAAACCTATGCATATGATATTATTGGACGATAAATTAGGATATAACATCTATTCTATTGGCGAGCCGAAAGCGCAGTATATCGAAGTCATTGGAGTGATAGACAGATGCGTCAAACTTGGGATTCCAGTTATTATACGATTGTCATATAGCATAAAGGCATATCAGATAACCGCCATTCTTGGTAGCGGAGCTAGCCATATGCTGGTTAAATCTGTATCAGATTATTTTCATAATTTTGTGCACGATATCGAAGCAGACAGATCAATCGTCAAATATTTCATTAAGCGCGCAAAGGAATGGAATCTTATTGAAACCGCCATCGGGGTTGATGCTGATTCAGGGGATAGAACGATTATCTTTGTAAGCGAAAAAGCCATCAAGTACATCACTATAGACAGTTCAGAAACTACTAATGAGAATGCGCGATACATATTCGGATTCGAGCTACCGAAATATAATGACTTCAGAGATACTTTTGAGCATGAGATGTCATTAAGCGATCAGTATAAGGATGATGACGCAATTTTGATCAAATTCATGACTTTGATATATGAAATAAATGGTTCTCATATTGAGTCATTTCATCACCATATCAATGAAACGATCAATAACAGAGTCATCAGTATCCTTCGTAGCTCAGGATGCGCTGAAGCCGTAATAAAAGCCAATGAGCTAGAGCTTGATCTTAAGATCTAAAGAAAGGAGGAAATGCTTATGCATATTCATGAGCTAGCCGGAAGCTATGCCGGAGTAGAGTTCCCAGACATCAGAGCTAATGAGTGCAAATACGATCAGGCATTCAATATCTTAGTAGATGCCATCAAATGCGGAGTAAGCGCTTGCGTATCGCTTTCTTACAACAATCTTCTGTACAGAATGCATGCGCTGCTTGGCACTGGATCGAAATATATGCACATAATGTGCGAACCTACTGAATGCCTAGATTCTACAAAGGTAGGCCTCGAGGATTCCCATAATACACTGTCGTATATCGTAAGCTCGTTTGACAGCACTATGCGAGATCTCGGGATGCTGTTCATCTGCGAAGGATACGATGACTATACGGGCGAGCATGTTCTGATCTATGCTTCCGAGAACGCTGTGAAGTACTTAGATTTCAACGATATCGTATACAATAATGACAACGTATGGGGCAAGATATCGTCTGAGTATCTGAATAAGCCTGTTTCCATCGGATTTCGCTTTCCTAGGAACAACGATTTCAGGTCGACCACTTCCAAAGAAATGGATAGCTACTCTAACAAGAACGACTGCTTTTTTGTAAGCATGATCGATATATGCGACGACAAACCTACCAGGCTTCACAGCAATTCAAAGACAGCCTACGAGCGAGCCGAAAGATACGTCATCGGAAATCTCAAAGCATGCAATAGCGAAGAGGCGAACTTAGCTATCGACAGATTAGAGATGTTCGTCAAGACCTGAGGAGGATGCTGATATGTTTCATAGATTTTTGCGAAGGATCATGACATCAAAGAAAAGCTTTAAAAACTTATCCGAGATGCGGGTATCGTCTCTTTCTCTGAAAGAGACTGCCCAGTTGAAAGAAACCGGAGTTCTTGACTTTGTGCAGTATAAGCAGTCTAACGGAAGCACGCCTATGATCAGAATCGGATATGGATACTCATCGTTTTACGATTCCACTGACGAAAGTGATCATATGGATCTCTGCCTGATTGATATGCTGAATGATAGAATCAAGTACTCCGGATGCTGCGATGTCGTGTCTCCTGTTAGATACGACGATCGCGAATACGATTTCAGAGAATACTCGTTCCAAAATGGCATCAAAAGCAAGCGCATCGCCGCATACTTGGCTAAAGTCCTTGTCGATAAATACGGAATGGCGATCGTGTATGATGGAAAATCATTCATGTTCGAGGAATTCGGATACCATCGCGAGATGATCCTCGTCGGGAAATCCGAAGTTGAAAAAACAAAGATGCTGATCATGGTAGCTGATGGAAGAGTGCTGAACATCGATCACATCATATCGCTTAGAAAGCATTTGGTCTGTACGACGAGATATGAAAAAACATACAATCCGTTACGTAAGAAAGTTCTAGATCATAAGATAATCATGGCGACATTCGTATTCGGAGATTTACACGATAGCGCATGCGAAAAATGCAGCCCAAACAAAGTATGCCCGATGCATAGCGACTTCGTTAGGCAGCATTACGGAGTGACCAACTTCTTTAGCTGCGAGCAAGATGCCGCTGAATTCTTCAAAGACAACGTTATCAGCCGTATAGCGCAATACAACAAGCCGGCTGCCGATTCGATCGAGCTAAGCCTCAAAGTTTTAGTTTAGCCTTAAGAAAGGAGGCACAATTATGTCAGATGATAGCCATACGATAACATTCGTATCGAGAAAGACGTTCAAGCCGCTGTCGAATATGCTGGTGACGAAGATCAGTAAGCGGGACAAGCCCGAGCTAGAGGATATGGGGATTTTAAAATAATTTCCGATCGCGAAGCAAAAGGAATCCCGTCAATCGTCAGAATAGGCTATGGGTATTCTAAGACCTATACGACCAATACCTATCACGATACCTATCCTGGCTTCTTCAAAGCGATCGACGCCAGGGCCAAATACGCAAACAGATGCTACATCGCAATGCCGGCATGCCATGGCGACGTTGATGCCAAGATCAATGACCGGCGCGGCTATGTCTATGGCTGCTATGCGAGCAACCGTCGCTTGACTGCATACATTGTCAATTACCTCGAAGAGAAATATGGCATGATCGCGGCGTTCGATGGATACTCAGGCATGTTCAGAGATTTCGGGTATAAGCGAGAGCTGATCCTGATCGACAAAGAATTATTCAGCAAGATAAAGGTCGTTTTATACGACAGCAGCGAATCGTATGAGCTATACGAGATAAATGCAGACAATATAGAAGACGATCTTCAGATCGGAGTTTGCACGCTCGATGCCAGAATAGAATCAGAATGCCGCTAGATCATAAGATAATCATGGCGACATTCGTATTCGGAGATTTACACGATAGCGCATGCGAAAAATGCAGCCCAAACAAAGTATGCCCGATGCATAGCGACTTCGTTAGGCAGCATTACGGAGTGACCAACTTCTTTAGCTGCGAGCAAGATGCCGCTGAATTCTTCAAAGACAACGTTATCAGCCGTATAGCGCAATACAGCAAGCCGGCTGCCGATTCGATCGAGCTAAGCCTCAAAGTTTAGTTTAGCCTTAAGAAAGGAGGCACAATTATGTCAGATGATAGCCATACGATAACATTCGTATCGAGAAAGACGTTCAAGCCGCTGTCGAATATGCTGGTGACGAAGATCAGTAAGCGGGACAAGCCCGAGCTAGAGGATATGGGGATTTTAAAAATAATTTCCGATCGCTAAGCAAAAGGAATCCCGTCAATCGTCAGAATAGGCTATGGGTATTCTAAGACCTATACGACCAGGAATGCTTTTTGAGTCGTTATTAGACAAAAACGACGAATTCGGAGAGCAAGCATTCTCCAATGTCGTTAAATTCTATTTCTTACCACACATCAAAAAGTTCAACGCTACGCTATGCGATTCGATATTGCTTGACTTAGGCATATGAAAAGAACCCGGATCGCTCCGAGTTCTTTTTTTTAGATCATCAAGTCCAGATACAGCTCTTGCTTCTCTTCTTCGCTGAGCCATCCCGGTATGCCGCAAGCCGTCTGATACGCTTCCATCGGATCGTCGTCTATCGTGAAGATGGCTCTTCTATAATCAGCGAGCCTCCCATTCGATCCTGGAACTATCGGCCTTGGCATCGCCGCGTAGTACAGCCCAGACTGATATCCGGTTTTGAATTTGCTTTCCAGCGTGACGTATTCGTATCCCGGATCCCTGGATTCAGGTGCATAGAACTTTCTATCAGGATCGGCGTATGTGGCTTCTGGATGCTTGAGGCAGAACGAATACATGAGATGGCTGCACCCTTTCTTCAATGGAGTCCCGGGAGTCTTCGGCCAACATAAGACTATGTCTTTTAGGATTTCTTTCTTAACCAAAGCGAAATACGTGCGTTTGTTTGACGATATCGAGATCCATCCATCAGGAGGAAGATGATGCAAGTCGATTCCGGTCAGCCTCTTTATGGCCATCAAGCCTTTGCCTGGTATTCTGTAATAGTCATCGTTCCTGTCGTCGTATCCCACTGGATTTATCCCAGCGATGCGATCATTGTATCTGAAAACCTCGACGGCTTTCTTGAAATGGACTGAATCTGTATCTCGCATGCGCCTAAGCGTCTGAGGAGAAGCGAATGCCTTGATGAACTCCATCTCATCTGAGCTGAGCATCCCAAGGCTGCTGTAATCCTCGTTTCTATTGTATATGACGTACGCTACTGGGCGAGACGGGCCTTCGAGGAGATAAGACGCAAGGCTTATGGAATTTATTTTTTTATTCCTCGGCATGGATCACAGCCTGATATTGAGCAAAGCGCTGTCGAATTCTTCTTTGCTGGCTATTCCTTTCGACGTGTTGATGGCTTCGAGTATGTCTTCGTTGCTCAATCCGGAGGCCAATGCGAAGTCCCTTTCGTTTATCGGAGTCGGATATCGGTATATGAGGTCTCTCGTTCTCTTTCCGTAATACAAAGACATTGGGTCTATCCTTATGTCCCCGACGTACTTTCCTCCTGACTTGGCGTTGCGATTTTGGCTAGAGCGGCCTGTTCTTGAAAAGAAGAAGCGGCTGTCTTTGGTCTCCATGGTGAAATACAGGCAATCGATGCATCTCTTTGAGACGAATATGTGCAGCTCGCTTCCGGAATGGTCGCTTTCGATGTCTATCTCGGCATATCCTTTATTAAGATATCCGTTGGTAGGTATGTCAGTTCCGTCGTCTGGGTAATACGTGAATATCTTCTTCTCGGAATCGGCGTTGGAGAAAACAGTCTTTATCGAACTGTTGAAATTGCCGCGGCTGATGTCATCGAAATAAGGCTGCAGCCAATATACGAAGACAAGGCCGTATCTCGCTTTGTCGCGCTGATGAAAATCAACGAACGAGATCGCGTCTGCGTCTTTGGTTATGCTGGCTAGGTATATGCTTTCGTTTTCGTTTTCCATGGAAACAATATAACATCACCGATATCTGTTTGCAAGCAAAGAAAAGCCCAAGCGTCTGCTTGGGCCATCAATATCCTTTGCGCATCCAGTTGACGGAGCTTGTCTTGATCTTGATGAGATTGGACTGCTTGGTCGATGACAGGAACTCGGCATTGGTCTTCATGCGGTCCGAGTCATAGGAGTTCCAGAGCCCATTGCTGACCGCCCCGTTGTCCTGGCCGCTTACCCTGTTGATCATCTGCTTCCAGTAATCGCTCAAGGCAGCTTCGCTGTCGTCTTTGGCCAAGGCATGAAGCCCGGCCATGCCATCGAGGAACACGGTGTATGACGGATTGGCCGACAGATATGAAAGCCTCTTCGTCATGGCAAGATACGGATAGAGATCGTAGATGGTGAACGTTCCGGAGATCGCTCTGGGAAGTCCGTCTTTGGTAAACAGGCCCTGATCTCCTCCTCTGGTCCAGCTCATATCGGATATGAGAGCGAGATCGCTGGTGATCAGCCCTGGGATGTCGGCTCTGACGAAGAACGGCGAGACATAGCCATTGGAGTCTGCCTGCCGAGGAAGCGTGAAGCACAGCAATGCGGCGAATGGAACGTAGACGTATTGGAATATGCTGAGAGGATCTCCATACGGAGAGACGAAGTTGAAGTTCATGTTGATGGCTTTGCTGTAGCTGGAGTCCCTCCAAAGCTCAGGGAACATGACTCTCATGCCATTGGTGGTCGCGAAGGATTGGATGTAAGCTCCGAAGTCTTCCTGGGTATTGAGCTTGACGACGTCTTTGGCGGCGCCAATCGCGGCTTTGACGAGCCTGACGATTGTGTTGCCGCTAGAATTGAATCCGGCTTTCATGTTCGTGAACGTGTCTGAAAGGAAGTTCTGCATCCCGACTGCGGTCTGATAGGTATTGGCCAGGGTTCGGCTTGCGTTCTTGACCGATCCTCCGGTTCCCATCCCAGTAAGATAGTTTATCTTCTGATAGGCGTCGCTGTTAGCGTTGGCGGTGCTGGCAAGCTCAGATCCAGTATCGGTCTGAGAGTTGGAAACCGATTCGGTTATGCCTCCGTTCGGATTGACGTAGAATCCGATTGAGGAGCTGTATTTTGATAAGAGCGTCTTATATCCGTCCGGAGACATGCCTGAGTCTGACTTGATGCCGAAGAACGACATGATGTCTATCTCATTGTCTCCTTTGGATCCAAGACCCATCTTTATCCAAAGCGTGTTGAGCATGGTCTCAAGATATGCGAAGTAATCCTCGTACTTGGCTTCGAAGACGTAATATCTCTTGTCTTTTGACGCAAATCCCGAATCAAGGCCGTTCCTAGAAAGATAGGCAAGCATCTCATCGCCGTCGGACAGGGTTGTCGCCTGCCCATTGGTGGTTCCGATCTGGGTGTAAGCCGATCCGTTGTATTTTGGCATTCCCGGAGTGAGCGAAAGGAATCTCGCGTCTCTTAGGAACGTCTCGGCCATGGCTCTGTTTCCAGGGTCGGCCAATGAGTTGAACAGAGGCGGGACGCCGAGCATCATCGAGCCATACATGCTCGATCTGTCGGTGCCTGGGTCAAGCGGCGTGCTGCTGAGGACTGATACCTTGTATATCCTTCCGCTTCCTGACTTGAATGTGTTGAGGAACGAAGTCGACGATTGGTACCAAGACGATTCCTGGACTTCTCCGAATGGCATCTCATCGACGCCGTTCTGATACTTTACCAGCGCGGCGGAGAACACCTTCAGCCCCGATTGGATCGCAGCCCCGAAGTTTGTCCCTGTTCCGATGTACGACGCCCATTCGCTGATGACTCCTGAGATGCTTCCGGCTACTGTGTTGGTCATATCGGCGGTGTAGTTGGCGACCGTGGCCGCAGCGTTGACGACGCTGTTGATGTCTTTGAGGGCTCTGCCTATCAAGGCATTGCTTCCGTTGTTGCCTGAGACCGAGAAATAAGTCGATATGAAGTTAGACACGGCTGTCGGAGCCTTTGAGAAGAAGCTCAGGACTGAGTCTTTCTCCGAAGCGAATGTCTTTTCTATCCAATCCTCTCCGGTGTCCATGGCCTTGATGAGATTCATGATTATGTCGTCCGTCGTCTGCTTGGCGGTGCTGATCCAGCTCGATTCCTGCTCCGGGACGTCCTGGTAATAGACGTTGGACTGGACGTTGACGCCTGACACCGAGCTCGTCATCTCGGTGTTGGACAGCACCATGTATGAGATGACTTCGTCTTTGACCGGGGTGACGCCGGAGTAGATCCTCGTCCCGAGAGATCCGTCGTAATTCATGAATATCGTGCCAGACGCGTCTCCGGATTCCTTGCCTATGACATAGAACGAATCGTTGTATGTCGTGATCATCAGATCGCTGGCGGGGCCAACGTCCACGCCGTTCACTTTGACGCGCTCGTTGGAATCAACCGTGGCGGCATAGCACTTGGCATAGCTGCTCCACGAATTCTTGACTCCGCTGTTAGCCTTCACGACCCAATCCGCTGACATTGCCATATATAATGTGTTGATCCTGACGATTTATTTTTTATTTTCCTTGGAGGATTGAGTCCAGCGACGAAGGGAATCCTCCGGACGAAGATGACGACGACTGAGACCCAGATGACTTGATCGCGCTTGCCGTAGCGGCCGTGTTGGATGCCACTGAGGACATGATCTGCGTCCCCGATGTCATGATGCTCTCAAGGGATCCGAGCTTCTCGAGCATGCCGGCCATGATCCCGATGACGGATACCTTGGTACCATTGTAGTCGATTTCGTCGGCGAACGAAGGATTGACGGAATAGACCTTGATGGCCTTCCCGCTTCCGTCGTCCCTGACGTCGGATAGCTGTTTGCTGTATGTGACGAGGTTTCCGACAATAGACACTCCCATAGCCGAGTTGCGCTCCGAAGAGCCCATCGTCGTGCGATTGGACACTCCGCCGTCATCAGACGCGTCTCCGGTTCCGCCGTTGGCGTACTTCTGAACTCCTCTGATCTGCGGAATAGGCTTGACTTTGAATTTGCGCTTAGCCCAGTCGATGGAAACCATCTCCTGATTCTGGGATCCGTCTTCGGAATCTCCGGCGATGAAGTTGCTTGACGCATGGCCGGTTCCGCCTTTGGCGTAGCGCTGCACCTTGATGTCATCACCGACTTTGTTCATCTTGTCCTGGATTACTCCGATGGCGGTGTCGATCACGGTCTGGATGCCCAATGTCGCAGCAGCTCCAGCCGAAGCCGCGTTGAATGTCAAGCCGGCTTCCTGCAACCCTGCGAACATGACGGGAAGCGACGTGCTGAGATACGAATAGATCGAGCTTTGCATGTTGGCCATAAGCTGCAGCCTGGCATCAAGGTCGTCTGATATGTATTCCGTGAATCCGTTGGTGATGAACACGGCGAGGGCGTCGTTTTGATGCGGCTTGTTTGTGTTTCCGTTGACGTTGTATCCTAGCACTCCCTTGAATCCCAGCTTCTTGGCGGCATGGTTGAAATAGAATCCGCCCGCTTGCTTCTTGTGGGTTTTGGTGTCTTTCTGATACTGCTCGAATTCTTTGTCGGATTCGCTGTCTTTGTCAGCCTCTGATTTGGCGCCTTCCAAGCTCATGCCTGATATGGCATGCGCTTCCATCTTGTCGGTGAGTTCCTTAAGCTTATCGGGGCTTAATGCAGTGTCGTATTTCGTGGCTCCGATGACTTGATACCCGCCTAAGATCCAGACTGGAGTAGCATCGAAGGATCCGTCCATCACGGCGGTTCCAACCCCGCCTTTGACATCAACATGGATGACTCTCGGAGATTCATCGGTCCCGTTTCCTTTTGCCGATCCGCTGCTGACAGCGAGAAGCTTGTTGCCTTTATCCTCATGGTATTTCGTCATCGAGGCGTTTCTGGCCTTTTCCCTGGCATCTCTCGCCTCTTTGCGGCTGGCCCCTTTCTTTCTCGACTCTTTGTATGCGGCGTCTCCGAGCTCTTTCGCTTGCTCGACGGCGGCGTCATACAGGTTGGCATACGTCTTAGCGACGTTGTCGGATCTTATCATATTGAGGTTGTCTTTCTGCTTGGCGCCTCTGGTCTTAAGGCCGAGGAACATCCTCAGGCTGTCATCCCATGAATTCTGCCCGCCATTGGCTTCGGATCTCTTGGCCTTCTTCTTGGCCGCTATCTTCTCCTTCTCGGTCATTCCCGCCCACTCGGCATCGGAATATCCGTCGGGCTTGTCGGCGGCTATTCTCTTGAGCGCTTTGTCTTTGTCGGAGACGAGCTTTCCGGCTACGCCTTGGCCAACGACATAAACGGCCATCGCGTAATTTATGGCATCGGCGTCCGGCTTTCCGTTGTCATCGAGGTGGATGACTGCGTCGTTTGACGTCCCTGACGCGGCTCCGACTCCACCGGCGTCTTTGAGCGAGGAGAATCCTCCTTTGCTCGATATCCCCGTTATCGACTTATACGCGCTGAGCTGATCGGACGCGGCCCTTCCGGCAGTTCTGTTGAAGGTCGGAAGGCGCATCAATCCGCCAGGGCCGGCCCTTCGCATACCGAATTTGCTTCTTTCTTCGGCGCCTTCAAGCGTGCGGCCTCTTCTCTTGTCGGCGGCCATCGCCCTTAGGATCTCCACCTCAAGGCGCTTGTCGTTGTCTTGGTATCTGGTCCAGTCGACTCCGTATCTGTCGGCTACGTTGCGAAGCTCTTCCGTGTTCATCCCAGCCAGGACGGAGTTGTCGCTGTTCTGGAGGTTGCGCATCGCCTTGTATCTTCCGAAGAACCATCCGCCTTTGGTTCCGGCCAAGCTCTCGAAGTCAGTCCCGAACGTGGCTGATCTCTTGGTCAGCTGGCGCTCGCGCTCCTTCATCCTCTTCTGGGCCTGACGGGCCTCCTCGCGCTTCTTCTTTAGCTCGGCCTGGCTCATCGTGTCTTTACCTGCGATGAACGAGAATGACGTCAGCTCAAGGATTTTATTAATATTATCCCCGACTGCTCCGGCGACTCTCGACGATATGCCGCCTCTGGTCTTTCCTTCGATGGTGGCTACGTAAAGAATGACCTGGTTGCAGATCATGTCGATGATGTCCGGGCGCCTGGTTCCCTCAGGGAAGTCGATTCCGACTCCCAATGCGGTGTTGGCAAGCTCGACGTTGTTCTGGCCGTTCAGCAGCTGGACCAATTCCCTGCGAAGCCTTCCGTACTGCCCGGCGATTCCTCGCGGCAGCTTGAATCCCGGCTCCTTGGCCTTGATCGCTTTGACGACTTGGGACGCGCTCTTGGCGTTGGTGACGGCCGCGTAGGTGTCCTGCATCGTGTTGAGGTTGACGTATCTTGAGTTGCGGCGCTCGGCGTTCTTCTGGGCGGCGTCGATCTGCTTGGTCAGGCTGGTCTGGACGGTCTTGGCTTTGCCTTCGAGGGCATTGAGCTCATTGGCCGGAAGCCTGATGATCAGCGTCTCGACGAGCTGCTCGTTGAGCATCTCGACGTAGTCTTTCGAGTTCTGCTGAGGCAGCCTGCTGGCGTCTCCGTATTGGCTGATGATGTTCTGTTTGTCCCCGGTTGGCCAGGTGGACACGAGCGAATAAAGGCTTGCCCTGAGCTTGCCTAATTGGAGATCGTTGAATCTGTTCTGCCGATAAGCGCCCCTGGAGATCTCCGTCTCCAGCATCCTTCCGACATAGGACTTTATCTCTGGGTTGCCGGTTCCGACGGAGCCTGTGCCCAAAGGCGTCGTGTTATCGCTTATTCCTGGCATTGATTTTCCTCAGACAATATCTCGTCATAATCGATTGTTCGGGATGCCTTCTCTTTGCCGGAAATAAAAAAATATCCTCGGATGCGCTCCGAGGATATTCTTTGACGATCTACTCGGCTTTCTTGGCTTCGACCGGCTCGGCGGCGACTTTGTCTTCCTTGGATTCTTTCTTCAAGGATTCTTCCTTGTCATGCGCTTCCTGGGCGGCTTTCATGTCATACTCGAGCTCGGCTTTGGCTTTGGCCTCGTTCTTCTGCGAGAGCCGCTCGGCCGACTGAAGCATCTGGAAGATGGTGTTGGCGAATTGGGCCTTAGCCTCCGCCGGGACGGAATCGGCATTGAACCCTTTGATGATGTCGGAGACGAAGTCGCGCATCGTGACGGAATCGGCGTCGGCGTACCACTTCCAAAGAAGGGAAACGGTACGGCGCCTCTGCTCGGCATTCATGGCAATATGAGACTTGCCATCCGGAGACAGCTCCGCGTTTTTGGTGATGAAATCGAACATGTCGTCGTAATCCATAGAGATAGTCCTCCTATCTAAGAAGGATTATATCATACAAGAAGGCTAATGGATAGTCAGAGTTAGCGTGGTTCCGCTAAGAGACCCAGTCATATTAGCGGTATCGGCAGTTGCTACAGATATTCCGTTTTGTTTAAGATTTCCTAAGAAATTCCAGATATATGTAGAGTCACTGTACCAAGTTCCATCTGCGTTACATGGAGAAAAATATAGGCCATCTACTCCGTTTACGCATCCAATTCCACAATATTTTTCGCCTTGGTTATTAAGCATGATCTCAGCATTGTTATATGAATTAGATTGGGCGCTATTGAAAATTGGAGCAGCATTAAATTTTTGAGATGCTGTCCACGTTTGTGCGATTCCTAGCATGGCCAGGGTTTGCGACCACCCTAGATTAGCGTTTTGCGTGTTATAGCAAGAAACAACTGCCTTAGCGGTATCTCCAGCAGTACTTAAGCTCAATAGTCCAAGTTTGTCTTGGACTTTTATCCCAAATGAAGGGCCATAAGTAAGAATGTTAGAGGATTCACTAGCTTCAACTGAATTCCACAGGGCTTCTATCTTAGGACTGAAATCAGTACCAGATGGAAATAGCGATAGTAGATTAGCGTTTGTCGATAGATCTCCAGCAAGACTGCCGAGCAGCGAAGTAAGTTCTTTTTCATGAACTACTTCTCCTTCGTACGGCTGATAGGGAAGGGGATGGGAACCCTCGTTCAGCATAATGCTGGTAATTGATGCCCCATCTTTAAACCATAATCCTATCGATTTTGTCCCGCTCGGGATGATGAACGATGCTTGATTCAATCCTGCGACTAATGGTAGCGACCCAGTGATTGAAGTAGTCGACCCTCCGCTCGGAGTGTAATTGACATGATAATCACCGGAAATGCTTGAATAGAATGAGATTGAATGCTGGCCTGAAATAGTGGTCGATGGGATCAAAGTCATTTCTCCTCCGGCCTTTTCAACTTCATTGTCAGACTCCTTTGGCGAAAGGTTCGCGCTTCTGTCCGCCTCACTCTTCGCATACTCGAGTGCGTATGGCTGAATGCGAGCGAAATGAAGTGGATCATAAGTCTCAGTGGAAGATGACTTTGCTCGAATTTGTGCAAAGTAATTCCCTGAGAAAAGGAAATTCTTTATGTCGTCAATGGTAGCGGATGCTCCTGGATAGTAGATTTCAATCCAGTTTGAGTAGGAAGCGATGCTTCTATTGCTACCGGTTCCATAGTAAACGCTGGCTCTATTGCCTGATTGCCCATAATTCGAAATAACGGTATAGGTGTCGTAATACTTCCGAGGTGGAGCATATTCTTGACGAACTCATCGCTCGCGGTGGTGCGCTCGGAGGCGAGATCATCCACGTCCGGGACGTCCTTCCCGTTCTTTTGCAATCCGCCAGTGAAATTCTGCGCGGCTGCCCACGTATTCGGATTGGACAGATTGATCCCGATGGTTCCGGTGTCGGTGATCGTCCCTCCGGTGAGAGTGGCATCCGTGCTTATCGAAGATATCGAATGCTTGACGAACGCGTATCCGTCGTCATCGATGTACACCGGTGCTGTCGCATCGTCGCTCATGTCGTATTTCGTCTTTATCCCGCCCAGCTGCGAGACGCTGGCAGGCGCCAGTTTGTATTCGCCATCCTCCTGATAGAACCCCTCTCCGAGATTCTCCCTGATGATGTAGATGCCGTCGCTGTCCCAGGTATATGTCGTTCCATTGTATGTCACAGAGCCCGTCTTGGCCCCGTCTTTGTACAATGCGTCATATTCTTCTTTGGTGACGACGTAAATGCGCTTCTTGCCAGTTTCCATGATTTTGCTCGAAAGCGTTCGCTAGCCTAAAGCAACTGCTTTCCTTGCCGCCTTCAGTGTCGGGTACAGATACATTCTCTTGATCTTCTCGGAATCGGAATTGTCGGCTTCGCCTTTCATGGACATGAGACGCCTAGCTAGGCTTTTAGGTATCTTCGTCCCTTTCCTGATGAATCCCATCACTCTGAGCGCAGTCCTTCTCAGGTATTTGAAATTGCGCTTTCGTATCCTGGTCCATCCCCGGCAGACCTGATAGCCAACGAAATCGATCCTCTCTCCGACGATGGCCCCTGATTTGTCGTCATAGGCCACTCTGATGACTTCCTCATTGCCGTGGATTGAGACGTTGAGCTTTGATTTAAGCATCGATCCTATGACGGCCTTCGCCAGAAGAAGCTTGCGTCTGCTGCCGTCCAGGATCTCTATGTTGTCGCAGTATCTTATGAGATGCCTGACCCGCATGGTCTCTTTGAGGTAATGGTCGACGGAGTCCAGATAGAAATTGGCCAGTTCCTGCGATGGATAGCATCCGAGGGGAAGGCCTATCTGAGTCGTGTCGATGATCTCTCCGAGGATATCCAATACGCGTTTGTCTCTGAATACCTTGGCGAGCATCTTTTTGAGAATGGCGTGATCGATCGAATCGTAGAAATGCCTGACGTCCAATTGAATCGAGTATCTCGTTCCTTTGGGGTCTCCCCTGACCATGGATTGCAGCACGTTCTTGGCGTAGATGACGCCTTTGACTTTCTTGCCGGAGCAGCTGTAGGCGTATTCCCGTCTCTGGAGGTAAGGCTCTATGACGCGCATCACCATATGATGGAATATCTGATCGTAGACGAATGGGGGTATCAGTATGTTTCTTGTCTTCATGCTCGGAAAATCGACGATGGTCTCTTTGGTGTAGATCCCAAGGGAGTATCTGTGAAGGACGATATCCGTATAAACCTGCCGCTTGTTCATGAATGCCATCTTGACCGTCTTCCGGCCTGTCTTGCCTTTGGCGGCCTCGTTCAGGGCTTTCACGAAATTGCTGTAGCGATAGATCTTCTCGTATATGCCTTCGCTTATTCCGTATGATCTCATATTGATACCTTGCGCTTCTTTCTTTTTACCGTACGGGCGTTTGCGCTGTCGCTACTGGTCCGCTTGACTTGGCAATATCTTAGGGTATGTACCCAAGGAATGCAGCATCTGTAATTAATGATGATAGTCTTAGGCATGAAGCGAATCCTGCTAAAGAGAAATGGCGGGCGGAGATGTTGATGTTGCCGTTGCCCCAACCGTTGTTCAGGTTGAAACAGCCGACTGGACCCGCGTTGCCCCTGTTGTCAGCGTTACCACCGGCGAGGAAGATAACTCGGAAAACGTCAGCGCCCAGGTGATGCATCCCTATGCTATATTAAGTCCAAACTGTCGGCATGCATTCTATTTCCTAACGTCATCATGCTACCAGACGTCTCGGAGATAATCAACAGGAATTTATTTTTTTATTTCCCGAAGACGCGGATTTACTACAGCGAAAGGGGAGATCCCCCTTCGCTGCTTCCTCCCTAGTCAATCTCTAAGAAAGGGCGGGCGGAGAGGTCGATGCGGCCGCCGCCCCAACCGCTGGTCAGGCGTGAAACAGCCGACCGGACCCGCGTAGCCCCAGTCGTCAGCGCCACCACCGGCGAGGACTTCGTAATACGACGTGCCGTCTGATGTCCTTGCCGTGCTCCACGTATAGTCATCCATGCAGTATCTGCTTGATCCGACGGTTTGCGGCAGCATCTTGTTTCTGTAGAACTGAAGCGTCTGGGTCCATCCGCTCGTCGTCGGGGCGGCGAGCCCGGTTCGCTTCCAATCGCCTGACCCTGGGCTGTACGTGCAGCCTTTCTTGAAGACGATGAACTCATTCGACGCCGCGCTGTTGGCGTACTTCGACTCCATCGCGATGTCGTCCAAGGTGTTCCAGAACTTGCCGTACGGATTCTCGATGTATCTCCAGCGATTGGCCCAGAGCCCGTCCCTCGACGCCCCGCCTATTCCGCTCGGGGACGGAAGGTCGTCCGTGGATCCCGCCGGGCACGCCTGGTTGCATCCGATGTAGTATCCGGAGTTCGCCTTCCACGTCACGGCGTCTCCGTCGAACGTGACCTTGGTGTATCCGGAATCGGCGCTGAGCGCTTCGACGGCGGTGACGTTTCTCCTCGTCCACAGCGTCGATCCCCATCCGAGATAGAAGGACACCGTCGACTGGTTGTACCCGGATGAGCTCAGCCAGGTGCTGACGAGGGTGCTGCTCGTGGGGACGACGACGTAATTGACGGCATCCGTCGAGTTATGCGACAGCAACGCCGTGTCCATGTATCGGTATTCGTCCTGGGTGTGGCCTTGGCCGAGCCAGTTCTGGATGTTGGCCATGCCGGACTCGATCATCATGAGGATGGCCCTGTCAGACCAGATGTCTATGGTCTCGGCTGGGCGGAGCTGTTTGTAGATCGGAGACGAAGACGTCCCGACGTTAACGTATCCCATCTTGGACCAGGAATCGGCCGTCTGGTTGTACATGCTCTGCATATTGAAGTTGCAGTAGTTCGGCTGGCCGCTGACGCTGCCGAGATAAGTCGTGTCGCTGTTCTGGGCGGTGGTCAGTTGATACGCCCCGACGAGAAGGCCGGACGGGACATGCCCGTCTCTGGATGTGTAGTAAGGGACGAATCCTTTCCTCGGGGTCAGGCTCGCCATCGGATAGATGTTGGTTCCGTCTGTGTACACCCTGGTGTAATGCCTCGGGATGTAAACGAGATGGTTGTAGACGCCGCTGAGAGCCGTGCCTGAAGCATCGGTGTAGAACTGATAGTCGGCGGCTTTTATCTGACTGAGGATCGAGTCGTTGTCAAAGTCATTCGAGACGGCGGATCCGCCTTTCCTCGATATATTGGCAGTAGTCCTTCCGTAAGCGGCTCCCGTCCTGGTTCCCTTATCGCCAGTGCCAGCGGTCTCGCTTATGGACAGCCCGATGAAGTTATCGATGCCTTTTATGGATGACAGGTCGTACTTGTTGAGCATCTCGTTCTCATGAACTAGCTTCTCCTTCGTATGGCTGATAGGGAAGGGGATGGGAACCCTCATTAAGCATAATATTAGCTATAGGTTACGGTTATTCCAGATGTTGCTGCCGATAAAATGAATCCAAACCTTATGAAGACTTTCACACGATTGCCTGGTGTAACAAACGAGAAATTATTTGAACCCATGTATGAAGATAGAACTTAACGGCGGTTGTCTGATGTCAAGGTCAAATGTACTGGTTATAGCAAGTATTTCCATTTACTGAATATGCATGCCGTTTCCTGATACAGATTACCCATATGACCAAGTAATATTTCGTGTTAGGTTTTAAAACCACATCAGAATAATATGTTTGCGAAGGAACATAATTTCGGAACACTTGCTCCAACATAGTAGTCGATATCAGTACCAGTAGAAAGAAGAGATATTGAATCGTTTGACTGCGACGAAATATTGACTCCGGAAAGGTTAGGCCAGCAGCCGATTGCGTTTCCGTTAAAATGATATATGTTGCTACTTCTGTCCGCCTCTTTCTTCGCGTACTCCAAAGCGTAGGGCTGAATCCGAGCGAAATGAAGCGGGTCGTAGGTCTCGGTATAAGAATAGGCGGATAGTTTGTATTGAACGAAAATAGGGCATATAGACATGAAACCTTCCATCGAAGAAATATCATTATCTCCAACGGAAATATTTCCATTATCTTGAAAAGTGATTGATTTGTTTTGTGCCCAATAAAGTTCAGCGTAGAAAACTTTGTAATTTTTGTTAACACTAGAATCGATAAATGATCCATAAGTAACGCCGTTAATCATAGGGCTTGCGATATGTCGCTCAAGTGGCGAGAATTGACTTGGAACAAACCACCAGTTGGATTTAAAAATCGCGGTGATAAGGTTGGATGAGTCTCCAATCTTTAAATACCCCGTCTGTCTTGTCACCGACGTAGTTCCCATTGTCGTCTATCGTATAAGTGTCGAATGCCCCAAGATGGAGCATCTCGTTGACTGACCCTTTGGCATACGTTCTGATCTCTTTGATATCGTTCATTGTCGATTCTCCTCGGTGGCTCGTTTTTTCGGGGCGGCGGGCGGGGGCTCATAACGGCTTACATGAAACGGAATTAAAAATAAAAGCCGTGCTGTGAGTTGTTTGTCGTCATCCGTATCATCACATAATCTATTGTTAAGGGTAGAATTCGTGCTTAAGGTGGTCTATGTGACCTTCATTTGGGATAAAAGTCCAAGACAAACTTGGACTATTGAGCTTAAGTACTGCTGGAGATACCGCTAAGGCAGTTGTTTCTTGCTATAACACGCAAAACGCTAATCTAGGGTGGTCGCAAACCCTGGCCATGCTAGGAATCGCACAAACGTGGACAGCTCAGCAAACATTCAATCAGCCTTCGGTATTCAATAGTTACATAGCACTAGCTAATGATGTTCCAGGAAACAGTGAGACGTACTATGGACTTTATACGGATAAAATTTCAGGAGTAGGAACTGCTACGTGCTTGTCATCTACTGATAATTATTTCGGATTGATGCGGGCCGGGCATTATGGAGTTAGGCTTCTAATACATTCCGGATATCTTCCAACCGTTGAGCTTCCTACTGAGAGCGGATCTTTGCTAATAGGATCGTTAAACGGTACTACTCTAACCGTAACTCTTCCTTCAGCATAAAAATAAGCGGCAGGCCATTACGGCTTGCCGCTTTTGTTACGCAACGTTATAGACGATGTTGAACTGGACGACGTCGCTTTGGACCCAGCCATACATCCTGACGTAATCGTATGCCCCGCTCGATGACACGTCCATCGGCATCATGGCGTTTCCGTCGCTTGTGACGATTCCCATGATCCCGCCTCTGTACACGGCGCTCAATGCCGTTCCGGCGGCGTTGACCATCGCCGAATGCGGAAGCGTTATGACCGGGGCGGACGCCGACGTCGAATACGACACCGTGACCGTTCCCATGACCTTGACGATCTGAGACGCCGGCACGCAATATGCCGTCACCGTTCCCGAGCAGTTGCTGAGAGTGGGCATGATCGCGTTGCTGGCGGCCAGATACCTGGACGCGGCGACTCCGCCCAGCGACGCCGAGTTTACGGCGGTTCCGTCGTATGAGAGATACGACGCGTTGACGTTGGATAGGCCATTGTAAGGCGATGTCGTGACGACCGATCCGTTCGAGTACCCGTATACCGTGAAAGTGCTCATCGATGATGCCGTGAGATACGCCGTCACCGTCCCGGCGGTGACGTGCCCGTAGGAATCGACGTTGATCCCGGAGTTGATCCCCGTCCTCGGGGTGTATGTGGCGTGGCTGATCGTCACCGTGTTGGGGTTGGCGTTTGCTCCGATGACGCTGACTCCGGCGTTGGCGCCGATGATCGACACGCCATAATCGGATCCGAGCTGGGTCCCTCCGGCCGTGATCGGCCTGTAGGACGACGCGATGGTGACGACCCCGGCCGCCGAGGTCAGAGTGACGTGGAGCCCTTCGGAAATATTTAAATAATTCAGATCGGAGCTGGCTCTGACGGTTGCGTTGTTCACGCGGATCTCGCGCATGGCCAGGAAGTTGCCCGAAGTGTATCCCGAATCCTCCAATCCGACGATCTCGGTGCTCCACATCGGGATGTGATTGTCGGACCAAAGCGACTGCGACGTCCTGACGACGAGCGGCATCAGAGTGTCTATCGAGGAGGTGATGCTCCCATCGGCCAGCCCGGAGGAGATGTCGCCGATATAAGCGGTTCCGGTGCTGTCCCATCCGAAGAACCCGTCATTGGTTCCGTCGTAGAGAGGAACCCTGGTTCCGACCATCGACGTGAGGGCGGCGGTGTTTCCTCCGGCCAGGGTTATGACATAATCGGCGACTGAGACGTTCGTCTTGTTGATGACGTTCGAGGATCCGCTGATGTTCAGGGATCCGGTGATCGTGAGATCTCCGTCATACACGTTGGTACCGGATGCCTTGAGATACCCGGTGGCGACGGCTGCCGTCCCGGCGTTGGCGGCGTAAGAAACGGATAGCTCGCTTTCGGATTTATTATTTAATTTCCCCGCGCTGGCGGCATACACGGCTGACACCGCCGTGCCATTCGATGCCAGGAAAGAGGCTGCCGAATATGACGCGGCCGTTCCCAAAGCGGACTTTAGGGCATATGACGAAGCGGCGACTCCGCCGAGCGACGCGGCCGTTCCGGCCGATGCCGAGTAGATGGCCGACAGAGCGGTTCCGTTAGAGGCCAATAGATTCATCGTCCTTCCGGCTGTAACGTTGTATATCGCCGTGGCCACTAGAGTGGTCGATGTGGCGGAGGTATACGAATACGTGTTGATCGTCATCGCCAGCAGCGACGCGATCTTGGCATAGCTGGCCGCAGCGATTCCTCCGAGGGAATCAGCATTGGCGGCAGCTCCGGCATTATCGGCGTATCTAACGGATATGTTTGCCTGAGTCGTGGATGAGCTTACCCCGGTTCCGCCATTAACTACCGACAGCTTTCCAGCAAGAGTGAGAGTGGAATCGGAAACTCCGATCCCCGTGCTTCCTGAGAATGCGAGATCCGCGGTGGTGACGACAAGGCTCTTGGCCGATGCCAAAGCGGTGGCTGTTCCGGCAGCGGTGGCGTATCTCACGGAGATATCCGCTTGGGTGGTTGACGAATTGACCCCGGTTCCGCCGCGATCGACTGAAAGAACCCCGGTTGCTGATCCAAGGGCATGGAGATTGGCCGTGCTCTCGCCGCCGACCGTTCCAGCGTTGCCGGCATAAGACACGCTGAGAAGGCTGGCGGACGTCACGCCATACGCATAACTAGATGATACTGCATATGGGACCGTGATATCGGTGACCGACGCCGAGTAGTTTGCGAAATGAAGCTGATTATTAGACGACGTTAGGGAAATATTTTTTAAATCCGTGAAAGCGTCGGAGATATTGCTGTTGGTGCCATCGAACCATCCATTCGTATCAGGGAACATCTCCTTAAGGAGAGCGTCCATGTACGCCTTGTCAGGCTCATTGCCCGCGCCGAAGGCGGCGGTTAAATCAACCCACACAACATCGGTTAAATAAATCGGAGTCCAGTCGGATGTACGAGGATCGTCGGAAAATACATAGTTAGTGGAGGGCCCAGCTGTCATGATTCCAGACAAGGTTTGCCACTCGCTGCTGCCATTACTATGTAGAACAAAATCGTAAGTAGTTCCATTATACCCCAAAAGCCTTAATGAAGTTGAATCCGACTTCAATCTCTGGCGAACATAAACCTTATGGCCTGAAATATTCTTCAACGAATCCATTGAACTAGAATGTGCTGTAGCATATTGTCTTTTAGCAGTATATGCAAGAATATTATTAGATACCGACATCGTAACACCGTTCTGCAATCCATCCCGTCGTCCCGTTAGCGAAATTACCGTTTGTGACAAGATTGGTAAGCTTGAATCTGTTGGCGTGGGGATCCACTTCCGTCCACTTCGCGACGTTGTTGATATGAACGGCGTCGATTAGCTTGTTCGTCGATGAATCGAACTTAGCGACGTATCCATCGCTCATGTCGGATCTGGTGGCGATCTTCTGAAGATTCGTCGATGCGGACGTAAGATCGATGCTTCCGTTGCTTAGAGCGACGTCTCCGACGTATGCGAAGCCATCTTTGTCGTATACCATGGCTCCATAGTTCGTCCCGTCGTATTTAGGGGTTACCAATCCTGCCGGGCTCGTGAGAGCCGCGGTGTTTCCGGACGCTACCTCGATGAGGTTGTCTTTGATTGCGAGGTTGTTTGAGCTGATCGTCGTGGTCCCGCCTTTGATGACGAGATTCCCTCCGACGGTGACGTCCCCAGAAGTAATGACCGATGCGGCGTTGACAGCCCCGGTAACCGTCAGGCTGCCGGTTAGGGTGTCCGTGGTGTTCTTTAGAGCGGTGTATCCGAGAGCGGATGACACGGCAGCCGCCGTGATGTCGGTCCATGGGACGTTGACATAAGCGTTTCCGCTAGAGTCAAGAGTTACTTTGTAGTTCCTAGACGCGGATGAAGACACGAATCCGGTTTTGATTCCGCCAAGCTCGGAATCCTGGGCCGATTTGATGCTGACGACTCCGAATGATGAGCTGATGCCAGATCCGTAGAGCTCAGGAGGGATGACGTAGAGAGCCGACGTGTTCCATGAGTATGAAACGCTGTTTTTTGTTATGGTGCCGTCTTTGGCGCCTTTGTCGTACAGAGTCTCGTAGTTTGCCCGAGATATGTAATAGATCTTCTTGTAATCAGACATTCACATGTTCCTCGGGATTTTATTTTTTTTCGATGCAACACGGATAATTGATTGTTGCCCACGAATTGCGCCCGAACTTAGCGTGAAGACTGAGTCTCTAACCGCTAATACATGCAGGATCAATAGATTATCGCGTCAAACGCCAGGAGTGTTAAAATGTTCCATCATAATCACGAAGACGACACCAAGCTTCCGAAGAAACCAAGATTCGAGCACGTCACGGCTGCCGAAGCCGAAGCCGATCTCCAGAAAGCATGCATCAGATACGCCAAAGACGGATCGTCCGTCTGGAGAGTCATCAGCGGAAAGATCGGGGATGAGCTCAACGCCATCGGAGACATGGAAAGCCAGCCGCTTCCTACCAGAGCCACCAAATCAAGCGCCGGATATGATTTCTACATGCCGTTCACCATCGATGTCGCCGCGGGGCAGACTCTCAGATTCCCGACTTTCGTCAAGTGCGTCAATATGCCTGACGACGATGTTCTCCTCATCAACAACAGATCAAGCCTTGCCTTGAACAAAGGGATCGCCCTTGACAATGGCATCGGAATCATCGACGCCGATTTCAACAGCGACATCTGGGTCCAAATCACCAATCACAGCCATCAGTCCGTCACCCTCAGCAAAGGCGATCGCATCTGCCAGGGCATCCTCGTCCATTACGACACCGTCGAGAACGACGTCGTCATCAGCCAAGACAGAGACGGCGGAATCGGCTCGACGGGAAAATAAAAATAATTTCCATTTGAAAGGGTTCGAGATCCGAACCCTTTTGAGCGCTTAAAGCAAAGTCTTGTAGCTGTTTGCTATCCTGGTCCTGATCTTCTCGCGTATCTCGACGCGTTTGGCTCTGTTCTTCGTATGCAGAGCGAATAGCTTAGGCAGACATTCGGGATCCCTTCTCAGAATCCTGACAAGGCACCAATCATAGATTATAGGCATAAATATGAAGTCGGCTATCGATGGGAACAGAACGTTGTTTCCGAACAGCAGAACGTAGCAATATGGCTGCGCCTGAGCTGGCGTGAACAGCTGATTGAACATCCTGGAATATATCTCAGACCATCTCTGAACGTCGTTGGCGTAAGCCCCCACTCCGATGTCTCCCCAGGCCATGAACAAGCCATATCCGTACGACGCCATCCTGATACCTCCGAAGAGAAGTATCATCAGGACTGACGCCATAAGGAATCTTCCTCTCCTGGACATGACTGAGAATATGCTTCCCACGAACGGGGCGGCCATGGTGAATGGAACCCACATACCGTCTCTTATCCCCCAAACCGCAAGAGATAGCATGGTAGTGCATACGGAATACAGGAATCCGCATTCGGCTCCGACCACTCTGGTCGCCATTGCTCCGAACATAGCTAGAAGAAGCATGTTGTACGAAGCATCTATTCCAAACGGGCGCAATATGAGCAATATGGCTGTCTGAACAGCCAATATCAGAGACATCTTGCAGATTTTTCTGGTATCGTTCATACCGTGCCTCCAGGATCAATCAGGTCAGATCGACTATCATATTGTCAATATCGGATTTCAGAGGTATCTCGGTGTAGGAAGCCTGGCTTCCGTTAGCCGAGTAATAAGGATGATCAAGAGCTCCTCTGAACACAAGAGGATACCCCCAATCATTGACCGTGAGAGACTTATATGACGAGCTGACCGTTGCGTTGCTGACGAATCCGAAGATAGTCTGGCTTCCGATGTTGATGTCAGAGGTCGTGTCTTTGAACACTATTCCTTTGCCGTCTCCGGCCGCGATCGTGATCGCTCCGGTCATCTCTCCTCCGACTTTGGCCAAGAACTTGCTATCGGACAAAGCCTTCGTATAAGCGTCGGAGATATGATAGCCTGACAGCGTCGTAGGAGCGGCGGCGCTCGATGCGGTATAGACATCGGAGAACGTGACTTTATGCGGGTTTCCGGAAGTGGTCTGGCTATGATCATAGGCGATCTTTCCTTTATCTCCGTAATAAGCGTTGGTGCTTAATTCCCCAAGCTCAGGAGCGAGCGGGACATAAGACGTTCCAGTATATCTGTACAAGCCTTTTCCTGCGATGTAAAGCCTGTCTGTTCCGCTTCCTCCGGCAGGGAGATCGGCGTAGGCATCGACCCAATAAGTCTTGCTGAAATCAGTGGGGACTTCTTCGTCCACAAGCTTTCCGGATGAGCTGAGCTGAGCGATTCCTTTGATGACGTTGCTGTTGGCATCGGTATGAGTGGTCGATCCGATCTGCCCTTGGATCGCCGTGTTGATGTTGTCGGCGTATGCTTTTGCCACCTTGTTCTGAACGGGATTGGTGGAAGTCGTGCTCATGACGGCGTCGACGTAGACGACGCCAAGAGACGAAGCCGTCGCCTGAGACAAACTGAGAGTGGCGCTGCTCAGATTGGCATTGGCGGTATTGACGAGATTGATCGGCCAAGAAACTGTGCTTGATCCGTATGACGCGGATCCAAGTGTGATCTTTACGCCTACGAGATTGTATAACGTGTCGCTTGAGACAACATGATCGGCGTTTCCGCTGATGAATGACGTATCGAAGACAAGGGTCTTCTGCTTTCCGGAGACAGCGGTCTGAAGATTGGCGATCGCCGTTGCGTTGGCAGCGCCTTTGTCTCCGGCGTATGCGGTTGAGCTTGTTTCGCCGAGAGCGAGAGTCTCGCTGATGACGGCAAAGGTTGACCCGGACCAACGATATGTCTTCGATGTATTGAGATCGACGTAGATCTTTCCGGTCTCTCCGGATACCTCAGCCGTGTGAGAGCTGTCGGAATAAAATTTATTTTCCGACAGATATCCTTCGATGACATCGTCGACGTATGAAGGAAGATACGCCTGAGGAACCTTGGCGTCGGTGCCAAGAGGAGCGATGCCCCAGCTTCCTGACGAATTGGCGGTCGCGGCTGATCCGACCAGATTCTTGATATCTGTCTCGGCTCCGCTCTTGGCGGCATTCGCTTTGCTGGTTGCGTCTGACGCCGCCGTTGATATGGCTGACGCTTTGGCAGTTGCGACATTGCTGTCGGTCTCGGTCTTCGTGTATGCGTCGGTGATTCCGAATCCGGCCACGGTGGTCGGCTTGCTTGCGATATTGGCGAACGTTGTCTTATGCGGATTGGTTCCGTCGGTGATCTGGCTGTGGTCATACGCGGTCTTTCCGATGATCTTAAACGTCGAATCGGTCGTGTAGTATCTGTAGGCGTTCCAGGTATCTTTTGTGATATAGACTGCGTTTGAGTCAGGCGATGACATCGACGCCAATTCCGAATAAGACGAAACGAGAACCACTCGGGCGTTCGCATACGCCTCGTAATTGGTCTTGGTGGTTGCCGATGCCGTGTCCGTATAGGAATTGGCTGAGCTGATAGCCTCTGACTTCTTAGTGTCGGCATACGTTTCATAAGCGGTTGTGAGGGAAGCTGCTTTGCTATCGGCGTATCCTTTAGCCGAATCGATTGCCGAGTTCATGCTCGTCGTGATGCTGCCTTCAAGGGTCTTGGCTTCCGTATCCAAGGACTTGATGGCATTCTCGACATTGAACGGAGCCGCTATGTAATTGAGGCTGAGAGTGGAAGGAATGGCAATCTCATTCGCATTGAGATCAAGGGTTGTGAGAACTCTGCTGCTCTTCCAATAGAGTCCTCCATCCGACATGAATGCCAATCCTTTGGCATGATCGGTGTCCCCGTTGATGGAAATGACGAATGCGGTTCCTCCGGCAAGGAGGGTGTCATATCCGATCTCCGGGGCGAAGTTATTCATCTCGGACCATTTGACGAAAACGCTGGCGTCGTAATCATAACCATGTGAAGCAGTCATCGTGATGCTGCCCTTCATGGTTCCGCCATTGATAGGAAGCTTAGTGGCTTCGGCATCAGTGGCTCTGGTTATCTCATTGGCTATCTTAGCCGAGTTAGTAGAAGCGACATTCTCGACATCGCCAAGCCTTGAGACCATCTTCTTGGTCATCAATCCATCTTGGGTGGTGCTGGCTAATCCGACGGTGCTTCCTAAGCTATCCCAGGCAGTTCCGTTCCAAACGTAGTCGACGTTTGATTCTACAGGATTGCCGGATTCGTCTTTGTCGGATAGATATTTGACGTTATAGACGTCTCCGAGAGTAGCTCCGGTAGGAAGACCTGATGCGTAATCCACGCTTCCTTTATAATTGAATATCTTGCTGGCTGACTGGCTTAGGGCATACACATCCGAATCAAGCTGAGTCAATGACGACTGCACGTTGGTATCGGAAGCGATGTAATGGCTTCCGGTATTCGAAGCGGCTACATTAACAGCCGACAGATTATCTATTCTTGAACTGATCGATGACTCGACCCCTTTGGCTCTGGTCGTTTCATCGGAGATGGCCGACACGTTAGTAGCTATCTCGCTGGCGAATGTGTTGTTTGTTGTATTCTGATCCGAGATATGATTGGCTAAATTAGTCTGGATGCTCGATATCTGAGTCGCGTTGGACGAAACGTTGGAATTAGTTTGCTTCTCAGCTGCCAAAGCCCTTGCCGATTCCGTTGATATGGCGGAAGCATTGGCGTCGATAGACGACTGAAGCGCATTGTCTCTTGACAGTCTGGCGGCTGACTCATCGGAGTCGGCTTTGTTAAGCGCAGTTACTTTGGTGTCGATCTCGGTTTTGGTGTAGGCGTCGGTGATTCCGAATCCGGAAACGGTGGTCGGTTTCGATGCCAAGTTGGCGAACGTCGTGTTATGAGGGTTGGTTCCGTCGGTGATCTGGCTGTGGGCGAACGCCGTTAGATCAAGATGCTTGTACGTCGAGTCTGTGTGAGACCAGTAGTATGCGTCTGATTTGCTAAGATCAACGTAGATGTAGTGGATGTCTCCGGCATCGACGCCCTGATCGTTCTTTGGGAAATCCGATCTTGTGGCATATTGGAATAATCCGCTCCAAGCGTGAGTAGTCGTGAGAGCAGAGCTTATCGCTGCGGCCTTGGCTGCGTCGACGTATGCTTTTACGACGCTGTTTTGAACAGGATTATACGAGGCATCGGACATGGCCTTATCGACAGCCACGATTCCGACTGACGTGTCGGTGGCGCGATTGAAGGTGAATGTCAGATCGTTTCCTATCTTAGCGTTTTCGGCATTGACTAGATGGAGCCCTATCTTGTAATAATAGTTATAGATAGTCCCATCGGATCTTGTGTCATATCCCGTCTGAGTTCCGCCGAAATCGGCTAAGTCGATCGGAACGTACTTCTCCAATCCGCCGCTGGTTACTGGATTGGCCGAGTCCTTTGTAGGAGTCGCATCGAAAGTAAGATTATTCTGTTTGCTGCTCTGAAGATTCGCTATGTCTGAGTCATTTGAAGCGATGTTGTCTGCATTTACTTTCTCGGCGGCTTTGGCTCTGGATATCTCGTTGGCGATATCGGTTCTATTGGTGGAGATATCGGATTCGTTCTTGGTGACTCTGGTCTCAAGGGAGGTGGCTCTGCTGGCATTGCTTTGCGATCTTGAATCGGTCGTGATTAGCTCATTGACGAAGTCTTTGCTCATCAAGCCATCGTTGGTTGTCGTCGCCAGCTGCACATCGTGGCCAAGATCATCCCACGACGATCCGTTCCAGACGTAATCGACGTTTGTGGCTGTGGTTCCGGAAACGCCGTCTGAAGAGCTTCCGTCATTCTCGACGGTTTCTACGACATAGACGTCTCCTACAGACATCCCGGTCAAGGCAAGCAAAGCTGCGTATGTGCTTACTTTTCCTCTGTATGTATAGGCGATGGCGGCTTTGTCGGCCACCGCTTTGAGCTGGGTATCAAGCGCCAGTATCGAAGTCTGAACGTTCGATTTTGATTTGTCTGAATCTGTAGGAAGATAGTTGCTTCCTGAATTGCTGACAGCGATATCCGCGGCAGTCAGGGAATTTATTTTATTTTCCAGATCGGTGTCTTTATTTGCTCTCGCGGTCTGCTCGTTGTCTATCCTGACGCCTAGCGCATTGTCCGCCGAGACTCTGCTATTCGTCTCCGTGGCGATATTCGAGGCGTTCTTTGAGATATTGGAAGCATTGGCTGAGATATTTGCGGCGTTGGTTTGCTCAGCGGCTCTGGCTGTCGACGCCTCGCTCTCAAGCGACGACTGCAAAGAGTCATCCTTGGCTTTGCGTGCGGCAGCTTCCGTTTTATCGGCGGAGTCTCTGGCTGTGGTCTCAGCCGTTAGGGCGCTGATGGTGTCGGCTGCGGTAGTGTCTATTCTCTCCAGAATAGAGGATATCTTATTGATGGTCTGCTGAACATTCTCTGAACTGTAGAGAAGGTAATCCTCAACGACATTTCCAGACTCATCGGTCGTGTAGTTATTGGCATAGATCTGAGAAGCGCTGAGCGCATTCATATGCGTCCAGATGGCATTGTCATTCGTCTCTCGAGTCTTGGCTTCGGTGCTGATATCGGTGAGAAGCTCTTGTCTCTTGATTGAGATATCGTCGCTAAGATCCTTCTTTAGGATCGTGTCTTGGCTGTCGGCATATGCTCTTGAGTTTGTTTCAGACGTATCGGTGTACGCCTTAAGCTCGGTTCTCAATGAATTATCGGCATTGGCTCTGTTGGTCGCCTCTGACGTGATGTCAGAAGATATTGATTTAATGGCTGCCGCGTTTACCAAGACATCGACTTTTATGTCATTTTCATTGGCTCTGGCCAGACTGGCTTCGGCATCGAGATTCGATTTAGCGGTGGTCGCATAAGACTCATCTTGCTGATCAACGTATTTCTTGGCAGTAACAAGAGAAGCGCTAGCCGATGCGTCGGTATATGACTTCGATGACGCCAGGTTGGCATCGCTGTAAGCTTCGGCGGTTATGATGGTTTCGGCATCGGCTTGAATGCGGGCGGTCTTTTCTGAAGATACCGCAGCCGCGGCAGCCGATTCAACGCTGGCTATCGAAGAGTTTATAGTATCGAGAGCCGCGGTAAGCTTGGCAATCGTCGATTCCTCGAGAGTGCTTATGCTTCCGGTTCCTTCGCTCCAGATAGCTGCGACCTTGGCTATGGTCTCGGCTTGGGTTGCTGATAGAAGGCTTGAATTGGTAAGGTATTTCTTGACATCAGATCTCGTCGCTTCGATGGTCTCGGCAATGCTGTCAGCGGAGATCGATCCGTTGGTCTTATTGGCGGCAAGCTCGGCTTTGTAGATGGCGTAATACTGCTTGAAGTACTGCTCGTATATGCGCTTGAAGTTAAGTACTTTCGATACCTGGGTCTTATAGTCGTCGTTAGTGAAGGCGATGTTATAGTCGGTAAGGATGTCCTTGGCGGCGAGTTCCTCTATCTTGGCGTTGATCTCAGTCTCAGACGTCACCTCAGCCGAAAGAGGCGAGTCGGCGTTTGATCGCAGTTCAGCGACCATCGCATCGAAATCATAGACGTATTTGTCAGTGAACGTTAAAGACACGGACGAAGTAGCGGCCGTCGTTTCAGTGGTTGTCGTAGTAGCGGAAGACTTCAATCCGGTGGTGCCTAACTTCAATGACATGTATGAATCCTCTTAACGAAATACGCGTTGATAATCAATTGTTCAAGACGACCAGATTCCAACGAGCCAAATCAAGAATTTGATATTTGGGCGAGAATAAGAATATATGATTTATCAAATAACAAGGAGGCATACAAGGTATGCTAAAGAAAGATTCTAGCAGATACGACTGGTTAGACAATACGTCTAATCCAAAGTTGGCGGAGGCTTATTGCCGTCGTCAGCAGAATCAGAATACTAAAATCAACGAGGCCGTGAAGGCCAAGTAAAAAGAAAGGTCCTGACGCAAGCCAGGATCTTTTTTTTATTTTCCGGACTGACGGATCAAATCTTCTTAGACAGCCAGATTTGACCGATGGCCGGATTGTCTGGATTGGGGTTCTCCCCATCGGAGTACTCATGAACCTGAGCCACGAGAGGAGCCGTCGAATTGAGACGAGATCCCGCCTTGATCTGATCGAGATTGTAAGTAGTCCCTGGGGTTCCTTTGATTCCGATAGTTCTTTTTGCCATTTTACATGACCTTCCTGATAATGATCATTAATCTTCCGTCTATGTTCGACGGATCTACTTTCTTGCCCGTCCAGTCGACGAGAGAGAACTTGACGTATCCTGCTTTCATCGTATTATCCGAGACGTCAGACGAAACCGATGTTATCGAATATCCTGAGAATCTGTTGTATCCCACGATCTTATTCGTGTTGATCTGAACCTCAAACTTGGGCTCAGCCATCGAATCCCCTAGAACGTCATTCTGAGCATCCCTCTCAATGGAGAATTCCATGAGCTTGGTGTCATAGAAGCACTGGATTCCCGCTCCGCTTATCTTTGGGAGCTCGACCCATCTTAGCTTAGTCCCGGTATTCTTGCAAACAGGCTTTGCCTCATATATCCCATACGCGGCTACCTTGAGAGTGGCTATTCCGATCATCTCAGACGGATCTTCTTCTTCGGATTCGCTCGGACCGACCTCTACCTCTATTTCCTCTATGACTATGCTTGATATGGCGATCTTTCCGCAAGTGAAATAGAGCATTGCCTCAGTTCCATAAGATCTGAACACTCCATGGCATGCGACGGTCTCATAAGTCCCGGACAGGTCCCTCTTAAGGACAAGATCGTTGACGTCATTTGAAACAGTGATGCTGCGATCATTGGTTATCTCGATGGGAAGATTGGTCTTGCCGGCGTCCTTAGCTTTGACCGTCAGCTGGTAGAACGTTCCTTTCTTTAGACCAAGGATATCGAAATTGAAGGTAAGCATGTCAGGCTCGAAATTAGGAGAGTTGTAAATGCTTCCGCCATCCTCGACTGAATAGAACATTCCCTTTCCCATGTATCCGCCAGGGGTGACGATGGCTTTGGTGGTGTCGGTCGTCTTGAAAGAGGTCGTGAATTCGCTGATTCCGTTTCTGATTGAGAACTCGTCCTTGTCTTCAAGGACGCAGTTCGAGAAATTCATATTATAGATAGTCTGCGTGATCTTCTTGACTTGTGAGGCCGTTTCTTTATCGTTCATGTTTATCACCTCACTTCATATACAGCTGATTCTTATGCACGACCACGCCTCGGATGACGTTTCCTTCCGGAACGGTCAAGCGAAGGGTTATCTGCGATGAAGGAGATTGCTGCAGCATTTTGATGACGTGCCTGGTCTCTTTTTTGTCGGATGATTGAAGGACTAGATGGAGAGTAGGCTCGATGATGACATCGTTTTCGTCGTAGAACTCAAGCCCTTCTCCTCCCTCTCCGTCAACCATGACGTCGATGTTGTTGCATGGAGTCTCGCTTATTAGCATCGTCACGTCGTGGCTAGACGAAAGCTTTGGGATCGAATACTTGACGACGGTTCCTTCGGATATCGCATAGAACGAATCCTTTATCATAAGCATTCCGCTTAGATCATATTCTTTGGCTATGATGCTGGCCCCGATCGTTCCGTCAGGGTTTCCGGCGAGTATGCGATCTTTGATGCTAAACCAGAATTTATTGTCGTATACGCTGAAGAACCCGAGGTCATCATACTCAGCGGATATTCCATACTGGTCGTATATGACCTCTGATGGGGCTTGGCCAGGAAGGTCGAGATTGTATTCCCATACGAACGGAGATCCGTTCTTTACTCCCAATATCCAGGCATATCTGCCATTATTGCAGAGATATTTAGCCTGATACGCGAAGTCTTCCTTGGCAGGATGCGTAATCGGATCAAGCAATTCTAGCCCAGCTCCGGCGGCGTCCTTTTTCCACACGTGAAGAATGCGACCATTCTGGCAAGGGCTGTATGATCTTCCAAGAACCGCGAATCCGACGTATCCTATCTTCTGCATGGCGATAGGAAGCTGATATCCGGATCTTCTAAGGCAATCGTATGACGCGTACTTGCATCCGGTCTCGAAGTCACCGATGATGACCCCGTCTCTGTTGTCAGAAACCGTTATGGCGACTTTTCCGTCTCCGAGATCCTTGATTCCGATGACGTTCGGGATCTGGAACTTAAGCTCGTATAAGTCTATCGTAGGATCGAAATAGAACACTCCGTCAGATTCGGTTGCGATAAGGAACCCGCTTCCATGGGAATCGAAGTCTGATATCGAATTAGAATCCGACACCGCTCTTTGGAACTTGTCTTTGATGGCGGTAACCGCCTGAACCGTAGAGACAAGCTTTCCGGTGGATACCTCGATCTTAGAGACGCTTCCGTCCTCGCTGAGAGCGAGAATGAATCCATCGTCCGACAATTTGATCTTGGTTATCTTCGAATCAGGGACGAACACGATGTCGGCATTCGATTCCATAGCCGCCGATGGGAAGAAGCTTGGCTTCGATTCCCCGACGATCATCTGGCGGTCAAACGCGGACATGTAATCTATATCCGATCTCAAAAGATGCTTCAGCATTCCGGCAATCTCGTCGGCTTTGTACACCGTGCGCATGAAGGACTCGTTTACGTATCTAGTCGAGAAAGCGGTGCCGTTGTAGCAGACTATGCCGCCAAGATCAGGGCTGTACCCAGCCTTGAGATTCTCGAACTGATTGAGCTTGTCGATGACTTTCTGGTCAAGCTCTTTTTCCTGAACCTTCATTTATAGCGCCTCGATGAATGCATAATCAATTGTTCGAGAGGCTATATCAGGCCAAATCTGGGATTTATTTATTTTTTTCCGCGATGGCGGCTCAAACAACCGATTATGGCAACAAAAACACACAATCCATCAGTTACTAAGACAATTACTATACAGTTCGACACCGAGCCAATAGCTTATGCCCGTGAGAGATTCACCAAGTTCGGAGGAGCCGGGCATGGCAGATTCTACAATCCAAGGGCATCCGTCATCGACGCTTACAACAAAGCTGCCAAAGCGATGCTAAGCGACGAAGACCGATCGTTTCTCGATGCGCTGATCAACGACAAAGCCGCTGACTATCAGCTAGAGATCAGCGGAAAGTTTTACGTTGCCATCCCTAAATCAGCTCCTGAGTGGAAGAAGAAGCTTATGGAGGATGGCAGCATCCGCCCTTGCATCAGGCCAGACGTCGATAACTTCATAAAGCTCATATTAGACGCCATGCACGGAGTCCTATACGAAGACGATAAGAGAGTCGTGTCTATCTCATCTAATAAATTCTATTCCGAAAGCCCACGAACCGAGCTGACTGTAAAAGTATCGGTGTTTAAGAACTAGCCCGCCGATGTTATAATATCCGTACGAAAGGACTAAAAATTATGAAAAAGTATTTCTTAATCAGCGATATCCATGGCTTCTATGACGCGATGACCGAGTCATTGACCGAAGCCGGATATGACCCAAAAAAACAAAGATCACGTCCTTGTAGTCCTTGGCGATCTCTTCGACAGAGGAGACAACCCCAAGGAGATCAAGGCATACCTTGATGAGATCCCTGATGAGCGCAAGATCCTCATTCGCGGAAACCACGAGGCTCTTTTCCGTGATCTCATCAGAAGAAAAGCCGTTTATAACATCGATATCTCAAACGGAACGTTCAGCACTCTCTGCGATTTCTGCGGATATCATGGATGCTATGACTATTTCGACAAAGACCCCAGCATGGGAAAGTTCGCATCGATGTGCGACCAATGCAAGTGGTATATCGACTGGGTATTCGGAAAAGACTCGAAGTGGGTAAATTATTTCGAGCTTGGTAACTACATCATGGTTCATAGCTGGGTTCCTATCTTAATCCCTAACGACGACATGATCTACGACGGAGATCTCATTCTGGCAAGCTACAACCCAGATTGGCGCAAAGCAAGCCAGCATGACTGGGAGATGGCGGCTTGGGTATGGCCAATCAGAGCCATCTATAAGAAGCTTCTTCCTCCAAAGAAGACCATGATCTTCGGCCACTGGTGCACAAGCGATCTCCATAGCGAGTTCGATGAGCCTAAGCCGTGCTTTGAAGACAATACCACGTTCGTTGGAAAGAGATGCATCGGACTCGATGCGACAACGGTGGTTAGCGGATATTGCAACGTCGTCGTATTAGAGCAGTCCGATGATGGAAAAGTTCGTCGTCTTCCTATCAAAGACTAAAAAAGACCTGGCATCGAGCCAGGCCTTTTCTTTTTGATCACATGCTCGACTTGATCTGCAGAAGCATTGAATCTAGCTCCGTCTTGCCTATAAGGCTTCGGCTGGCAAGCGTCTCAGACGCCATCCTTAGCTTGGTCTCGAACAAAGCGTCATCCATAGACATCGTGGAAAGAACGGTGCAGTCGCTGGTATTGGAGGCGTCATCCCCATTATTGAGGCGTTTAAGATCCGAATCGGATATCCCGATTATCCCGAAAGCGCCTGACTTGGTTGATATATGCCTGAAGTTGCCATACTTCTTCTTGTTTCCGATGCATAGCGCAAGATAAGAGAACACATCAGGGCTCTCTGGCTTTTTATTTCCGTGGAGGCCATTGATCGAATTATTCTCTTTTTCGTCTATGACGTCTATCCGGCACAGCATTAGGCTGCGCCTTACTCTCGAAGAAACGTACACCGAGAATCCTTCGACGAACTTGAATCTTGAGTCTTTCTTGTTCATCAGGGAAACGATCTTATCAACGGTGTCTCTGTTAAAGTAGTAGTTTGAGTTATCGGACATGGCGTACTTATCGGCGGTGCTAGTGTCAGTATCTACCCTGAACTGAGTGCATATCGATCCTTTGTGCTGATAGAATACCCTGACGAATCTGTTCGATCCGCTGAACTCAGTTCCGACTTTGATGGCTACGCATTTATCGACTCCGTTGAGCTTCTTGTAGTATTTGATCTTCTCATTTTTGACTATGGCGCGCATGCTTTTAATGACATCGGGAGGGATCAGATCGTATGATCTGTCGTCTATGAGTTTGATCTCATGGAAGTCATCGTCATCCAAGGTTCTAGGGAACTTCAGCTTGTATATCTCGCAGCTCATCTCAGCCATCGTGCTATACGACCCATGCTGACTGGTGGCGTCTATGGCATAGTCAAAGACAAAAGTGCCTAATTCCTTTTTTCTGATGCTGACGTCCTGCCCGACTGAATCTGGTGTTCCGTAGCACATACGACCTTTTGAGAATTCAAGATTGACATATGTTCCGACTACGTCATAAAGGCCGGTCGAGAAAATGCTTATGGATGAGGATGAGTTTTCGATATTGAACTTGGCGAATCGGAAATTATTTTTTATTTCATCGAAAAGATGCTCATCGTTCTTGTGGCATGAGCCGAATGTTATGAGAGAGATGCTGTCCATCCAGCTGATGATTCTGCTCTCAATGAGATCTTCTGACGAGTTGGGATCCTCGTTGCTTCTTCGATAAAGCATTATCTCAGTCTCTATGACGATCTGACGCATCTGCGATCCTCTGTCAAGATTGGATCTTTCATCCGTGAAGATATTGACGATGTTGGTTGGGCATACGATTATGAACGGGTATCTGTCAGCTGATCTGCTGCGGCATGGCATCTCGATCTGATCCGTAAGAAGAAGCGATGCCGGCGTGGCCGATCCATTGGAAGAGCTGGAGATCATGGACTCGTCATTTTTCTTAGCATCCGACGCGGTATCCTTCAAAGGCGGATACCCATAGCAAAGTATCGCCGAGTAACTGTATCTGTTGCTCGTCTTGTTGTAGATATATTCCATCAGCTCTGAAGAAGTTATCATATCATCCGTCCTTAGCAACACAAGCATAACATCTTGAATCGGCATTTGCAACAATACGCAGATACCTTCTGGGGAACTTTCTCACGTCAACAATGAATTATGCCAGATATAAGGCTTCATGACATTCCTCTGGGTACTTTCCTGAAGTATTTCACCAGCGACGATTACAGCAAAGAATCAAGCACGGCGTATTATGACAACGCCTGCGTTTTCTATAAGAAGAAGGCCGATTATACCGTCAATTCCAAGACCGTTTCATATTACAAATACTCGATAATCTACATGCTCAGCAATAACAGCCCGTCGACGTGGATTGCACTTCCATCGAAGACAAAGGCTTATTTCAATCCTATGGTTATTGAGACGATGAGCAACTATGACTCGGTCATCGACAACGACGCCGCCCAATACAGAACCGGATCGAATGATTCCGTATCAGTGACGACTAATCCGGATCAGGTTGACGATTCATATGCTATAGCCGTGAGCAGCAAAGCAGTCTCCGATGTCGGGAACATCTTCATGGAGTCATCTTCCATAACGCCTTTTCAGTACGAATACCTAAATCTGGACAGCGGACATTGCTATTCGCAAGTTGTTTACGACAGCTCGTCGGCTACGATATATGACGCATCCATGCATGACTATTTCACTGACAAATCATTAGATATCATAAAGTCTGGAGTGACGATCTCCGAAATAGCCAACGGCAGCGATTACATGCCTTATAAGATCAATGACGCCACATCATACGCTGTGTATCTGAAAGGATCCGTCATAGGAATCCTTTATAAAAACAAAGAGATCGTCATAGCGAAGCGAGATCAACTGACCGACGCCATAAGCGTCGTCGGATCCGATGGGGTCAGCACGCTTGAGAGATATGCGGACTCTCTAAGAAAATACTCCGGAATCGGATCTGAGGAAGCCCTCTTGGCGTCAAAGCTCCTGGACGGGACGTTCGGAATGGTATATGACTATAAGTCAATGTCATTCTGCATAGGATTCGCCGAAACGGCGTCATGCCAGACGCTGTACACGAGAAAGCCATATACCGACGATCTTGAGAAATCGGCATATCTCGGGTATCTTCCCGATGACATCGTATCAGGAGAATCAACGAACAAGTCGTACACCAGCTACGTCAGAAACGGAATAATAGCCGTTGACTCCAGCTATGGATTCAGAGATCTTGGGTATTGCTCGTCTTATGCCTATTCAGGGGACGATATGACTTGCGTCATACCTTCGACGATCTATGTGAATTCCGGAGAGATAATCCGGATAAAAAATAAAAAATCCGGATCTGGCGTAGTCAAGGAATTCTACGGAAAGGTATCATCGATTTCGGCATCGTCGAGCAGCCAGACGATCACGCTAAGCAAAATCACCGTTGGAACCAAAGACACCTGCGACTTCGTCACGGCTAACCTTCCGCTGTCAGACATGCTTGACGTGTCCAATGAGGTAAGCAACGTAACCGTAACGACGGCTTATCAGTATGACACATCAAAGATAGCATCAGTCATGAATTACTTCAATATATCCGGAATGGCGGCGTCATATTCAATATCGATTCCTTTTGAGTTCTCGGATATCGTGGCTTACTTCGGAACGAATGCGATACCGTCTCTTGAATCTGGATCCAGAGGCTCGCTTCTAAGCGAATACGACGTCTATCAAAGACGCGGAAACGCCATAAATGGCATCATCGATGGAAAGCTTCTCCCAGGATCCAATGGGTCATTCGCAGGAGATATTTCCTACGGCATGTCAGACAGCCTTCTAAAAATGGATATCATATGCAATGGCATAACGTCATTGCTCGAGAATGACCAAGTCAAAACCGATTATGCGTATCCTGCGATTTTCAATAAGCTATCGACGAAATCAAATGCCGTCAAGCTTATCAAGAAAGACAGCTCTTCTTATTCGGACTACTCCATCAAAGGTCTCAGCGATTTCGTTGCTGAGGCCAGATCGACTCCGTCTGACATGGCCGAAGCCGATCTAAAGATGCAGAAGATGAACGCCTATGCCAGACTGTTCGATTACTACAAAGACCAAACCGATGAGGATATCAAAGGCCGCTATATTGACAGCATCGCCATGAAGAACCACTCTGAGTCAGCTAATTCGTCAAGCATAAGCTACTCGCAGTCGGATTCCGCCGATATCAAAAAGAATTATAAGTACCAGACCAAAGACATCGCCGACATGTATGACTCGATTTCGTCGATGATAAAGTCCGCTTATTCAGAATCATACTCAGACGCTGCCACATACATGGAGTCGGATGACGGATCCGGAAAAGACGTCTCGATCAGGAAATCCTATGAGAGATTCATCAAGTCTAAGATAACCGAGGCCATGAAGTTCAACGAGCAGTCTATAGACGAAATGTACGGAAACACGGTTCCTTACGTGTCTCTGTCCAAGATATCCGCCGATAATTTCGAATCGATCGAGAAGAAGATATTGTCAGGCGATTACAGCATCGCCATAAGAAGGGAATGACATGGCAAGCACCGTAAGCACAACCGCGACTTCAACAACAGGATCATCTTCCACCAAAACGACCGCCGATTACATCGCGGACTATAAAACGGCTTGCAGCGACATGATAGACTCAGCCAGGGATTATATGTCCGAATATTCGTCCTATTGCACGAAGTCAGGAAAAGACGTCAAGTCGCTTAAGACGAAGATGAAAGAGAAGATAGCCAGAGGAATCTCGCAATGAATATAAACACCCTTAAGCAATCTATCGTTTCTTATTACGCGGCATCAAATGCCTTCGCCGATGACGAATATTCCGATCAAGACAGAATATTGTCTTCGTGCATGATGTTCGAATATGCCATGCGGGTGTCGGAATCAGGAAAGTCAGCCACCGCAAGCGATGTCGTTTCGTCATATGCCGACACCTTCTCTGGAAAGATAATCGATATGCGAGACAGCAGCACCGGATACTGGGAAGCCGCCGACTCATTGAAATCAACTGGGAAAGATGACTTCCTTCAGCTAAACAGCGCCGAGATATCCAACATATGCGCCATTCTGTCAAACAGCGTGGCAAAAGCTCCGTTCTCCATAAGCAAGTTCGACGAGACCACATACGGATTCTCCGATCTTCCGATCGACAAGATCTCTTATCTGAATTCGATGCACAACTCGGTAATGGCCACGATAGCGAAGTACTTCGTGTTTTACTTCGGAATAAAAGAATCGGATGTCCATATCGACTATGCCAGCGATGGGATGTACCCTGGAAGGGAGATCTGGTTCCATATCGATGGGATAAGCCTTCCTAAGATCATCAGATCGATACGGAATGACATCGGAATAAGCTTATTCTCATATGAGATAAGATCTGGGTCGATACGGGTGATCGCAGCATAGAAAAAGCGGAATGCCGAAGCACTCCGCTTTATTTTATTTTTTCGGAGACGCCGATATCGACGGAGGCATAAGCTCTGTTATGTCCGTTGGGGCTGAGCTGATCTGAGACAGCTTCTTCGCCTTACCGCTTTCGACGTCTTTGATGGCCTGCTCAGGAACGGCATCTTGCTGAGCCTGAGCCGGAACGGCGTATTTCGCATTAAGACGGCGCAGGATCTGATCCCAGGTTTCGATCTCCGATTCGAATCCGCAGGACGATCTTGCGATCTGTCTCTCGGTGTCTTTGAGATCAAGCACCTCGTTATGGGCGCATCTTTCGAACGCATCCTGATACTTCAGGACGAAGTCATAGAAGATCTTCTCGTCTTCCTCGCGAAGCTTGGCGGCTTCCGGATCTGGGTTGTTCCAGAATGGGCATTGCAGCAAGTAATAGACGTAGAACATCGCCCCGATGACGTGAAGATCGCGTCCAGGGGTATGGCGTCTGTCGTATTCGGCGACGAGAAGCTCGGTCGATTTGATGAGCTCCGGGATCGCTTCCATGAGGAATCCGAACTTCGATTTGCGCTTGGTTGTGCTGTTCGGGTTATAGACCCAGACATACGTCGCGCATTCGAACATGATCTGATCCTTGGTGCATGCCAAGACGAGGGAATTGTAATAGGAGTCCTCATGATGGCGAAGCTCTTTCGGGAATCTGAAGTTGCCTTCGACGAGGAATTGACGCCTCCAGAATCTGCCATGGAGGAACGTGTTGTCGGGATTGTGCCGATAGAAAACGGTGTCTCCGGTTTTGGGATCGATGATCTGCTCGATGAAATACGAGTTGACGATGTCGTGGAAGCTGTCTTGATTCTTGACGAACTGCTGGAATTCGCGCATCTCGGTGATCGTGCAAAGGCAGTCGTCCGCATCGACGAAGAACACATAATCTGCATGCGATGCGTCGATTCCGTCTTGCCGCATGGTTCCAGGACCGCAGTCTTCAGTGCGGATGATCTGGGTGAAAGTCGTTCCTGAAATGTTGTTGCGGAACTGATCAAGATACTTCTCGCTGACGGGATCGCCTCCGCCGTCGGTAACGAGGATGACCCCAAGGGTCTTGTATTTGATTCCGATCTGAGACGCAAGCATGGAGAAGAGGCCGAACATCTGAGCCTCGGTCTCTTTGTAATGCGGGATGATGACGTCAATCGTAGGTGTGTCTGCCATTAAATTAGTCCTTCTTCAAAGATATTCTAATCTTCGCCTATTTCGTTTGCAACGGGAAGATTTTATTTATTTTTTCCGCATATAGGCGATTCTGCTCGTCGGTGAGCTTCGGATCCTGCATGAGGATCTCAAGGCGGGAGACCACGTTGTCGGCGAACAGCTCGCAGTTCTCTTTGCGTTTGCGGCGAAGGCAGCATTCCTCAAACGAATGGAAGAAATCATGGATTCTCGGGATGATCGTGACGAGGGCGTCCTCATGCGATTTGATCGCCGAATAATCAAGCCCTTTGACGATTCCGGATTCGACGAACTTCTTGGTGTCGTAGAAATCTGGCTTTGAGAAAGGGGAAGCCGCCATCTTGGCGATGACGTTCAATTCCTTGGCCTCGACGACTTGGGTGTGAGCCTGGCGCTTCGAAGGATCCTTTCCTCCATTCTTGAGCAGGCTTGCCTTGGCCACCGAATACGTGGCGTCCAGAGACTGAAGCCTGAACATCCACGCATTGATCGGCATTGGGTTTGACTTGCCTTTCGGATCGAGGATGAGATCGGGATTCTCTTTCTTGAATTCTTCGAATCCGGAAACGCTGCGATTGGAGATGATGTAGTACATCTCCGTTTGCTGGGCGGCGTTCATCGCCGGAATGAATCTTCGAAGTCTGAGAACCGCGCTCATGGCTTTGTCTCCATCGTCTTCTTTGTCGATCTTCTCCAAGAAATCGACGAGCTTGAAAAAGACGTCCGAGGACAGATCTTTCAATTTGTCGCTATTGGCTGGATTAGGATTTTGTTGTTCCATTGGATTACCCCGCGATGCTGAGATCATCGAGAATGACCATTCTCAGGTCGTTCTTGAAGTTAGAGAACGCCGACGGATCATTGAGCACGGACAGATAGAGATCAGCCGCATCCTGGTCGTCGACGATGGCGATTCCGGATCCGTAGTTGTCCAGGAGCTCGAGCAGCCTGGAATTGTACTCTTCGTACATATCCATGTTGGCGATCTGGTGGAATAGATCGGTTCCGCTGTCGATATTCGATTTGATGTCGTCGACCATCTCAGGCATGAAGTGGATGAGGATGGCCAGATCATAGTTCTTGAACTTCTTCTTGTCTTGCTGCATGAAGAGGTCGTCGACGTACTCAGAGCTCTGGGAGATCGTCTTATAGCGGTCGATGAACTCGTCTTCGCGCTCTTCGAGCTTGGATCTGAAGTAGTCCAGGAGATTCTGATAGTTGCGGACGAAGAAGAACTCATAGAGGGTTTCGAGATGATCGAGGGTGTCTTCGGTTGAAACGATGCTGAGATCATCGCCGGTGCAGACGGCGTATTTCTTGCGGAGGCCGTCATTGACAAGCGAAGCGAGCTCGGCGACGTCGTCTTTCATCGCCGCGAGCTCATCGTCTCCGGCACCATTGGCCAAACGGAGATACTTCTCTTTGAAGTTGGTGACGTAGTTGATTCTTGTGTTGGTCGGAGTTTTCTCGTCGATGATGTCCGAGATGTTGTCAAAGATGATGTCTTTTGACAGCTCATCCTCGATATTGAGGATCCTGGTGGCCGTGTCATAAACCTCGGTGTCAAGATACGTGCTCGCATAGCTCTTATTGGTAGGAATAGCCGATTCGGATTTGTTTTCTTCTTCCATGGCAGATTGCCCTCTATGATGGATTTATTTAATTATTTCCCTAATTATTGTCGTCGTTGCCGTTCATGTCGCAGATCGATCTGAAGAACGATGAGTCATCGCTGGATTTGTCAGGTCCTTTCTTTGAGGCGGCTAAGTCGGAGTTGATCTTATGCTGGTCTTCGACGATAGCCTGAGACCAGTATCCTCCGAGCGATCCTCCAGCCATGACGTTCTCGTTCTGGATGATCGTTTTGACCATTGCCCTTGAGTCAGCCGATCCGGCTCCTCTGGCATTGGCTTCGGTTGCGATGGCGCTGATATGATAAAGCTTCTGGAAGTTCTGGCCGTACTGAAGGGCGTATCTGAAAATAAGATAGCTCATCAAAACGTCGTCGTGCTCGCCGGTGGCAGCCTCTATCTTGCCATTGCGCCCTCTGGCTAGGTTCTTGATGTCGTCGTACAGCCATGGCGAGACGATCTTGTCGTATTCGTCAGCGACGATTCCTCCAAGAAGATCATACATCGCCGCACGGGACTCTTTCGTAGTATCGACGCCATAGACGATCGTCTTGGTCTTTCTCTTGACGGTCAATCCGCTGACCTGGGTCTTCTCGGCTTGCTTATCCTTGGTCTCGCGATAAATTCGCGGCTCAAGCTCCGGGTCTTTGATCAGAGCGTCCAGAATATTAAGTCCATAGCTGTTCTTTTCGACAACCAATATCGCATGATTGAAGAAAAGCTTCATCAGAGTCTTTATGAGATTCTTGAACTCTTCGGTGTCGATTCTCGAGTTCTTGAAGCATCCGACCATATGGAAATCAATCGGGCTTATGATCGAGATAACCGAGTTATCTTGAGAAAGTCCGCCCGATACGTCGCAGCTAAGGATGTAGTTCATCGACAGATCCGGATCTTCGTAGAATTCGATTCCGTATCCGCTTACGTTAAGATGAAGCTTCGGCTGTTTGACATAGTGATAGATCCTATCAAGCTGGTCTTCTGAGAAGACGTTGTTGACGTCGGTCTTCGGCCATTCGAGAAGGAAGTCTCTCTTGAGAATGAACGTGTCGTTGAGCTCACGGGCCTTGGCTTGGATCCAAGTCTCGGAGTATCCGAGCGCCTTATAATCGTACTCTATATAGACGATATCGTTGCTTGATGTCTTCTTGATGTAATCCTCAAGCTCGGCATCGGTCATGTCGTACATTCTCTCGTCGAATCTGGCCGAGCTTCCGATGATCGTGTTCTTGACGTATTCGCCAGTCGATCCCTTATAGATGTTTCCAGGGGTCGTCGTGATCGATATGCCGCGAGGGCCGCCAGTGCTCTTGGCTATTTCAGCTGCCTTAGACCAAGCCGGGACTGCCGCGCCCCAAATGGTCTTATTGTGCGCCATGAAGGCGATTTCGTCGAGATAAAGAAACGGGACGGTAAGTCCGCGTCCGATCTTATCCGCCATCTCATCGCTTGAGGCCGATGCCTTGCATACCATGACGTTATTTAGTTTGGCGGTGCGCTTAGACTCCATGTTATCCGTGTCGCTGTCGCTTCCGACTATGGCAAGAAGCCATTTGGGGAGCAACTCGCGGATGTCCTTATAGCGTCTAAGGTTCTCCAAGGCGTTGTCGCTTTGCTTGTTGAGATAGACGAAAGTGCTGTTCTCGGCTCCGAAGTTCATCAGCCAAGTGTCGTAGGCGATCGTGCCGATGGTCTTTCCTGCCTGACGCATGAGAATGGCTATGAAGTTTATGCTCTTCCATTTGCAGAAGCTGATCGCAAGGTTTCCCAAATTAAGGCCGTATCGGGATCCGCCTGTTACGTTAGGCTGAGGTATTCTGACTACTTCCCTTAGATAATACCAAGGATTTCTGATGATCTCGTTGAAGATCTTGACTTGCTGCTCCATCGTGAGATTCGCAGAGAAAGGATCAACTCCGACAAGAGAGCTGTCATACAAGGCAAGCATGAATTTGTTGTTATTGATGCCCTTTAGTCTGAGAACCTTCGAGACTTCGAGGAACGATAAGTTTTTGGTTGTTGTGTCGTAAATCATGATGTTTGTCCGAAAATTATTTTTATTTCGGCGTGGCTAATGATTTGTTGAAGCCATTTTAGCCAAAAATGTAGATCCCGACCCCTCCGCCTGACGAACAATTGATTATAGAAAATCGGCGAATTCCCATGATTGGGCCATCGCAAGATATCCGGAGGACCAGATATAATGTCAAATACATACACGTTTCCGCATGTGAATGTCACTTCTTACGCGAAGATTCACGCAGCGGCCGAAGCCGAGGAGAGCACTGCAACCACGATGTTCGCTCCGTTCGTTTCGTCAAAAGGACCGGAGAACACCATCGTCAAAGTGGCCACTTATTCCGACTTCGTTTCGATGTTCGGAACCCTGGATTTCAAAGATCAGGGGCAAATGGTTCTCAATATCGGCCAGTGGCTCACCGGAGGCGGAGTCGTATACGCTTATCGTATGACGAAGGCCGCGACGAGCTATACCGCCGACCTTGAATGCAAGAAAGAGAAGAATACCAGCGGCGCAACCGTTTTCAATTATTATGCCGAGGTCAATGACAGCAGCACTTCGATTCAGATCAGCGGAATCGGAATCGGCCTTAAGCTGCATTCCGAAAGCGCTGATGCGATTCCTTATCTCACTTATACGATAATCGAGTCCGGATCTTCTTCTGACACTGGCATAGTCGCCGGGTCTGTCGGAGTGAAAACCACCGACGACTCTTATAGCACGAAGCTTTCCGCTCTTTACGTGTCGCTCGGAGAAAGCGAAGGAACCACCGGAGAAACGGCTGCTTCATCAACCAACTATGGCGTTTCGCAAATCAAGATAAGAAACAGCAAATACTACCTCATCTTGAACAACGAGTCGATCTTAAGGGATACCAATGTGTCGGTTTCCGATGCCATAAGCGCCAAGCTTGCCATCACGACTGGAACTGATGTCTTGGTCGGAGGAGTTGATTCTGGAATCAAAGTCCTCGCCGATGGGATCAAAGCTTCAGGAACCTGCTACGACTATATCACTAAGGCCGCCAGAAAGGATACCATCACCGCCAAGTACAGCGGAACGTATTACAACGGAGTGAGCGTTCGCATCATCGGAACGTCTGACACCGCGATGACAATTTACGTCTACGTCAATGGAAGCGACTATCCTGTCGAATCGTATAAGGGAATCACCAAAGACACCTTATACAAAGTCAGCGACGCATCCGATTATGTCGGAGCGATCAAACTTGATTCCACCACCGGAATAACCACGAGCCTCTCGATCAAAGCCGACTTGTCTGGAGGAACCGATATCAGCTACAGCGAGGATCTCATGATCAGCGCCGTCGAAGAAGGACTTAAGTCAAGGCTTGAGACTCCTGTCGACGTGTTCCTCGATCCTGGATATTCGTTCGACTCCAAGATTCGCCTTATCGACGAATTCTGCGGAACGACCGATACCACCGCCCCAAGAGATGATGTCACGCTCGTCTTGTCTGAATACGCCTATGATCTGACCGACGGATCCATGAAAGACGCGATGTCGTCATTCAGCTGGCCTACTTCATATGACGGAGTCATCATGGATTACACCAACTGCTCGATGTACGATCAGTATCTCGTGGTCGTCGATAAATACTCTGCTTCTCAAGGAAGCGAGGTTTACGTGACTCCGACTTATTTCCTTGCCAATCTTCTTCCGTACAACGACGCGGTCTATGGACTGCAATGGCCGACCGCCGGGCTTTCGAGAGGAGTCCTTCCGAACAGCGATGTGAAAGCCATCAATGCCGTTTTATCAAACGCCGAGAAGCAATCTGACTTCGATTCCGCCATCAACTACATCGAAAAAGATTCTCGCCATTATGCGTTTATGTGCCAGAGAACCGGAGTTCAGGACAATACAGCTCTTCAGTATCTCAACAACGCCCGTGTCCTCAAGAGAATGGCGCGTGAGCTTGATTCCCTCGCAAGAGGATATCTGCACGAGTTCCTCGACGCCGAGACCATTCAGATCGTCAACAAGACTCTCAATAACTACGTCGCTAACTGGGTTTCCAACAGAACTCTTACTTATGGCAACGTAAGCGTCGCTGCCGAAGGTGACAACGCCTTGGGAATCGATTTGGATGTCAAGTTCGCAGGAACCATCGAGCTCATCAATGTCAGAATCGTCGTCGAATAGTCGATTTCTGGCTTGAACAAGAGATTATACGCGCACTTTATTAATGTTTAGCTATTTCATCGGAGGCATCGACAATGGCTGATGCAAAAAAGATTATATTCGCCGACAGGAAAGACAACCCGCTCGACTCCGTGGTTGGAGCTACAAGCCCGTTCATGACCGGCGAAACGGATACCCTTACGCCTGTTCTTGACCCGATGGTCAACGGGTATTCGTTCATCTACTGGGTTGAACTGCCTTCGTGGTTCGAGAAAGATCCTGACCTCAAATACTTCAAGATCCTCTCTCAGAAGAACTTCAAAGCCTTCCAGAACATTGCGGATATCGATCTTCAGTCGACCCCGCATCAGACCGGATTCGCTGGCAATGAAGTCGATACGATCACCGGCATTCAGAGAAACAACACCGAATTCTCGATGCGCCATATCGAATACAGCGGCGGCGTCATGAGAAAGATGTATCAGAAGTGGATCTCTTATATCCGTGATCCGCAGACGGGAATCGCGACTTATCCTAAGCTGTTCAACGTCGAATACGGCGCCCGCAACCATACCGGGCAGCTGCTCTACGTTCAGACCAGACCGGATGCCACCAATACCTCAAGCGACATCATCGAATACGCAGCGTTCTATTCCAACGTCTTCCCGACCAACATCCCGCTGTCGGCTCTGTACAACTATGAGCTTGGCCAGCAAGAAAGCCCGGAGATCGATATCACCTTCAAAGGATTCCCGACCATTTCGCCTGAAGTCGAGACCTACGCCAAGAAAGTGATGAAAGAGAACGTCATCTACAACGGATCCAACAACGGCATCGCGTTCATCGATTCTCTCAACACCGATGACACCGCCAAGTCCGTCGCTACCGTCGGAACGCTCAAAGACATCTTCAATCCGTCTTCGAACTGATCCGATCATCCAAAGACAAACGAAAGCCTGGGTCTCAACGACTCAGGCTTTTATTTTATTTTCCCCGGAAATCTACTGCTGCCCGTTTCCGAAAGACGGATCCATGCCGTTGGCCATGCCGATGGCGTTATCCTTGGCTTCCTTGGCCTTCTTGTCGATCTTGGACTTCGGGGTATCGTCCTCATTGATCTTCTTGACAAACTCGTCATACTTGTCCCAAGGAACAGCTTTGAGATTCTCCCTGGCGATTGCGCCAGTGAGCTTTCCGCGCTTCTCCTCGTATTCAAGATCGCCGTTTGCCACAGGAGGAAGCATGATGTCGGTTAGCTTGGTGGCATTGTCGAGAGCCGTGTTGATCATATCGGCAAGATTGCTTTGATTGAGGGTGCTCGGGCTCGGGAACGAGATTTCTATCGTCATGGCCTTGTCGATGGCGGCTTGCTTGTCATCGCTGCTAGATCCGACGTTGCACTGCTCATTGATGAAAAGCTTTCTCATCATGACAGTGAACGGCTCGGTCAATAGCTTCTGATAGAATATGACGCCGCGCACGAACTGCGAATTCTGAGCCGAAAGCGTTCTGGCGTAATCGACTTCGGCCAAGGCGTCGATCAGATTCTTAGGAACGTTCATGCCTGAAAGCATGGACCCTTTAAGATCATTGAGGAATTGGTCGTTCTCATCGGCGTTCATGCCCTGAAGGGAATCGATCTCAATCGGGCGGTCGCCGCCAGCGGTCATCGGGATGAAGTAATCATCGAATTGGCCGGGGCTGTTGCTGAGAATAGTGCTGATGTCGTTGATGTTCGACATCTTGTATTCTTTGCTCTTGATGTTCTGAATAACGGTTGAGATAGCTTGCTCATAGTCGGCGTCAGGCCCTGATGCGACATAGAAGATTCTCTTGTCGTGGCTGCGTCCGAGCTTGATGAGCAATGAGTTATTAAGGACGGCGAGATAGAGTTTGGCGAAGAACACGATCTTTCTATAGATCGAAGGAACCTTGAAATGAATGACCTCGTCAGGCGAGAAGAAGACGACGCGAACGCCTTTCTTCATCATGTAGTCCTGCTTTAGCAAGGCATACATCATGTCTTTCAGATCCTTGTTGTGCTTGAGATACGGCTTAGACATCTTCTTTGAGATTCCATCGAGGAACAGCTTTGCGATCAGCTGCATCTTCTGGTCGCTCACCTGAGCTTCCTGAGCGGCTGCGGTCGACGCGTTAGCCAATGGCTTATTGGCTCCGTTTAGCTGGTTCGACGAAAGATTCAATCCGCCTTGGCTTGGCTGATAAGTTGTGGCGGTTCCGAGATATCCGCTGTTGGCTGGGGCGGCATTAGACGTATCGCCGAGGAAATAGAAATAGCCATACGAGACATCGTCGACTGAAAGATCGACGACTTTTTCGGCGTCAAGATGGCGGACGACCGATCCGAGGATTCCCAGCGACTCGGTTCCGGCGCCGTCTTTGGCGGCATCGGTTGTCTTCTTATACACGAGATCGGGAATATCGGATTGCGCCTCGTGATCCTTCGTGTTGTCTTTCGAAAGATCCGCTTCGAATCTTTCGGTCAGGATGGCGGCCGCAGGAAGCACTTTGAAATTATCGTTTATGCATTTGCTGATGGCGTCTCCGATCTTCTTGGAGTAAATCATGGCGGCGGCTTTTGATTCCGTCTTGCCATCGCTTCCGACTACCGAAGACTGCTCATCTTTGCTGAGCGTGACGAATTCCTCTTTGAGGATATTGCGCTCATCCGAGCTCATTGAGAGATATTGCTCTTTGGTGATTATGTCGTTGGCGGTCATTCCGCCGAGCATGGAATAATTATTATTTTCCATTCCTTCCATGATGGAAGTCATGCTCTCAAGAAGGGCTTCTTTAGAAACCGTAAATGACTCATTGAGGGTCTTGGCTGACTTTCCGGCATAGATCGGATCAGAAATCATGCTGCTCATCTCGCGATCGAGCGAAAGAACGGCTTCGTAGTCATCGCCTAAGATAAGCGTTTTCTCTACGATGTCTCCGATCTTGTCCTCGATCTTGTATTTCTTGATGATCTGTTTGCACTGATCCTCGATTAGCTCCGACTCCTTCTCGGTTTTGTCGTTGCAGCTGACGGTGAAGATGGATTTGGTGTAGTCATCAGGGCTCATGATGTTGTCTTTGTAGATATCGAGGGCAGTAGCGCATTCAGGGATGTGCTCGAAGATGGCTTCATAGTTTTGATAATTAAGGATTCTGGCCGTGTCGCTCTGCAAGATCGACGACGCCGCCGAAACGTTTTCGGAATTGAGCATCTTCTTGATTGAGTTGTTGGCATCGAAAATGGCTTTGGTGGCATCATCGTGGCGCATCGCAAGCCCGAGGGAAACCTCGGTGAAGTGGTCGATTACGTCGGTTCCGGTATGGAGGCCGTACTTCTTTCTTGTGTCTTCGGCTGTCTTGCGGGCGATTAGCTCGATCGTGCTGTCATCGTCGCTGAGACGGTTATCGGATCCGAATATTGCCTCGGATGACTTGTTGGACAGCCCTTTGATCGTGGCTATTCCGACGTTGTTGTTCTGCTCATTTGCCATAGTGATGCCTCAATTTAATTCACTTAATCGATTGTTCGGGACGATATTTTGCGTAAGGCGGATACAAGATGCGTGTAATTCGACATCGAAACCTTAGCCAGTATCTGACTGGAATACATATAGATATTTCCATTCGGAAACACCGTTGAGTTTGTGAAAGAAGACGTATCCATCGAAGAGTCTATCCTGTCGTAATTTAGAATGGCTGACGCTCTGATGATCGCTCCGCTCATCTCGACGAGCGATCTTTCGTCGTTGATTCTCTCAAATGATTCGTAGAAATCGGGGAATCCGGCAGTCTCGGAATATTCGGTTCCGTGGATAACCCACCAGGATATCTTCTTCTCATCGTCGGTAAGGACATCGAATATCGAAGAGAATTCATCCTTGATGTTATCAAGATCCTTATAGGAATCTCCGACTCCTTTTCCGTAGTATGCACTGACGACGTAATCCCTGGCGTGCTTTATGGCAACCGATGATCTGGCGCTAAGAACGGTGAATCCCTCATTCGCCAGGATGAAGCAATAAAGCTCATCTCTGGCCTTATCCTCGTCTGAAACTCCGAAGAGGCTGAATGAGAGGCTATCGCTTATGACATCGTCTATCGACAGATATTCGTTGAACAGCATATAGCACACGTATGTGCAAAGATCTTTATTGGATATCGAAGCCAGAGCAGCGTATTTAGCTGCGGTGCTTCTGGTCATTATCACCTGGAAAAAATATTTTATTTCCTCAGGAGAGATGGATCTGAGGATATAGTTTCTTAGATCGGTGTAATTGTATTGGTCTATCGCAGATCCGGCAAGAAGCGCCTTGGCGTTGAAGCGGATGTTTCTTGATCCGATTGTCATATTTTCTTGATCCCCCTTCCTCCGCCTCCGAATTTGGCCCGTCCGTTCCTTGCTGAACTGAATGCGTCATCATGGTATGTCTTAGGTTCTTCATACGTCGCTGGAAGATGAGGAACCCTCGTCACGGTAGTGGATCCTAATCCATAATGCCATGAGAAATAGCTTTCGGTATATGACGAAACGCGCCTTGATTCGATCAAAGACCTTCTTAGGAATTCAAGCATGGCCATCAATCTGAATCCATCATGCCCGAAGCATGGCTTGAATGTTATGGCATCGCTTTCTAGGTTTCCGGAGCATCCGTAATACATATCCTCGGACGTCATGCTGCCGAACATGAACAGAAGATATTGCTCGAACATATCGCAATACATCAATCTCTTGATCTTATCTGAGAATGATCTTATTCCTGACACATCGATGAGCTTATCGTGAACCGAATTGATGAGAAGACGGGCATATGCCCTTCGCTCAGTGTCAGTGTCAAGATCAAATTTGTTGTATGTGTCTAATCCGGCATTGGATATCATCGTCTGAATCGTGGTGCAGAAAGCATCGAATCCGCTCAGGAACTCATTGCTCAGCTTAGATATCGCGTAATTTCTTGTCCCGGAATACTCGACTCCGAACTTGAGGGCGGTCCCCATCAGATCTTTATAGTCTGACGAATCCGATCTCATGATGATATCTGGAGAGATTCTGCCGTAATCTGAGCTCAGATTGTCTCCGAACGCCGAATATATCTTGTCGTTTACGAGCGATATGGCTACTGCGGCTGCCGATTTAACTATGTTTCCGGCGATCGATATCGTAGAGAATATCGTTGGGATGTACTCACGAGAGTCGTACGTATTTACGTACGCGCCCAAAGTGCTGGTTACAGATGACTTCATGGCCGATGAGCTGCAGGCCGTGGATGCGACATAATGCCTGAAGAAGCTTACCGTGGATCCGCTGACGCTCACCGACAATCCAGATTCCGGATGGATATAGGATCCATTCGAATAAAACGCGTAATCCCCCATGATGAGAGGACGGACGCTGATTTTCGTTCCGGTGCTTGTCGAAGCGTGATATCCGGCAGATACGGATGCCGATGCCCAGTAAGTCTCATAGCCTCCGTTGGCATATCCCGAAGGAAGGATCATCGTCGACAGATACCTATCGGCATAGGCCGGAGTTCCGACTTCGCATCCATTCAGATCGTCGGAATCCGAAGATCTCAGCGACGATGATATCACAGGATGGAACACTTCTTTTATCGCAGTCTGGAAATTCCATTCCATCAAGGCTCCGAGATGATCTTTGCTCGTTACGATGCTGGCGTTTTTGGCTGGGTATACCTTGGTCTCGTCATAGAACGACATGAATGTGGTAGGAAACAGATTGCTCGATGAAAGGCTATCGGTTCCAAGAGCCGATCCGCTATGCTCATAAAGAGATCTGACATAAGCCGCTGACTTGTAATAGTCGAGTATCGCGGTTGAGTTGCTGTCGAACAATTCAGAGCTGCGGCTTCCGGATCCGTCTATGTTCGCCGTTTCGAAAGCGTATGCGCTGACGACTCGGTTCATGGCCATCTTGTAGAATTCTTTGACGTTGAGCGAATATCTTGGGCCAACCGATACCGACGCCCCGTAATTGATGCAAGTGTTGTAGTAATTATCGTAATCTCCGGAATATATCGTATCGTATAAGCTTGCCAGATATCCGATGGATACCGACGCCCTTACCGTGCCGTCGTCATATGACGAAGACTGCCCGAGGTATATCCCTTCGACGACATCGATTATGCTTCTGGTGGAAGCGGACAGATACCCTCTCATCACCGAAAATAGAGCGATATGGCCATCCCTGGCGTATTCAGTGCTGACGGAAATATTATATTTTTCCGGGATTAGAGAACCGAGGCGATATGCCGGTATCTTCGGTTTCACATGCGAGCTTGTCCATTGATTAGGCGTATGAGGAAGAAGGCCGTTAATGATGATCTGGTCGCTCATCGTATGGCTTGAGTATGCACTATAGAACACTTTATCTTGGCTTACTTTGGCAAGCTCTTTCTCGGCGGTTAGAGAATGATCGGAGTCGTAATCCGGAGAATTGGAAAGGAATACGCTGGAAGACAATCCGTTTGATGATCTGGCGAAGTTGCTGATTATGTCAGGCCTGTCGCTGTTGCTTCTCAGTTTCTCAAGGATGAGATTGATTCTTCCAGACACCGTATTATCGCTTAGGAAATCGGAGACATCGGATGCCGTCATATCCCCTGAGTAGATAAGATAAGCCAGCGCCAGAACGGCATATCCGTTTATCGATGCGAAAACCGACTCGTTGTTGAGGGCTTCTTCTCCGAGTCCGAAAGTATCCGATATCTTTGCTCTGATGTCGGAATAGCTATAATGCGGAATGGTGTATCCCATCTTGGCGAAAAAGTTTCCGTTGGCCGTTCCGACCGAAGCTGCCTCGGCATCGGATGCCTTGGAATAGCTCGAGTTCAAAAGACCCGATCTGAGATACTCCGCTGTTATCAGAGTCTCGTTTCCGGATTCGTCCTTAAGATAGTATGCCATTGTCGCCTTCCTTGAACCTGTCATCTTTTAGGATGAAGGCTCTTGCCTTGATGAGATAGTCTTTTATCGTGTCAAGAGATCCTTCGGCTAATACGCTGAGCTCTTTTGATGGAACCGGCAGATTATTGACGAAATAGTCGATCAGCAACGCTGATTTTATCTTTGCGATGTCGTCTATTCCATCGATATTGCTTGACGATGTCGCGTTGGCGGTATCAAACGACAACGCCGTGAAAGGAGAATACGATTTGATGAAATCCTGGAAAGGTATCATCGCTGAGTCATCGTAGTAATAGTCTTTTCCATCGCTCGACTCGGATAGCATGAGCTTGTCGATATACCTGACGAAATCAAGCATGAATGAATCGATGTAGCCATCAACCATTTCTGGAGAAAGCATTCTGTATCTTCCTCCGATGACGCTTACGGCTATCGAGTCAAGATGACCGTCATTGGCTAATCCGTTCTTGAATCCTGGTTCGTACAAGAACAGCGGATGATATTCAGATCCGTCATCGATTCGTTTGCATGACAGATCGCATATCTTCTTCATCCTTTCGGAGAATTCGTTGGTCATTCCGGAAAGCGACGATGCAGATAGCTCGGAATAGGATGACATGTCCTGATAATATGTTGTTTCGGCGTCTCTCACGCTTCTGAAGCACTCGCCGGATCCTACCGCCAAAGGGCAGATGTCAGGATACACCAAATAGTTCTTCTCATACACGGAAGTGAATCCGCATGGGAACGAATTGAAGTATCCGTCTATGAAAGGCCTTAGGCTTCTAAGCGTCCCGTTTATCGAAACGTTGAATTGGGTGAGCTTCCTCTTAATGCGGCTTTCTTTGTCTTTGACTATGGCGTCATATCCCATTCCGTCGAGCATGACCAGAAGATCATATGACGGAGTCGACGCGCCGATATCGACTAATTTCATGATGTCGTAGAAGCTTAGATCGCCGTCGGATATTCCATAGAATATGTCATACACGGCAGCCTCATATGACGAATCGATTACCGATGCGTCGAACAACGCGATCATATCATCGGCATATCCAAGAAGATCGTCTCTATGAGATGTCTCATCGCTTGTCACGTCGTCGACGGTCTCTTTAGACACTAGAGAATCGGCGTATTTCTGATTGATGTCGGCTATGGCGTTCGAAGCCCTGGCATTGACGAATGCCTTATAGCCTCTGTATTCCGAAGCGAGGATCTTATAGCCGTTCTTGTTTATGTATGACTTGACTGGCATGGTTATCAATCCTTCGGAAGCCTGAGATACTCCGCCAGGGATTTTATTTTTTTAATCCCCTCGACGGACAGGTCGTTCCTGTTCATGAAATCTATGTCGACCTGATTGAGGACGATATGATCGTAATCCACCGGTATGACGTAATCGTTTATCGACATCAGCCAGTGAGACGCGTCTCCGGCCGATATGGCTCCGCTTAGAAGATCTGAATATAGCTTCTTTCGGCAGGCATCGGTTATCGGGTCTCCGGTAGAGCTCTGGGACACGAGCGAGAAAAGGATGTTATTGATTTCCTCAGTCTTCTCATCCATATACCCAGAATCGCCTTTCACGATTCCGTACTTCTGGATATCAGTCGCCGCCCTGAATTCGGCAAGCCTGGACATCTCGGTATAAAGCTCATTCTGGGTCTCGATGGACTCAGCTATAGCTTTGCCTATCGCGCTATCGGAGAACACTGGCTCGAAATCGGATATCTTCAGATCTCCTTCAAGAATGAGCTCCATGATCTTAGAGAACACGGAATCGTCGAGATAGTCGCACAGCATGTTTAGGGTGTCGTAGTCTTTCTCGCATATCCTCATCGAGTCTATGCCATCAATGATTCCTTGCTTTGTCATGCTACCAGGTCCTTGAATGATCCGGACAATGCCGAATTGCTTCCATTAACGATGTCATTGATGATGATATTTCCGTCAGTGTCGAATGAGTAAAAGAATTTCCAGACGTTTAAATACGTCGAAAGAACGTCTTTTATGGTTGAAGCATAAGACGATGAGCTGACTATGGCTTCCGTGATCTCAGATGAGCTTGTGTATTCTGAGGCGTCCGTTATCCCATATAACGAAAAGATGGCGTTGTATGCCGGGCTGTATTTAGACCCCGTCTCGTACGCGGCCATGGCGAACTTCTTAAGCGATTCAGACAATCCGGCCATGAATAAAATCGATCTGGGCGACATGCTGGTGCTTGATGCCGCTTTCATAGACGACACGATCTTGGGAATCATATCGTTGACGTCATCTGGGCTTATGGCTGATATATAGCTATCCCACACCTCTTCCATCTTGTCGGTTACCTCGTCGTAATAATCAGACGCTGAATCTGATGTTATGAGAGTGGATAGCGTCTTCTCGAGATCGACGGAATTTAAGCTTATAGATCCTGGGATAGAAGATACCAACGCATATGGAAGCTTTGATTGATTGATGTTTCTGGAAACGAGAAGGCCATGATCTTTAAGAAGAGATCTCTCATCCTCCATGATCTTGATGCATCTCCCGCTTACGAGTTTGTTAGACAAGCCTTTGTTTTCAATGAGATCCTTTACGATATAAGACCCGATCGATTTAATGGAGTCCTTCATAACGGAGAATTCATCATCGCCTCTATCTGGGATGTGGTGAAGGATGGCATAAGCCATAAACGCCATGTATGCGTCAAGCTTGGTCCCGTCTGTGAATTCGATGAATGCCTTAGTCCAAGATTCATAGTCTTCATCCGAATCAAAAGACATTTTATAGATCTTGGTTCCGCTGTATTCGATCGACTTCAGATCAGACGTGCTTCCGGTAAGGGCTTCTACTAACGTAGACCCGCTTGTGTATGACTTAGTCATGTACTTGCTTTGATCCGGGCATAAAAGCATGCCGTCTCTGCTGATGATATCGCTGACATCCATTATCTGAGAGCAGATGCTCACGATTGCTGAATCGGCGAGTCCTTCGGCTTTATTGACGGAAGCTTTGGCTGATTCGATGTCTGAGTTAGATGAGATGTCTTCTACGCTCATGTCGTCAACGCTTGTGATGTTTCCGATATATCCCTGAGCGGTCGAGATCTCGTTTGATATGTCTTCTACCAGCGAATCATCGTACCCTGAGTCATTGGTCGATAGCGACGAATTGGCATTTACGAATGTCGAAAGAACCCCGCTTATGCCGGAGATGGAAGACATGATGCTTGATTTTTTGCTTCCGGATATGATCGACATGTCGGTTAAGGCTGACATAACGACTTGCTTTGAGCTCTCATAATTAGCCGAATTGAGATAGAAAGCAGCCGAAGTCCAGTCTTTTATTCCGATGATCTTAGACAAATCCGATACATAAGCAGCATCGGCGTCTTCATCGGCAAGGCTATCGCCAGACGCTCTAGACGATATCGATGTGCTTCCGACATTAGCGGGAGACTGGCTCATGGCGGCTGGAACGAGATCGTCGTCCATATGCGCTTGATTAGAAGTAACCTCTGGATCGGCGATGATGTCGTATATCGGAGATCCGTTGTTGTACTTGACTCTGAGATAGACCTCCTCATTGACGGAAGACGACCCCGAATCGGTGGCGTCTTTCACAGTGAGAGATCCGTGATAAATCGTATATCCGTAAACTTGGTTTCCTGTTTCCGGATCCGCCAGAGGAGACACTCCGGACTCTGAGCTGACCTTGCCAAGAGTTCCGGTGCACGTGAATGCCGTAGTCGATCCATGCTTTATGACGCGGTTAACGCTGATGCTATCAGACAGCGCCTGAGGCTTGTTCTGATCGAATGAAGCGAAATCCATTGTAAGAGTGTCGTAGTAATCGAAAGGAGACGACTTGTTGGTCGCTGTCTCGATATGGTACTTCCCTGAGAATCTGACGGCGTTTGATTTGTCCCTGATGATGTACATGCTTCCATCATCTTTGGTGGCCCATCTTGAATCGCTTCCGAAAAACCAATGCGGATTGAAATAAAGCTCTGATGTTATCTTTCCGCCTTCCTCGGTCGGAGCCGGATCTTCGAATGTCGCCGTATACAGAGCTTTGCTCCAGAAGATGAGAACCGGCTGGCTTGTCTCCACGAACTTGACGTTGTTGATATGAAGAAGGCATGAGCTGACGTATATGCTTTTGAGATCGCTTTCGGTGATGTTTGACAGATCTGTTATCTCATTGGCGGTATGAAGGGTTATCAGCATATCGGCGGTCTGCCCGACGAGAGACGACGTGCTTACCTTTGACGGGAGAAGGAAAATATTTTTAATTTCCCCGGATATGATGTTCTTTCTCGTCACGGTAACATTTCCAGATGAATCGTGGGATATGGAAGGAACCACTTCGCCATTATTCCTTGCAGAATTAACGTAATTCTCTAGAATCGCTCTGATATTCTCAATGACGTCGAATGCGTCGGTCCTGTATTTTGAAACGATGCTCGAAGACTCTCCGTTCTTAACGGAGTCGCCATACAGGGCGATATCGTCATATAGTTTTTTCAAAAGAGACGATATCGACGATGAGCTATCTGAAGACACGCTGGAATATGCGGAGATGTCTCTGCTTAGATTGGTGAATCCATTATCGGCCATGGCAAGATAGTATTCAGCCATCTCAGCAAGGCCAAGATTCTCGGCAAGGACGAATCTTCTCTTGTGAAGATTTGCCAAAGCGGTTTGAAGGGATTTCCATTTGTCAACGACATCTTCAAATTTTGTCTTCAGCGAGCTAACGTCTTCAGACGCTGACGTGTCAGATGCTTCTGAATTAAACGAGTTCTGCAGGGATTTCAGCTGAGATAGTATGGAATCTGACGAAACGGCCATCTCGCTTGTGGAATCAGTCGATGACGTAATCCCCGGATATTTTAAAATATTTGGCGAATCGACGTTTTTGACAAGGGTGTTTTTAATCTCGCTCGAATTCGAGTATGCGTCAAGTATCTGGGTTGATAGGGTTTTGAAATTAGCGTTAAAGTTGTATCTCATAAGCTTACCAAAGCCATAATTCATTGTTGACGGCTATGTTTCAGGTAGCGGAAAAAAGCGACCCTGGCTAGCAGGATCGCTCAGACTTTCTCGATGGCTCTTATGATCGCGTTGTTGTATCTATCGTACCCGACGCATATCTTGTAATCCGAAGCGTTCGAAGCCCCTTCTCGAACAAGGCCTATGTATCCAATGCCATACTGAGTCTTTATTCTCAGGCTCATTCTGACGTCTGATGACGCCATTTCCGTCGAATCTCTGAACGAATACACCCTGACAGGAAGATCGACTGTCGTCCCATCGGTTCCGGTATATGTGAAATGCATGACGGACATCGCATTGTCAGCGAAGAAGAACGTGTCGCTTGCTTCCGCTTTGAGCAACGATTCAAGCAAGGCACGATTGACATAGACGTCAATGACGAAATCGCCATCTATTCCTCCGCTGATGCTGAGAGTCATATTCGTATAATCCGGATCGGCGGCTACCTCGCTTCCAGAGGTATAGAACTCGACTCTTACCAAAGTTGTTAGATCGATGTTCTTGCTTACGGCATATGCGTGTGCTTTCTTGAAATCGGACACCATGTAATCCATTATGTTTATGCTGGTCGTATCCTGATTTTCTTCCATGGTGAAGAGCTTGTGCATGACGTTTTGGGCGATGAATGTCTCTCCGATGGTCGACGTGAAAGTCTTCATCTCCTTGGAAATCAAGGTAAGAGGATTAAGCGCCATCGTGTAGATTCCTTCTCCGATCGAGGATTCGGTGCTCTCGCCGTTAAGATCTGCTTTCACAGTGACGTCATCGGCTATCGCGCTGAATTCGGTATTGTCTATGCTCATGATGAAAGCGTTAGGAAGGAATGTGGATACTTGGACTCTGGCGGTTATCTCGTATATGCCTTCAGCCATGCTTTCCCTGGATATGGTTCCTTGGGCATTAAGATCCTGGACGGTTATAAGGAGGTTGGTTCTCTCATTATAGAAATAACCGGTCTTGTTTGTTGTAGGATTTGTCTTCATTGTAACGACGCCGAATCTCTTTCCGGTTCCAGCTAAGAACTCTTCTTCGGAAACTCGTCCGTTCTCAGTTGATATGTCGAATCCCTTCAGCTTAGAAACAACGTCTACGAATGTCTTAGGTATCTCGACATTTATCATCTGACTGTTGTAATAACAGAACATTCCAAGCTGGAATGCTGACTTAATGTAATGAACGATATCAGAGTTTTGAATGTACGAGTTAGTCCTAATGCTCACGTTGAAATTTATGGTGATGTAGTCTTTTGAGCAATAGACCCCGAACTTCATGTTAGGATCAAGGACAACTTTGGTGTAGTTGCTATTTACATTCTTGAAAAGATATAGGTTAGGCGATGATATCTGCGGGATCTTTCCTATGCCAACGGGATCATCGATAGTGATCTCCGGGCTGAAGGTGATATCCGGATAGCTGATCTTATTCAATCCGTTTCCGGTCAAGGCATTCTTAGATCGCTCCGATTCGGTGCTGGCCGTATCGACGTAGATGTGCTTGAAGTAGTTCTTGGGGAATTTATCGAGTATGTACTTCTTGACGTTTCCAGCAACCGACGATATGAACGTCGACGATGATGCCACGGTTTGGACTAACTTTGTCTGCTCGCTGTCTTTGAATACAAACATATAATCGATTGTTCGAGGCCATGTCTTCGCCAGGGGAAAATTTAAAAAAAAGCCGGATCCGATAGATCAGGCTTTGTCTTCGTCATCGACTTCGGAGAAGTCGTCGTTTCCGTATCGTATCTTCAGGCGGATGATGTTCTTATCGAGCTTTGCTTTGTTGATGGATTCGATGGCATCCGCGTCGGTGCATGACTTGGCTAACTCGACTTTAGACTCGAGATCGTCAGTGATGTATTTGTGGTATTTGATGTAAAAGTCGGCGAAGTTGCCATTGACCTTGCTAAGCGGGATGACTATCCCGCCGCTATGGGCAAGCTCGTGCATGGTCGTTGACAGCGGAACCAATCCAACATTTCCGCAATAGTGCTCATTCATGACTCTTTCCGCGATCTGAAACGCTGAGAACGTGAGATCGTCGGAATGGCTGGTATCATCGAACATGCTAGCCGCAACCACTTTGCAGATATCGTATAGGGTGAACGGATAATGGTGGAATTCGATGGAGATATCCATATCGTCTGAATTGAGACCTGGCATAAGCGCGCAGGAGTTTAGATTGATATTCTCTTTCAGATAGTTGATGTAACGACGGTATTCCGGAGAAGTGCGAACCGTCTTCTCGATAAGGGTGACGATCTTGTTGTCAGCCAGCTGCTTCGCATTGATTCCGTATTCGGAATAATCGAATGCCGATACATCAAGCGCAACAGTCGTTGACTTCTCTGGCGCTCGCTGGACCGATGCGGATCCTTTGTCTAGGATAGGATTGATTGCTTGTTGCATGTTGTTGAACCTTCTTTTACTACTACTAGTATATGGTTACATACTCGATTTCATTTATCAGTATGCATATGTATGCATAGTAGTATGTATTCTTGGTTGTATCCGTGCCGGTAGATGTAGAGAGTAGGTACTTCTTTACTTCTTTATGTCCCTTTCTTCTTTCTTAGGAGGGAGAAGAAGGAGGCGACGCGATCGCCAACCATAATTTGTTGTTCCCAAAGGGTCCAGAAAATGCCGTGATTCTAATTGGTTGTTCCGGCCATTTTGCTCCCAAAAATTAAAAATCCCGTCAACTATCCATTATACGAAGACCATCCCATGGGGGTTTCGGCCATGACTGAATACAAAGACTTTACGCTCAATAATGGATCGAATGGCTCCCTTGAGGAATACACCGGCGCATCAGCGACCGTTTTAGCTATCAGGAACATCATTCTCAGCCGACCGGAAAACTTCCCGCTTACCCCATCCTTGGGATTGGACATCAGCAAATATGAGTTTGATCTTGGCGATAGCGAGACCATGGATACCATAAAATCCGATCTTCAGCGCCAGATCAGCCTATATGTTCCGTCTGTGGATAACGTCAATGCCGAGGTGTCTCTTGTAGAAGATGATAGCAAAAATGGACGGTTCGTGTTAGGATTTAAAGTAGAAGCAGCCACCGCCAACGATAACTTCACGGCATACTGGCTGGTTGAGGTCCAAGACGGGATCCCGCATGTGGTAAACGAGACGTATTGATGAATGAATAAGGAAAGACATCGGAGATGCATCTATGCCAGAAAATAATCAGAAGCCAGCAGACAACGTCGAGGTTAAAGACACCGTTGAGATCAAGGAGTCCAAAGATAGCGCTCCGTCAGATCCAACGATCGCCAAAGTGACCGAATCGCTAAAGAAGCAATCCGATATCGAAACGGATTATGAGCGCCCGCTATACAATCTCAGCGACGCCGATTTCTCAAGCACCGTCATGTTCGACAGCGATGTCGACGACTATGACGATGGCGACGAATCGGGAGCCGAGATCACCGTCGAGCCGAAGGAAGATCAGACCAAGACAAAGGCCGTTCCGTTTGATTTGTCGACCGTAAAGAGAACGACTGCCAGAAATGAGCTTGACATCGAAGGCGACATCAAGCATGCGCTCTATGCCGGAAAGTCGGCGTTCCAAATCGTCGCAGCGCAATCCGGGTACATCGCCAAGATTTCGCCTCTGGTCAACAGCGACTTCGTCGATCTGTATAACTCATCTCTGAACTCATTCGAGAGCAAGAAGCTCGTGTTCAACATCCTTTATGACAAAATTCTCGAGACGTCGGCTGGAAAGATGACATTCGACGAATGGCTTTCCAATACGTCAATCGGAGATCTCGAGACGTTCTATTACGGCCTCTATTGCTCAACGTTCGGCGATGATGGAGTGGCCAGCATGGACTGCCCATATTGCCGAAAGACCATCCAGTTCCCGCTAAGTTGCAGAAACCTCGTCAAGACCGCCGACAAAGAAAAGATGAAAGAACGCCTTGACCAAGTCTCGAAGAACGCGACTACCGCCAACGACATGAAGACTTATTCGCTTTTGAGCGAAGTCAGAAGCTATAAGCTTCCTAAGAGCGGAATCGGAGTGAAGCTCAAGATGCCAAGCCTGCATGACATGCTCGTTTTCCTCAGAGCTATCCCAGACAAGGTCGCTCAGGCTAAGTCTAACAATCCGTCATACATCAGCACCATTCTGTCAATCGGATCCTTCTTCGTCCCGTCTAGACTCCCGGGCGGCGATATCATATACGACGAAATAACCGATTCTCAGAAGATCATAAGAATCGTGGATGAGATGGACATCGATGATGCGAATGCCCTTACGCAAATCACCACCGAGATGATCGAGAATTATCACATCACCTATTCCGTCAAGGACGTCAAATGCCCGGCATGCGGAAAAGAGATCGGCGATATTCCAGTAAATATCGAGCGCATCCTTTTTACACTGATCTTCAGGAAGATGTAGTGATAAGTTCCAACGACTCCGATGACGTCAAAGCCCATAAGATTCAGACGATCATCAATAATCGGAAGGAGTTGGAGAACCTGAAAGAGTCTAAAGCCGAGGAGATCGTAACTTATCTCGATCTCTTCGGAGGCCAAATCTCGTTGCTTGAGATCATGAATATGCCAATATCGTTGCTCAGGCAATTGAAGGCCGCCAAGATCAAAGAGAAAGAATTGATGTCTAAGAGCAGAGCCAAAGCCAGCAAATCGCTTACTCCGGCATACGTATCTGCGCCAAACAGCACCGCGGGAAAGAATAATCCATCCGCGAAAAGGAAGTGAATTACCTATGACAATTCGAGAAGCGCTCAAGGAAGTCTGCCGCATATCGGAAGACGAAGCCATCAATGAGCAAAATTGGATGGACTCTATCCAGTACAGCGACAACATCTACGACGTCGACAAGCTTCTGACGGAGTACATCCCGCAGAAGTCGATCACGTTCCTCCCGAGTTTCAAGGGGATCCACGTCGTCGAGCAGCTTGGCATACTCAGTACCGATGAGGAGAATGAGATGAGGGTCTTCCTCGTCAAGTCTCCGGCGTTCGAGAACGATCCCGATGCCATTCGGCGCATCGAATACAATGCCAAATACATGGGCATCAAGACCAAGTACGACAAGACTACTGGCGTCATGACTCTGATCATCGTCGAAAGCTGGGCATCCAAATGAAATTACGAAACAAAACGAACCAATACATCTGCCTCAAGGAGAATGGCCTGGCCGTTCAATACGCCACCAACGTTTCCGAAGAGGATATCGCAAAGCGCAAGATCAGATCCGTTCTTGAGATCATCGCCAAGAACCTCTGCGCGTCTCTTGGGCCTTATGGCTCAACCACGGTCATTCAGGATCCTGAGAAGAAGCATCTCTGCACCAAAGACGGATACGACATCATCAACAAGATGATGTTCGACGACGAAGTCGCCAACACCGTTCTCGATATCGTCCGCCAAGTCGCCAGCTCCCAGGTAACCACCGTCGGAGACGGATCGACTTCGGCGATCGTCATCGCTTCGTCGCTTTACCAGGCGCTCACCGACAAGGGAAATAAAAAATATTTCCGCAAGGTGGCTCCGAAGGATATCGTCGATATCCTCAAAGAGATGAGCATCGAGATCGATTCTTATCTTGAGAAGGATGCTATTCAGGTCAGCGACGACATGCATCAGATCGAAACCATCGCCACAGTTGCCACCAACAACGATCCGGCTATCGGCAAGAAGATCAAAGAGGCCTATCAGATCGCCGGAAAATACGGATTCGTCGACAGAGACACCACCGGCAACTATGCCGTCGATACGCTTGAGAAGCAGCAGGGCATCGAATGGGACAGAGGCTATATCGACAAGTGCTTCGCCTATAACCGCCCCGATGGAACCGTCTATCATGACGATCCGCTGATCTTCCTTTTCAAAGGAACCATCACCTATGACGACATCTCACCCATCGTGGCGCCCATTCTCGGATACGCCACCGGAAACAAATCGAGAGAGCTCATAATCGTTGCCAACGCATTCGACGACGACGCGATTACTTTCTTCAAGACCAACCGCCTGATGCACCTTCAGACCAGGAACATCATCGACAAGAAGCCTGAGCTCGTTTTCACGGTAGTCGATATCGACAGCATCACCAAATCAAGCATCAACACGATCGACGATCTCGCTCTCATGTCCGGATGCAAGATCTATGACAAATTCGTCGACACGCCAGACGAGATCGAGAATAACGCCGAGCAATTCATCGGAGCGGTCAAGAAAGCCACGATCACCCAAAGCAAGACGACCATGATCTGCTATTCGTCGAGCGACTTATCCGATCGCAAAGGCCAGAAGGCCGTAGACGATATCAAGGAAGTCACCACGAAGATCAAATCGGATCTCGATGAGCTCAGAGCGATCAAGCTCCGCACCACCGATGACGAAGTCAAGATCTTCCATCTCACCAAGAGGCTTTCCCATCTTGAAGGCAACGCCGTCGTCTATCACATCGGAGGAGAGTCCCTAGCCGAGAAGCTCAGCAAAGACCGCCTCATCGAAGACGCCATCTATGCGTCTAAATCGGCCATGGAGCATGGATACATCCCTGGCGGAAACCTCATGATCCCGAAGATCCTTACTGATCACAAGGACGACATCTCCGCCGATCTCATAGCCAAATTCCCGCATATCGAAGACAAAGCGTTCTTCGGGTATTTCGTATCCCTCATCAAAGACGCCTTCCTCGAAAGCTACCGACATGTCCTCGACAACTCCTATCTGACTGAGCGCGAGGTCAGGAAGACCATCGCAAGATGCCTTTCCGACTCCGAGATATACAACCTCAAAGCCCACAGATTCGAGTCATTCAAAGACACCAGCATCATCAATTCGACCGAAACCGACTCCGAGATCATGAAGAGCTGCATCTCGATCATCGGGCTTCTTGCCACCAGCAACCAGTTCATCACGAACAACCTCGGCGTCAAAGACCTAATCCGTCGCAAGTGAAAAATAAATTATTTCCCTGGAGGCGCTGCCTATGAGCAAGCAAAAGAGGAATAATGAATACGACTTCGGAGACATGATTAAAACCAAGGCTCTCAAAGGCCCTTGCGGAAGCATCAAGACGAAGACGTTCTACTACGTTGATGACGGATTCGTCATGGTGGCCGACAAAGGAATTGTCAAATGCGAAGACGGCGTTTCGTACCTTATCGAGTCGCATCCCGTCGGAGACAGCCATCCGACCATGATGGGATTCGGAGAGGGAGATCTTCAGAATTTGGTCATCTTCAGAGGCGAGGATGACGCCACGCAATATCTGATCGACGAAGGCGTCTCCAACAACTAATTATGCAATCGCTGGAGGAAAACATCGATGGCAACTACTATAACGTTGCGGCAATTCGTTGATAACCCCAGCGGACGCGGAAGCGCATATCTTGCCAAAAGGGCCATGATCAAAGATGGCCTGAACATGACGTTCATCAAGCTGCTTCGTGAGAATCGAAGGCAGTTCATGGCGGTTCCTTACATCGAGAAGAACGGCGATATCATCTTCTGGGTAAAGGTTCCTTCGGAGCTGTATTCGATAAACAAGATCACTTACGATGTCCTGTTTGAATTCCATAGGGATCCTAAGGCATTCGACAAACGATTGGCGATAACCGATGTGACGTTCTTCTCGAATTCGCCGTCGTTCATATACACTTATGCGTATGTCTTCAATAAGATGGGATTGCTCATCCCTAAGTTCAGCTCGAAGCTTCCGTCGCAGTGCCTGACCCAGGCGCCTACGATGCGAAACCCGGTTGAGACTCTTGGATGGGAGAAGTCCATATACGTCGCCGCCAGATATTTGCTTGACGGATTCTGCCTTACGGATTCGTACATCGCAAGATATGGCCAGCATTACGACAACAGTGCCGAGGCCAATCTCTATCGCAGCATAGCCGATCCTAACACGCTGCTAAGCATCTATCAGCACGCGATGTACATGCGAGCTCAGACGCATAGGCATAAGATCAGCGCCGAAGCTATCAAGGCAAGAAATGCGCGAGCCGAGAGATTCAATCGCCTTCAGAAGCAGAATACCCCTCGGGTAAGCCATAATGGAATTTGGGTAGTCCCTAGATCTAAGATCACCGCCAGAAAGGCCACCCGATCGATACTTAATGATGGTCATAAGCCATCGTCGTTCATCCGTCCAAGAGGGCCTAAAAGAAAAGTGTGAAAATATCATTTTCACATTGACGGACCGAACGCCTAGGCTATAATAGTTATGTAGGTCGGATGCGTCGTTCCTTGCTTCCTACACAGGATGAAAAGCCCACTCAGCAGGGCAGCCAAGACACCGATACGCGTCCGATAGATAACAGGAAGATCTGCCGTTAAATGCGGCAGATCTTTTTAAACACATTTTTGTTGATGAGATCGGCATAAGTGTTATATAGTCAATATACTCGCCGCTTAATCGCTTGCGCGATTTGAAGCGGGAGCTTGCGACTGCCCATCGGCGGCTCGGGATTTCTCCTGTTGGCAACCGTTCGCGGCTTTCGCCGCTGCGCCATCGCTGGCGTTGGCGTCGCATCGTGGGCCGATTGACGCCGTCGGAAAAGGACGAGCCGATTCCGACGGACTTGCGACCCCGGAAGACGCGATTTGCGCGAGATCCGGCCTGGCCGCCTGTGACCCGATAACAAAATCGAGCCCCCTGCGCCAGACGTTAATGGCTCCTATGCGGTCGTCGTTTGACGAGTATCCGCAGTTCCTGCAGACGAACCGATGGAGAGCCTTGTCCCGATTCGCCGATTCGATATGTCCGCAATGAGGGCATGTCTGGCTGGTGTACGCCGGATCGACTTTGACGACGGCTGATCCGACCTTTTCGGCCTTGTATGACAGTTTCTGCTCAAAATCGTAATAAGGCCACGACATCTGCTCATAGCGCGCGTATCCGCGCTTGGCCATGGTCCGCGACTTCACTCCGGTCAGATCCTCTATGACGAAGACCGTCCCAGCGGGATGGGCCGCAACGAGTGCCTTGGACACGCGATGATTGACATCGCGCATGTAACGGTTCTCTCGATGGCCTATCTCGCGAAGGCGCCGTCTTGACGACGGGGTTCCTCGCTTCTGAAGCTTCTTCCTGAGATTCATCGCCTTGTATCTGTAATCCCGGAGCTTTCCTCCGGAAAAGAACGTCGTTTTTTCCATCCGAATCATACGCCGTGACGAGGTTGATCAGTCCGCGATCTATGCCGACGATGTTGACGACCCCATAGCTCTTGACCGGGTCTATGTCATCGACTTCTTTGTGAAGCGACACGATGAGAAAGAATATCCCGTTTCCGTCAGACCACAGCTTGGACGTGCCAAGCGTCCACGATCCGTCGAAGTAGCGCTCAAATGATTTGATGCTATAGCGCATCTTAAGACGGCCTATCTTGCTGTTTATGGATACGATGCCGTCTTTTTTGAACGAGAAGTCGTTGCCGTACACCTCGTCGCACTGCGGAACGGAGAACCTGATCGGATCCTTATGGCGGAAAGCTTTGCTTTTGCCAACCGCGTTGTATTTGGCCCGGACGGCCCTGATGACGGATTCCGATATCTGCGCTGTTAGCCCGAACTTCGATCTTATGTCGCGGTACGTGCCATCATTCATAGAAGACTGCCCAAGATCGTGCGTCCGGTAAACATAGATCCGACAGGAAGATCTGCACGCGTGAATGCGGCAGACGTCATCGTGTCGACGATTTTTGTTGATGAGATCGGCATAAGTGTTATATAATGATGTTGCTCAGGGAGATGGTTCCTGAATTTAAGAAAACGTCTGATGTTATCTCCTTTCACCGGAACGTTTGGATCTTAAATTCAACCTCCTTACCATCTCCTTGGGCTTAATTGCTAAATAGGATCAACAAGGAAGTTATAATAGCATCCGCCATAGAGCGGACGAAAGGTCGGGTGATTTACCCATATGATCAAAGTCGAAGCACGCGAAGACGAGTCTCTCGAGGATTTGCTCAGACGGTTCAAACGCCAAGTCTCGCAATCCGGAGTAATGCTTGAATGCCAGATGCATGAATGCTATCGCACTCCAGCCGAGAAGAAGCTAGTCAAACGTCAGTGGCACCAGCGATACGATCGCTAATGCCTCCTATGAATATATCAAAGGATAGGTGATGCTCGTTGAGCGAAGAAATTGAAGAACATGAGGTTACTCCTGAGCAGATTGCCAAGGACGCCTCTGACCAGATCTTCTACGGAACCCCAGATGGGGATAAGTTCAGGATCGCATTCGACCAGCTGTTTGAGCAACAAAAGCTGGAAGTGTATGATTTATTTGAAATGAGCGCCAAACGCAATTTCAAGAATCTGACTCCTCTCGTGGTTACAACGTATGAGGAGATCTTTTTCGATGAAGGCGGGCGCTTCAACGACGACATGACCATGCCGATGCTCAGGCTTCTGAATGCCCAAAGCAAGATCATGATCTCGTCGGAGATGCCGGTTTCAGACTTCATCGCATTGATGGATTCCGTGATGGACTCTGCTGATGGCCTTCTCATCAAAACGATCAGCAAATTCGTCGATGCTAACTATAGCCTGGATCTTAATGGCATCATCGATGATGCCGTGAAGAAGAGCCATGCCGTCAATGAGGAGCTCATGATCAGAGATGACCATGCCAAGATCCTTCTCAAGATAGCGTATCTCTATCGAATCTTCATCCCTCTGATGTCGCAGTACTTCCTTTACAGCAAGTCGCTGTTCTCGAAATCAGCGGCATCCGCAGATGATGACGACGATGACGATTACGCCTTCGACGATGTCAACAGGATGCTGTTCTCGCACCTGTTCGATATCTATGCCGGAGACGGCGACGCCTTGAGAAACAAGCTTTACAAGCTGACTTACTCAAGAGTCATCAAGACGGCGTTCTCGTCGAAGAAATATTGGGCAAAGGCCAAGAATGTCGGAATCACCAAAGAGACCGTCACTCTCGACATCTACGATAAGCTTCAGACGAATGCCGTCGCCAAGCTCGTCATGGATCCCAATCTCAACATCGTCAGCTTCCTGCAGTCAGTCATCAACAACCAGATCAAGTTCTTGATGCAAAACAAGTTCAAGGATCACTATGTCATCATCGACGCCAAAGACGATGATTCGACAGCCACCGCCGATGACGATGACGACGATATGAGCGAATTCGAACGGGTCGAGATCGACACCGCCCGCAAGGACGAAGGCCAGAAGATCCTCCGAGATCTCAACATCGAGGAGACCATCCGAAAGCTTCCTGACATGATGGACGTGTCCGTCACAGAGCCTGAAATCGATCATGCCATCGTGACCAAGATGCCTCGCGTCAATTCCATCCAGGAGATGATCATAAGCCTCATGATGGATAAGTACTTCGAAGACGTCGACGCCATCAAGCATCTCGATTCACGTCAGTATGCAAAAGTGCTGATCTGCTGCTGCAAATACCTCCAGAAGCGCAAGTTCACGGTTCTTCCGGAGATCATGGTCAGCAAATGCGACAAGCAGCGCGAGAGAGTCGGCATCACCGGAAACAAGATCCGCGAGAAGATCGAGGATTCGAAGATGTACAAAGAGCTCTTCTCGACTAAGTACGGCTGCTTCACAGACGATGCCGAAAGACCGATGGCTTCAATCATCAGCTCCGTGTATCTCTCCGTATTCAAGGACGATGAGAACAAGAGCGTGTTCGACGGCTCCATCAAGATCGGAGACGTCGCTGAGGAGCTGGTCAATCTGGCTCACTTGGTATGAGAGACCCTAAGCGAATAGACGTCGATCTTAACAGGATCAAGAAGATCTGGAAGCGATATCCTGATCTTCGCCTTGGCCAGCTAATCGGAAACGTAATCAGCTCGGAATACCTATATTACATCGAGGATTCCGATTTGGTATCAGCTATCGAAAAGCACTATGATTCTGTTCCGGATCCTGGAAATAAAAAATAATTTCCTTTGCATCCAAGCCTTCCTTGCCTTATCATAATGGCGAGAGAAGGCTTTTTAAATGAATGCGGATGATGAAATAGCAAGCGAGCAGATCAAGAAGACGATCCTGGCATCGTGCCGGCCGGCTTATTTGACGACCGATAGAAAGGACATCCGCGTGAGATGCCCTTATTGCGGCGATTCCCATACGCATGCCGACAGCGCTCACTTTTACATTCATGTCGAGCCTCCGTTCATGTACCATTGCGTAAGATGCGGAGCCCATGGAATGCTCAATCCAAACGTCCTCAAGGATTTGAAGATCTACAACAATGACGCTTCGTTGGCGGTCATGGAATCGGCCAAGCGCGCAAGGGCTAGCGACGATTTCAGATTTCATCATTACAAGAAGACACTTGATTTGACTCCATCGGATATGTCTGCGGCAAGCAGATCGCTGTCTTATATCAACGGGCGCATCGGAACCGATCTTTCGGCAGATGACGCCATCAGGTATTACAGCGTCGTTCTTGATCCGATCGGATTCTTCAATAAGAATGGGATCAAGGCACCAAATCAGTTCAACTTCGCTGAATCGGTCGGCTTTGCGTCTTCAGACAGAAGTCATATCATCTTCCGTGATATGAGCGGGACGCAGGAGAAGCGCTACAATAACCTAAGATTGGCCGGAGAGGATGAGGATGCCAGCAAGATATATTCGGTGTCTTCAGATGACAATTATCCTCTTACGACAAGCCTTAGCACGACGTTAGTCGTAGCTGAGGGAATCTTCGATATAATCGGAATCTGCGAGAATCTGTATAGACGTCACGACCCGGATCCTTCGGCATATCGGTTCATGGATGGATTCGTCTTTCTCGCCTGCTGCGGAAAAGGGTATCCGACAACGATAACGAGCTGCTTCCGAAAGCTTGGATCTGTAGGGATGCCCATTAGAATCTATTCCGATGATGATGTCGATCCTGATTTCTACAGAGATATGCTCAGCGAAGAGCCCACCCTTGGATATTCCGACATCGAACTGCATTACAATGGATTCCCAGGCGAGAAGGATTTCGGAGTCCCTTCAGCAAAAATAAGCGAGAAACAATCCATTATATTGAATTAGGGATGGCTCAACTATGGGGTACATTGGAAATAGCACTACGGCTGATCTAATCGTTGCCATCATAGTGATGGTTCTTATAGATCTTATAGCATTCTCTTTTCTGAGACGACGCTGGGTAATGATCAGCACCGCTTTGTTTGAGACTCTAGGGATCATATCGTATTGCTGCGGAATGGTATATACGCTGTATCTGTCATTCGCGGCCGCGCTTGTCGTAATCATGGCGGCGTTCTTCTCCAACTCATCCGATATTCGGTTCATCTTCGCCAACGATCTCAAAGGAAAAGATGAGAGCAAGATGGTCAAGGCCATATCCGGAAGAGGAGGCGTGTCCCAGGAAGATCTAGATTCGGCTTATTCGCAAGTCGAAAATGCCGTCATCACGATGAGCAAGCAGAGAATGGGAGCCATCATGACGTTTGAGAAGAAAGACAATCTCGACAGCGTCATATCAGCCGGAAGCGGAGCCAGAATCAATGCCCAAGTATCAAGCGAGATAATCCAAGGGTTGTTCTATCCTGGAGGAAGACTCCATGACGGAGCCATGATCATCAGAGGAAACAGGATCATCGCAGCCAGCGTGTACTTCACTCCTTCCAAGAGAAACATCACCGCTAAATGCGGATCTCGCCATAGAGCCGCTTACGGCATCAGCGAGACTACGGATTCCGTTACCGTGCTTGTAAGCGAGGAAACGGGAAAGATATCCATATTCTTCAAAGGAACGGCCATCTTGGTAACCCCTGATAACTTCCTTAAAGTCTTCCAGAAATGCATGAATGCCGCCTGAGGGAAATAAAAAATATGTTCGGACATAATAAAAGCGTCGATGCTCCTAATCCAGTTCAGGCTCCCACTTCATACAAAGAGTGGGCGGATGACTTCGGATTCCTTAATCTCATCATGAACAAGAAACTGTCCATCACCAAGGATTATTACATCAAGCCTCTTGCTGAGACTCAGCTTGACAAGAACCTTTACATCAATGACGAAGAGATCAACGAGATGTATGACAACGTCGTCGTTGAGATCGTAAAAGCTCTGTCGGATAACTACGTCAATTATCTCGTGTCGAAGTACTTCGCAAGCAGGGATGAGCTCATCGTATTCATCTCTGAGAGCGTATATGCCGAGCTTGTCGCTTCGGCGGTTAATGCCAACACCAAGAAGATCAGCCGAGACATCCGATCAAAAGATCGGATCGCCGCTGCAGCCTCATTAGCGTCACGCAAAGAAGGCGTCATCAACGCTGTCGCTGAAAACTCAGCTAAAAAACAGTAGCATCTGCGTGATGCTGGTGATATCATATTTACGACAAAGGAAAGGTGATAAATTCATATGCAGAAACCTAAAGTAATCGACGATCCTAACGAAGCGGCTGCCTCATCGGCCATCGGAGCTGATGGAGAGCACAAGGCCAAGAAAGAGCTCGAGGCCGAGGATCTCAAGGAAAGCTTTGCAGGAGAGACAGTTTTGTCTGGCGACAATTACGTCGTCAAGAACTATCCGTCTTCCCCGTTCAAGCACAAAGAGACCTATGCCATCTTCGTTAAGGGAGGCTGGGAATTCCCGAGCTTATCGGCTCTCTCGTTCAACGAAAGATCCAAAGTCTTGGAATACTTCTCAGAAGCCAAATCCGGAGCCAACATCCCGGAAGACATCGCCAAGCTTCTGCCAGCCGGATACGATTATCGCTTCGGGTATTACTTCAACATCAACCTCGACAAGGCTCATTACAGCGGATTCAAAGCGCTCAAAGAGAGATTCTCTTCCCTCAGCGAGATGAAAATCGCTATTGAGGCTTATATCAAGGCTTCGAAGAAATACACGTTCGACGGATCAGCTCATTCTACTGGCGCCGTTGCCTGATCTCCGGAAAATAAAAAATAACCCCAGGCAGAGAATGCTTGGGGTTTTCTTTCGCTCAAACGACTTTGGACATCGATAGCACTATAGAAATTGTGTAAGTCTTAAAATCAGTCGTGCTTATCGAATATGATTCTTCGGATATCGTATAGTATCCTGATATGCTATCAAGGCTTGCCGTTATCAGAACCGACGTATCGGGGGTGAAGTAATTAGGATTGATGCTTGCTAGGCTTATCCTAGTGGCTTTAGTCGAGTTGTGGATGAGAGACTTCTCGAAGATGTCTTTCTGAAGGTTATTCCAGATGTATCTCACCTTACCGTTGTCGGTATTATTGTCGTATTCCCTTCTGATCCCATTAAGATCATCGTCGTAAGAGCTTATGATGGACGTCTGGCCTACGCTATCCATGAATACGTCTGTCACGGTTCCGACAGCAGGATCGTTCTTTCTGTAAATACGGGTGTTTTCGGTATCCTTGTCGACCTGGATGTTTGAGAACAGATTCTCGTCAGTCACCTCAGATGCTTTCTTGGTTATTATTTCGAACATCCTGGCATGGACGGTATCGCTGTTTGCCATAGGATCGAACAGATATGTCTTTCCAGTGTCAAAGAACACGGACATCGAATTATTGTAGAATCCATATTGATTCTGCAGGAATCTCATGGCAGGAACGACATTCATTGGAGGTATTATCAGAGATTCCTCTCGGTCAATGTTGTCAGATGGCTGCATCACGAGGCTGTTCCCTGAAGGAATAACTCCCGACAGAATGCTTACCGCGATATCGTTCATGCTGGCATTCTCATATACCTCGTTTATGACTGAGTTATTGATGGCCAGAAGATCTTTCGGTATGCAATCAAGCTCATAATCGACCTTGATATTCTGCGTCTTGCTGCTTGATTCCGTTGAGTCTGCGTCATCGTCGGAGTCTTGGGACTGGACGTTTGTCGTAAGGGCTTTGTCATATGGGGTAAGTATCGTTTCGACGATGGTATCCTCCATCGCATTAGACGTCGGGCTCGTTTCGTCGTTTGACACAGTAGGATCTATCGCATAACTGTAGACGCCTAGAGAAATGTCAGATTTAAGATCTCTGATCGTATCTCTTAGCGATTTCTCTATTCTCAGGTTCAAGACATACAACGGAAGGCAGTTCGCTATGAAGTCTTTCTTGACGTTCACGCTTGTCACATATCCGCTGAGATCCATAGACTGATCTCCGTTGCTATCAAGAAGATATGCCTTAACGATGAAGCGATCTACTTTTTGATTATACATTCAAGATTCCGCCTTCATCAGTCATTCTTCCATCGTCAGATTGTTTTTCCATATCGGCGATTTTCTTGATTAACTCTGCAGAAACCCCGTCTTTGTACTTATTCATGAACGCTTTGTAATCTCCGAACACCTGCGTTTTTGAAATGAACAAATGCCCGTCATGAGCCAATTCGTGATTTGTCTTTGTCAGAGGGACTAATCCAATCCTGTTCGCGAAGTGCTCTCTCATGACTTCGTCAGCTATGGAATATGACGTGAATTTGTCATCATGGGTAAGGTGATAAGACACAACAGTATCGATTATGTCATATAGCGAGAACGGATAGTGGTGGAACTCTATCGTGGCATCGGCATTGGATATGTTGGATAGGATGTCATCATGGTTCATCGTATCGTAGTTGGTCTTAAGCAGGCCAAGATACTGGCTGTACTCATGCGAAGTCCTTATCATACGCTCGACGCTTTTGATGAATGCCGTTATTGATGCTTCATCGAAAGAGTCTGAGAAGTAGAGAGACTCGCTGAATGGGGAAGAGCTGCTTTTGGCAGTCGGCCCGTTCTTTGTATCGACAAAGTCTATGTTTCCTATCTTGCTGTCGCTCATGATGTTAATCCTCGATAATCTGTTGTTGACCGATATTTTTAAATTTTTCCCTCATGGCGACGCGCCTTTAGGCCTAAGCGGAAAGGGGCCTCTCGAACAATTGATTATTATCAGAGGATATCGAATGGCATCTGGATACAATTTCAAGACGGCGTCTGAAGTAAATAGCATAGCCAATAAGTTCCGCACATCGATCGATGCGGAGTATTTGGCCCACTTAGCCGCCAACTATTCGACTACTTCGTCGGCTACGTCCTATAACGTTCCCGATGGAATGACCACGCGCCTTGCAGATGCAACGGCATTCATTCTCAATTCGTCAATCAAGGATAGCACCACCATCGACGAAGCCGAGACTCAGCTTAGCTATATCTTCGGTAAGTTCCTTACGAAGTACTTCGAGACGGGGCTTACCACGGATGACATTCTGTCTCTCATGAACTATGTCACGGCTTACAACAGCGAAGACAAGCAGTATTACAGCACGCATTATCCTCAGGCCGTATTTGGAGTATCCAACGATGAAGGATCGTCTTTCTTCAAAGACGCCATCGTAAAGTACATAGACCTGTATTTCAGCAGCATCGTTCTTGCTGTCTCTGATGGTAAAACGAATCTGTCGTTCAGTTACTCGACTGTTCCTAGCAGCGTTTTTACGGCATATTCCGATGAAACGTCTGCCGGAAGCGCGACTTACGGAGTAAGCAGCTCAGCTCAGACATTCACCGGAAATTCTCTGAGCGCCAGATTCCTTAAGGATCCGACGAGCACATACAAAAGCTCGCTTGCTCTTAAAGGAATCATAAAATACATAGCTTCATTGGCGATGTATTCGGCAATCAAAGAATATCTAAGCTCAGTTGGAATGGAGTCTCCCGTCACCGTAGAGATAACGACTTCAAACACAGTCGGAGATTCGGTTGATTACCAGACAGAGACTATAAACAACGTTATCTACGACATATACGTCAAGAACGCATCTGGAGACTATATCAAGAAGGATTTCTCCTCATACAATAAGATCCAGACCGCGACGTATTACGTTCTTAACAGCGTGACCAATGGCAGCTCATACAAGGAGAAGCTATTCTCCGTGTCGTGGACTATAGCGTCATATTCAGTCAATCATTCAAAGTCATCGTATTCTGGAAAGGACGCCGTCAATACCGTAAAAGGGTATCTGATGAATCAATCAACCGGACTGTTTGAGACTATAGCAGGAATCGATGAGGTATGCTACGACATTCCTAACTATACGGTTTTATCAACAGATTCCAAGGTATTCTTATCTAGCATAGGATCAGGATCAGATGATCTTAGCAAGTCGATTCTCTTAATGCCGTCCGAGCCAGTCTATGCGTCAAGCACAGACTATCATATGACGGTTGATATGTTCCCGACGTATTCTGGAGAATCCTATAAGGAAAAGGGAGAGATAGTAGAGTATTTTATCAGAACATTGGCCAAATCTAAGATTCAGTACATGTTCTTCGCCAATGGATCTGAGGCATACAAAAACTCAGCTACCCTAGACGAGTTCATAGACATGAATGACGGAAAGCTGATAGCCATGATGTCATTCAAGAAGATCGCTTTGAGCCAGACGCAATATTCGGCTCTTGTTTCGATGCTCAGCAACAATGGCGAATCAGCCGAAACAAGCGCTTATAAGAACATCGATGGCAATTATCTCATCAATCTAAGCGTCATGTACAAGGAGCTCAATCCGGTTTATCGCGAGATCGAATACTCCGATCTGATCGAATATGCCGCAACAGGAATCGACTCGGCCCACCTTTTCGATGACTCGACGAGATATGATTCGATAATCAGCTACACCAACAAGCTGATCTTATCTGACAATGCCGTGGCTTGCTTGGGAGCTCTGCGCGTCCATCCATACTATTGCCGAAGAGCCAAAGAGAGCGACATCATCCAGTATATGACTGGAAGCTATATCGGATATGGCGTTAACAGCAGCGAGAAGAACGAGATCACGAAGTTCCTCGACATGTATCGTCAGACCAGGGATTTCTATTACAGGAATATTTTAAATAAATCCTTCATTCTGGATGACAATTACAAGGCATATGAACATATCTTCATTCTTGACTATGCCCTCATAAGATTCCTGTCATATAAACAGGATGAGCTTCATAACATCAATTATTATGACGACACTGATATCGATAACTTTCTTGACAGCTATGGCTTGAATGCCTTGAAGGATTCAGCCGCTTTCTACAATCAGTTCGAGTACAAGAAACGAATGGTAGCCAACTATAACAGCCTCGTCAGAAGCAAGGGAAGCCGCCAAGTCATGAGCATGCTTCAAAGCATATTCAGCGACAGCGTTTATAGCGTTACCGTTAATCGATACGTTCTCGTGTCTTTGAACGGAGTCTCAGACGGGACCGATGGAAACAAGGAATTCTATGAGAACTCATCAAAAGAAGTCATGCAGGACAACAGTCTGTCTCAGTATCCTAGGCTGGTATTCGTCCGCATTCCTTATGACGCAGTCAATGAGCACGAAGCCGTCATGTCGGCAATCTCAAACAACGACTTCTCAGAATATTCAGACTTCGTCAAAGACGATTCGACATATTGGAAGATAGGACAGGATCTTATCTCCAAGGAGATTAGCGGAGCCGTAAGCACAAAGTACAGCGGATATGAGCTTTCTGAAAGCATCGCAAAGGTTTATGCGATGACGAGGTATTGCATATCGGCGATGTCGATCATCGAGAAATACGGATCAAAGCATTACCTCACAAGCACCTCCGATCAGCGCGGAGCCGTTTCCCTTGATTACGTCGATACCGACGTGAAGAGCTCGTCAGACAACGTCGATCTATATCAATACTACAGAGCGATATGGGATGCGTTCGAGTATTATCTATACAAGAAGCAGGAAGAGTCGCTCAAGCTTCTTGACGACAAGCATTTCAATCCGTTCATGACGATGACTAATCGATATGGCATAGCGTCAGCATGGCCTTCCGGAAACGATAAGGATCTGGCCATAATAAACAACCTGATAAGCATTTACGACACGGCCGCATCTAATGTAAGCGCCAAGAACATTCAAGATTACGGCACTCTTTATTCGAACGTCTATAATTTGAGAAAAGCGTCGCTGCTAAAATTCTGCGAGACCATCGGAAATACAGGGGTAGACGGTCTGACGTCTATTGATCAGATCATGGATTATGCCGACGGCCTTTGCATTATCTACCATATGATATCGTCGAAGTGGAGCAACGATGGCATCGTCAACTTCTTGAAATACATGTGCGCCAAGAACTCAGATACGGCATCATTCTCATCCGTTTTGGCCAATGCCGGAACCGGGATGCCGTTCTCGATATTGTATAAATACATCATCAGCCCGATGATCAAGCTTCCGATCGACTATTATGGAAATGGTCTGCTGAATGGGTCTATGTCTGATTCTCTTTTGAGAAACAACGAATTCGAAGATCTCATAGAATACGTCATAAACAACGTTTACACCGATGCTTCGATGAGCTACGGATCTAAACTTGAGACATCTTCGACATACGGATACAGAGGTTCTTCACTAAAGTCGATCGACGTCACGGGAATAAGCACGATCGACAGCTCTTTCCAGAAAGTTACCGATTCATTAAGCAGTTCTTCATTGATAAGCGTTTTCTTTGGATCTGGGTATGCGTCTATGACGGCGGATGCTATATCCGATAAGATAACCGAAATGATAAGCGACGCAACCGAGAAAGCCGAGAATCTTGACGACATGAGCATTCTCTATTCGACGTCGTCCAATTCCAACAACGCGGCGGCATTCATAAACGCCGCTCTAACGATGTTCATATCGTATACAAGCCAGATCTATGATGTTAAACTATATAAGACATACGACACCAAATCGGAATGCATGCCCGTGACCGACTCCGTCACCCATGCCAAGAGATCCGTTAGAACCGATGTGATGTATTCAGATGAATCAGTAACGATAAAGAAGGTGGCATGATGGAACAGGATGAATATACCCCAGTCGGTACTTTCGTGATAACGGACAAGACTGGCAAGACTATCGCCGAAGGGCATAACAGGATCGTCAACACCGGCAGAAGCGTATTGGCCAAGGTGTTTTGCTCAGGAATGAGATTCTCAGGCGGAGAGCTCATAAGCAGCGTGTCAAGCTCTTACAAATTCACCAACATAAAATTCGGGAGCTCAACGGATGCCACCACCGCAGACCATGCGATTCCGACGGCTTCCATCATAAGCGATCTTACAATTCCGGTTACCTCGTCTGTTGCCGCGTTCAACGAGAGCTCAAGATCGATCACGTTCACGATGTCGCTCGTGGGAAAGACTCAGTCTTATGTCATAACCGAAGCATGCCTTTGCTATTCGGACACGGCAGCATCGAGCACTGAGAGCCTGTTCTCAAGATTCACGTTCGATCCGGTTTATCTTAACTCCGGAGATTACGATACAATAACCTATATCATAAGGTTCTGAGGTCTTGGCCATGGAAAAAAATAAAATATCCGAGAAAGCATTCCTCGTCAACAACGACATCTACGGCGAGGTCTCTATCAAAGACTCCGATGGAAATGTCCTTCTTGATAAAAAGAACATGATCGTCCTGTCAGGGCGCAGAGCCATCATGAACGTCCTATTCTCTAACACATCGGCGTACTTATTCAACACGATGTACATGGGATCGGGAACTGATCTCAGCAATCAGAACATGACAGCATCGGATGCCAAGGTGAGCATCTCATTCGGTATACCGAGCGTTTATTATACCGGAGTCACATTGTCCTCATCGTCGTCATCGTCTTACACCTACACCTTCGGAACATACAACAATTCCTCGTCTAAAACAAGCACTTCGCAAACAGTCTCGTCGGCATCCGTTAGCGCAGGCGATGAAATCAGCCTGGTGACAACGACTGCCGAATCCGTGTCCGGAGGCCAATTCGCATACATGGTCGATTCGTCAAGCGCCGTCCCTGAATGCCACATCTGCTGCAAATACAAAGAGACGTCGTCTCAGCACGCCATAACGGAGATGGGACTAATGTCCATGTCCGCTGGGTCATATCCAGTAGCATCGTCAGACACGCTGTTCTCAAGAGTCGTATTCGATCCGGTCTATCTGATGCCTGGGTCGTCATATCAGATCGATTACCACATATACTTCTGATTCGCCGATTCATTGGAAATAAAATTATTTTAGTAAGAGGCTGTCGCAATGGCACAAAGAAGGCATTTGACTGATTCGGAGACGCAGGAAGTCCTTGCTCTCACGAGAAAAGACATCAACATGACATTGCTTAAGCGGTACTTCGCCGCCATTAACGATGCGCCAGCCCCGCGTTTTCACACCAACGATATCATGACATTGCCTGCCGGAAAGCTTTACAACAAAACGGCAGTCGAGACCACCATCGGAAGATACATCTTCGAGATGTTCGTCCTTCCTACGAAGTATCTCATGAAATACGGATACATCAATACCCCATTCACCGGAGATGTTCTTGAGGGAACGGAGAATAAGCTGGCCAACATGCTTCTTAACGATGAGATCACCGTCCAGGACTACGCGTCCTATCTCGATAACGGAGAATGGATATCCATGGGCCAAGCCTATTACATCACCCCGTCTCTTAGCTTTGACTTCATGCAGCCTCTTCCAGACGTCATCGCCAAGAAGAACGAGCTGTTCAAGCAATACGACAAGGAGCTGTCTTCCGGAGATACCAACGTCGCTTCTAAAGTCGAGAATGAGCTCCTCGACATGGCCAAGAAAGAGTTGAAGGCAAAGGGCGATCCTTCGATGGACTTCTATAATCAGGGCGGCGAATTCAAATTCCCCGTTGCTTATAAGAAGACGTCTATCATGGGCGGAATCGTCGATGATATCAACAAGGGCGGAGTCGATGTCCTTAAGTCGAACTACATCGACGGAATCACCAAAGAGGACTTCGCCAAGTTCGCGAACCTCACCGTCGATGGCGGATACGCCAGAGGCGTCAAGACCCAGGAAGATGGCTATATGACCAAGAAGTACAACAACGCCATGCAAACCGTCGTCCTTGACGAAAAAGGATCCGATTGCCATACGCATCAGACCCTTCAGGTAACCATTTACCCTGAGCTTAAGACAATGTTCTTATATCGCTATATAGTTGAGGGCGGCAAGTACAAATTGCTCGATGACTCCAACATAGATCAGTATGTCGGAAAGGTCGTGAGCCTGAGATCGCCGATGCTCTGCACCGGAGATAAGATTTGCAATATATGCGCCGGAGAACTATATTATAAAATGGGTATCGAGAATATCGGCCTTCTATCCAACACGGCATCCGGAAACCTCATGAACCTCTCAATGAAGAAGGTCCACGACTCAACCGTCAAGTTCATCAAGATAGACGCGTCGAAATACATCACTCAGCTAAGTTAGCTGGAAAGGTAGCATGGTATGGCCAATGCATCAAAGTCCGACAAACGTTCTATCGAAATCAGATATGACGTCGCTATTATGGAATCATCCGACGGAACCGTAACCGCATATGGCCATGGCGGAAGAGTGGTAGCCGTCGCTAAATCAATGGCTGGCCTTGAAAAATGTCTGAAGAAACAACAGAAACTGTCGTAGACGATAAGATAACCGAAGCGGATAAGGCGCTAATAAAAGCCATATCAGGAGTCATCAATTCCGATATGGATCCCATCAGCAAAAGCCTCTCCAAGATGGTCGATAAGAAATGCATCGCCAAGCTAAGCTTTGGCGCTTTTCTTATACTGGCATGGATGGCGTTCACCATATTCTCGATTCTGATGTACGCCCACAGCCCGTCTAACACGATGTATTCGATAATGATGATAGGATCTTGCATAGTTCTGGTATCGGCAATCATAGACTTCGCCATCACTTTTCATAAGAATATGTCAGATTGCTACGATAGGCATCGGAAGCTCATGGATAAATTGACGGAGATGCTCGAATGCGCCGAATCGATAGCCGACAGCATAGATTCGAGCGACACGATGTATTCGAATTACATAAACATGATGGACAACAAGATATCAGAGATGCATGACATCTACATGAAATCCAGGTCTCTTGAGAATGATTTCTGCAAGAAGTGGCGAATCAAATCAAAAGACGGCAACAATCAATTATCGTAATCTCGAGGCAATAACAATGAGAAAGATCACTATCCTTGACGAAGAATACAACAAAGCGCAAATGCTTGATATCATGGGAAGCCGTGCTGCAGACGCAGCCCTTTCCGTCTTCGAAAGCAAAGCGTCTGAAATGGCGCATAAATGCTATGAAGGAATGACCGAATCGGCATTGGATTGCCCGGGATTCTTCGAAGTTCGCAATGATCCAACCGTCAAATTCTTCCTTTCAGAGAAGACCGCGAAGGCCCTTGCCTCGAAAGTAAGATCAGGATTCGGAGAGACTTCTCTTGAAGAAGCCATTAAGGTCGGAGTCGAATCGGAAAGATTCCTCAAGCCGCAATCAAAAGACGACTTTGGGCTGGTTGAGGCGTTCTATCGCGGAGCAGACATCAAGTCTAACGGAAGCGGACTGGTCGTCACCAAATCAAAGATCGGAGCTGGATCGGAATTGCTTGAAGGATATGATCGGCTTAGATCAGATCTGTTCTGCATGATGCAATCTCCTACCGATTATGATGAGCCGGCCCTCAAGAATGTCCTTGAAGGATTGATGATCATCTGCGACGTCTGCGGCGTCAATCCGGAAAATAAAAAATAAATAGGGAAGTCCAAGCATGCCTGAAAAGATCATTTTGGAAAAGGCATCGCCTGAGCTTAAGCAGCTGGAGGAGATGCTCGTTCACGTAGAGCCATCTCTGCCCGCGGTCATAGAGAATTCGGTTTATTACGCCAGACTTAAATATGCCCTGTTCCCAGAGATATACAGTTTCTGCAGGGAAAAGACCGAGCTTAGGGACGATCTCAATATCCTAAGGCTCAACGTCGGAGAGCCCATGAGCGAAGACAAGATCCGAGACTACATGGATGCCATGATGGAGCATTACAACGATTCCGAGAACAACATCGGCATCGATTACCATCTTGAGATAACCCGAATCGATTATGGCCTGGCTGTGTTCGCCGTCATCAAGCGAGACGAGATCTACATGAAGAAATTCGTATTCAGATTCAGAAAGAACCTCGCCGACGGAATCAACGGTCTGTCGAATGCCGGAGTTCCGATCTCGCAGACGCAGAGCACCGAAGGCGATTCGCAGGACAACATCGATCCTAATGACGCCATGTCAAAGCGAAGGAAGGCGTTCAGCGATTTAGATAAGAAGACAAGAGGACCTGCCAATCAATGACTTACCCATTTTTCAAGGAAGAGCAATTCGGATCGAGGACTCAGCTCACGTTCACCGGAGAGGAACTGGATATATTCCTTCCTTCCGATTATTTCGATGACTCCGTGGACATGGCTGAAATCGTATCCGAGTTCATCGACTGCATGGGTATCTTCTGCTTCAAGACAGACGGCCATCTCTATCAGATAACGATGCCTATCAGAATACGTTTCAGCTTCTCTTCGAAATACACCAAGACGATGCGTCTTCTTCCTGGCATGCCAGAAGCTGACTATACCGTTTTCGTCCTCAATCGGGGAGACGCGTTCATCTATGATCTTCTGCATAAGGAGAGCAACCAGGACATCGAATTCATGTTCTCGAAGATGATCGCTTTCGGAAAGATCCCGCCATCGCTTCCTTATAGAAAGTCGATCGATCTCGTGATGCAGTCTCTGATCATTTCCGGCGTCAAGTCGAAGATAGGAGTCCCCCTTCTAAGCCTTGAGGTCGTCCTATCCGAGCTGTACAGAAACAAGAACAACACGTCTCAGCCGTTCAGAATGCTGGCTGGGTCAGGTCGCGGAACGGATTATGACTTCAAGCTCGTGCGGATGACGAAGATCCCTGAGCTAAACTCGACGTTCACCGGAATATGCGGAGAGGATTCGAACCATCAGATCGTATCCGCCATCTACAAGACCAAGACGCATCAGGAAGAGAAAGACACGCCTATCGAGAAGATCCTCAAGTATTGAAAAGACTGCCAGTCGGCAGTCTTTTTCTTTGCTTAAGCTACGGTTACTCTGGTGACGTAAGAGGATTTGACGAACTGATCTTGCCACTTCTGGATCAAGGCGTCTCTCTTCTCGGTGGCGCTATCGACCATATCGAAGAACGGCTCGATGTTTCCATAAGGAGTGCTCATGCTCTGGAAGCGGTGCCTGATCGGATACAACGAGATAAGGACATCGCATAGGCATAGCTGCAGGAACTCGTCCCTTAGGCCGATCGGGATAGTCTTTAGATGCTTAGGATGAATCGCTTTGACCTCGATGATCGGATAGTCGTTCTTCAGAAGCTTAGGATAGCAGTTGACGACGTTTGGCGGCTCGAATCTGAAAGTCGTTCTAGGAAGAACGGCGCTCGTATAATCCGCCAGGATCTGATTCTCGAATGGGTTGATCGTCATTGGAACCACGGTGGCTCCGTATTGGATCGACTGGTCGAAGTGGATCTTGTGGATCCCGAATATCTGGATGTTGTCCTTGTTCGGGAGATAGTACCTGTTCTCGCTTCCTGGGACGATGTCAGCCGACGATAGCGTGACGTTATAGACGTACGGGAAGAACTTGCTGAACGTCTTCAGGCTCTCGTCGAAGACGACTTTCATCATCTCCTCGTCCGAAATCTCGATCGTCTGGACGACCGACCCAAGGTTTCTCTTTAGGTATCTAAGCGCGTCCGTTGGGGTTAGTCCAGTTGCCATATGCCGTTTATTCCTCGGGAAAATAAAAATAAAATCCTCATAATCGATTGTTCAGGGCCAGTCTCTAATTCCGGCTTAGAGATATATGATTTTGGTGTGAGAGTGAGCGGCATCGGCCAATGCTTGCCTAATCCCACGTTAAAAGGAGATAAATTTATGAATGCTGAAATCATCGATAGAACATCAGCCAAACGAGAGAATGACGACATCGCCGGGGACAGGATCATCATCGCCACGCTAAAACCATTCGTCCGTGAGGTGTACGTCCATAGAATGAACGCGTTCATCACATATTGGCTAACCGCCAAATCAGATGATCGCCATCGCCGATACAGAAACAAGATCATGGATGCCATACGGTATCTTCAAGTAGCAGAAGCAGTAAAATACCTGTCCGAAGAATACGCCAGGCAGCAATCATTGAAATACGGGTTCGCCATCGAGCCGATCTATCCGCGCAAGAAATACGAATGAAGACAGCCGCCCAGCCAGCGGCTTCTTTTTTTGCTTCCGGAGGACCAGAATGGCCAGAAGCCTACGAACAATCTATTATCGAAACGTCAGCGTCACTCACGTCGTCGGAGGAATAAAATATTATGCAAGACACCGATCAGTCAGCTGAGATCCTTGGTTCAGCGTACGATATGTACCGAGCCAAGAAGATCACCAAAGGCGCCTTTGAATCAGAGCTTAAGGATTACCTTGATAACAACGGATCGCTCAGCGATTCGATCGTTAGAATCGAGGATGAGGACGGAACCGACTCAAGCAAGTCGTTCGTCGCAGCCGTCCTGCCTGAATTGAAGAACGGAACCTATGAAACATTCATTCTCCTCGGGGCTCACTGCCTCGACAATGACTGGATCTGCGACAGAAATAATTGCGGAGTGGTCCTGAAGAATCTTCTCGACGGGCTTAACGAAGCCGCTCAGAAAGCGATCCTCGTTCTGTCGTTCTTCGACCGCCAAGTCGAGCATAACGAATTCACGCTGTCTGACATACTGATCGCCTATCTCAAAGTGTATTACGCAGCCATCAGCTGCTATCCGCCTTCCGTCATAGACGCCATCACCGACAAGCACATCCTCGACATCGATGCCGTCAAGAAAGCTTTGTCTGACGCAACCGACACCGATGACGCAGCCGAGCTTCTCAAGAGATTGGATGACGACAGAGTCATGCCTAAGGTGTTCTTCACCGTCATCAATGAGCAATACAGCAGCGAGATCGCGGCCAAGACGAAGACCATGAAAGCCAAGATGGCCAAGATCACCGGTCTGACTGATCTCCCTAAGGACAATGAGCTCGGAAACACGATCATCTCCAACACCAATTCTGACATCGGAGACGGATTCGGAGGGCCGGCCGGAGAGAAAGGCGGGCCGTCTATCAAGTTCTGATCCGACTGGAAAAAAATAAAATAAACCCGGAGTCGCATAGACTTCGGGTTTTCTTTAGCAAAATAACCGGATCCTGATTTCTCAGGACCCGGTTAGTCTGTCAGATCAGATTAGGCGATGTCAGCAGGAGAAGTAACTGCAGTCCAGTGGCCAGCGAGGTAGCCCGGGTTGCTGTTATTCTTGACGACGATTAATCCGATGGCCGGGGTGAATGCCTGGAAGGCATGTCTCTTGGTCATCATGATTGACGGAACATACGGATGGTTCGGATCACGATATCCGCGTTCAGTCGAGAAGGTGTACGGATAGTACTTGTAGGTCATCTGATCCTCAGCATCCGGTAAGAACACGAGGTAGAGGCCACCTTGCGGAACGAGCGGTGAGCTGATGATCTTGAAGTTGCTGCCGTTTCCGACATAAGTTCCAAGTTCATAGTCGACCGAGACGCCATCGACAGTCTGGCCTTGGCCACCGCGGAATTCCCAGTTGACGTTGCTGATGAGAGCAGTGTCGATCGGGTTGCCGACGATGCTGAAGGTGCCAATCTGGAAGTATGACGCCTGTTTGATTAATTGAGCGACGTGGTCGATCAACGGCTTAAGCTCTTCTCTCCAGAGCTTCGGGCTGCCAGCAAAGCCAGCGGCAGGAATGCAGTCGAAAGTGAAGCTGAAGTTAGTTGCCTTATAGACAGTCGAATCGAATTCATCGACTGACGGCTGATTGAGGAATTCGTTCTCAAGGAAGTCGAGAACATCCTGGTCAACCTTGGTCGCGAAGACGTTGGTCATCGTGTCGATGACTTCGGCAGTCTGGTCGATCTTGTAGAGCGCTTGCATATCCTGGAGTTGCTCAATGGTGATAGGAGCATTGAGGTGCGTTCCAGTCGGAATTGCGATGTTGATACGCTTGGTTTCGAACATCAAGCTGTATCCAGAATCGTTGAATTCGGTTGATTGATGAACGCGGAACACGATCCTGCATTTAGCAGGAGCAGTTCCGATCCAGCCCATATCAACAAGGCCTTTAGCGAAATCGACATTGACAGCGAGCTTGTAAGTCTTAGTGCCATCCTTGCTGGTGACAGTAACGACGGAGCTTCCATCAGTGCCCAAGATCTTGTTTAAAACAACGGTCTTGTCGATAGCAGTATCTCCAACCCCGATGCTGTAGAGCTTAGTTCCACGATCGAGATTGGTGACGGCTTTTCCATCGCTTCCAGTAAGTAACTTCGCGCCAAGGCCAATCTTGGTTTCATCGAAAGTAGCTTCGGTGTAATCTTTCAGAGCTTGGTTTGCATCAGCAACAGTAGCGTTGCCAAGCGTATTTTGTCCAGCAGCTCCGATCAATCCTTTCGGAAGCTCGACGCGATTGCCATCTTTGTCTTCGAAATACGGCTTAAGATAGCTGACGGTGAGGTACGGCGAATCGGCGACTTGGGTCTTGATCGCGTTCTTAAGCGCGAAACGCGGCCAAAGCTTGCGGATGACGGGCATGCTCATAGAAGCGATCGGGGTGATGCCGGAGACCGATTCTGCGAGGAGTTGCTGTTTGTTGGTGTTCGCCATGAGCTGCGACATAACCGCGGCATCATCGGCAGATGCACCCTGGGTGAGACTTTCGACGTAAGTGTGGAAGAGTTCAGGATCATTCTCGACTTCACCGAAGCCATTTCCGAGAATGCTGAGCTGCATCGACTTGAACGTGTCATAGGTCTCACGGAGAATTGACTTATAATCTGAATTTTCCATGTGATATGGACCTTCCAAGTTTATTCATTCGTCCAACGATAGTACGCGGGCATTTATTTATATGAATGGTGTGTGAATGATTTTAATCGCTTTTCAACTGATGCGATGGCGGTTTTGGCGTCCGGCGTCATTCGTCGCCGATTTCGTCCAATTTTAGGATTGCGCGGATCTGCTTGATCGTATTGATAAGCTCGACTCTCAGCAAACCGTAGACATACAGATTTCGTTCATATGGGTCATCGACGAAAGCCCCAGATTTGTAAGCGTCGATCTTGTCCTTGATTAAATCAAGATTCTTGATCGCCTCTGACAAACTAGACTTATCGACATTCTCATCTTCGAATCTGTCAGTCTCCGTCTTGTTGAGCGCTTCCTCGATGCGATCAGCGTGGTCTTTCAGCGAATCGATGAGACCGAACACGCGCAGCTTCTTCTGACGATCAAGCTCAACTTCGGTTCCAATCGAATCTTGTTGCGACTGGATAAGTTGAGGATCTTCTTGCGGTTGCTGCAGGTACGCGGCGTCATTCATTGCTTCGGGCTGCGCATTAGCATCCTGTTGCTGACCAGCGCTAGGATCAGCCTGTTGGGGCTGCGCCGAAGGCTGGCTGGCGTCGTCATTTTGGAGATTTGGGTCATCGACCGGGGCATTTAAGTCTCGGCCGTCGCCTAGTCTTGGATCAGCCGGGATCTGATATTGGACTTCGCTCAGGTTCCAGGTTCGTTTTTCCAAGGCCGTCTCCTCCGTGGTTCGCTCAATTCTTTTTGCGGCTGAAAAATCGGCCGCCGGACATCAAACGCATGCATCTTTGATATAATCGCAGAAGCGCACATTCAATGTGGGTAATTGGTTGTTCTTTTTCTAGAAGTAAAAATTTATTTTTTTCGCATAATTTGACGAACAAATAACGAAATAGTAATAAAATGCAAAATGGCATTATGCGTCCGTAAACACGCATGGATTCTGGCATTGTTAAAACGTAATGACTAACTTTGCATTTTATAGCGTTTTTAAGTAAATCGACCAAAATCGCAAAATCACCAGACACAGCGGAGCGAACAATTGATTATCAAAATATCGTGACTAGGAGGCTCTAATCAATCATGAGCTTTATTATAAACGAGGCTGCCATCGCTAGCGAACCACGAATCGAAAGCTCGAATGCCAACGTCGTTAAGTTCGTCGCCATTCTTCAGGAAGCCGACAAGAAGAATAGAAACGGAAGAATCTATCCGCGCCATGTCCTTGAAGAAGGAATCTCAGCGTCGCAATTCCAGGAGAAGCTCAGAACCAAGAACCTCTTCGGAGAATGCGGACATCCTCTTGACCAGTCGGTCATGCGCCAAATGAGCATCGATCAGCGCAACATCGCTTTCATCGTCGATGAGGTTTGGTGGGATGGCGATCTGCTTATGGGCAGATGCGAAACCGCCAACACCGAAGCCGGACGAGACATGAAAGGCCTGATCGAGCAAGGAACGCAAGTCGCGTTCAGCCTTCGCGCCCAAGGAAACGTCCATAAGGATTACAAGCAGGGAGCCGATGTCGTCGACTCTCCTATCATGATCTGCTCTTGGGATTGGGTCTGCCTTCCGAGCCACGACAAAGCTTATCTTGATCACATCTGCGAAGATACCAGCAAGATGATGTTCCGCGTCTCCAACACGAGATCGGTTGCAGCATCGCTCAATGAGTCGCTTTCTTTATATACTAATGGGTCGCTTACCCCGATCGATGACAAAGCGATGAAAGGCGCCTTGGTAGAGGACTATTCCTCATACTATGGAAAGCCGGCCATCCCGCAGGACAAAATCTATGTTCCGGATTCGAGCGACGTCGTTCAGTCCATCAACAAGAACGAGACCGTCCTCATCAACGGCAGCACGGTCAAGAAAGTCTATACCGAAGACTACGTCATGAAGGACATCCGCTCCAAGATCAGCGAATTCGGCAAGACGCCGGAAGAGCTCAACGAAGGGGAAAAAATAAAAAAACTCCGTCATGACTATTACATGCACAAGGCCATGCATGCCCAGGACAAAGCGTCCGACATCCAAGGCCAGATGAGCGCCGAGATGCAGAAGATCATCACGCTTGCCCTTCAGTACTACTCCAAAGAAATCGCCGCCGGCCAGATGACCGAAGACGACGCCATCAAGAAATACATGACCAAAGAGCATGGCGAGGACCATGTCTCTGGTAAGTATGACAAACTCAGCGGCAAGAAGAACGCCGCCGAGGTCGATGTCGCATACAATGCGAAGAGGGCCGAAACCCTTATGCCTGACGCCCCTACCATGGAGGGTAAATAACAATGCTTACATTAGATGAAGAATTCGAGACCAAGTACGCCGCCTATTGCCAGGAGCAGGACGACGCCGAATTGGTCGGGACCGTCGAATCGATCCAAGAAGCTGAGTATCAGTTCCTCAAGAGCGTCGACAGCATCCAGAAATACATCAATCTAGTCGAAGCTGACCCAACCGTGTCAGGCGCTTCCGCCGGAGCAGGCGGAGACGAGAATGACGACAGCCATCATGATGACGGAGGCACTCGCCGTCAGCAAGCAAAGCCCGCCGCCAGCAAATCGGAAGACAAGGTAACCTATGAAGGCGTCAGAGACAGCATCACCGACATGTTCAACATCTTCCGCTCCATGGAGCAAGATGCCCGCGACAGCTACAAGCAATCCATGACCGCCACCAAAGGCCCTTCGGCCGATGTCGTTCCGGCGTATGCCACCGTCGAGCGCATCAGCGACATGAAGTTCCCGCAGAACATCATCTTCTTCTTCCAGCAGCTCATCACCTGGATCAAGAATCTCATCCTCGTCGTCATCGAGAAACTCACCCGCGGAATCCGCAATCTCTTTGGGATGCCGAACTCCAGAGATGACTTCCTCAGCAAAGACGATCTCAAACTCAATCTCAATAACGTCAAGTCGATCGAGCGCATCAGCACCCCGCTTCAAGCCGTCAAAACCGACAAGAACGGAAACGTCGCCGTTCCTAAGCTCGCATCGCTCGTCTATGTCCCTGCCGATCAAGCCGTCAAATACGGAATGAACTTCGGCGAATCCGTTTCCCTCAAGGAAGCGACCGAAGACCATGACGATCATGGCGATGGCCATGAATCCGATGCCAACCGAGTCAGCCGCAATCCGACTCCGGTTCTCATCGTCGATACCACCAACGATCTCGCCGAGCTCAAAGAGTACATGCAGCACTTCTTCGATCTCTTCGACAATGCCGTCGGATCGAATAACGAGGATCTGTTCAAGACCGAGGATCTCGATCTGATGCTCACCATCTTCAAGAAGATGGAGGATGACATCAAATCCGGAAGCGTCCCCACTTATCAGATCGGAGGCCAGAGCATTGAAGGATCGGCAATCGATTCCGAGAAGATGCGCGACAGCCTCATCCGCACCAAGATCAACACCGACAATCTCAAAGCCGCCTTCCAGCAAACCGAGAAAGAGATTCAGCTTCTCACCAAGATCATCACTCAGAAGCAGCTTCTCGCCATCTCGGACATGGGAGTCCAGTACAAGTTCCTGTCAGCAGCCACCAATGAGCAATTGACCAATATCATCGAAGTTCTTAGCGCAAGGCTTGAGCAAGCCTCCCAATACGAGGATGTCCTGGCCGATGAGCGCAAGAAGTACAATGATCTCGTCAATGAGATCAACTCGATGAGAGTCGCCTATGGCTCTGTCGCCAACGTCGCTTACACATCGGTGTATCAGCGCCAGATCAACGAGCTGTTCGACTCATCGAAGTACATGACCCAAATCGTTTCGCTCCGTCTCACCACCCTGACGATGTACGTCCAGGCTCTCCGCGATCTCAAAGAGATCTGCATCAACCTCAACGCAGTCAACACCGTCCACAGCATGGAACCGCACAGATTCGAGTTTGGCAAGTTCTTCGACAAGTCCGCCAGCGCCCAGAAAGCGTTCCTCAAGAACTGACTTCGCTAAACGATCTTACGCCCAAGAAGGGTCGGGAAACCGGCCCTTTCGTTTTGCTGGCAAGTGATATATTATTTACCTGAAAGAAGGTTACATACCTATGCTTATTTCAGGCTATCAGGGCAGCGGCAAATCCACTTACGCCAAAGCCCATTCCGAAGACTGCGTCGATTTCGAGAGCAGCAATTTCGATAAGAGCAAAGCCGATTGGTTCGTCGATTATGTTAAGCAAGCCGTCGCTTTGGACGACAAATACCAAGGATCAAAAATCATTTTCATCTCGTCGCACGCTTGCGTCAGAAACTGCGCATTAGCCTGGAACCATCATGGCTATTGGACGGTCGCCCCAACCAAGGAATGCAAGGAACTTCTTCTGAAGATTCTCGCCAACAGATACGCGGCGACTATGCTTCCGAAAGACTTCAGAGCCCTCTACGGAGCTTTCAATTTCTTTGACGCCGAGATCGACGCGATCTACAATGATAAGCGTTTCAACGTATGGTGGCTCAATCCGAACCACATGCATATCACCGACGATGACATCGCGTGGATGCGCATCAGCTGCGCGCCGTGCCAGTCGGAGAAGAAGAAAGAAGGAAAGTAGAGTATGCTCATTCCAGACGAAGCCGATCAGACATCACCGGAAGATGAGTCTCAGCAAGACGTTGTCAAAGAGAAAGCCCCTCGGCTTACCATCACTTACGATCATGGGGATAGCAAGCCTCCGAAGGGATGGGTCAGCAATTGGACAAGACTGTCTGACGGAACGATAAAATGCACCGACGAGGATTTCTCATACAATCCGCTGACATACTGGGGAAAAATTATTTTATATCCCGGCGATGAAGGATTCGCTCCGTTGGACTATGACAAGATCCCGGTGATGTGCGACACGCCGTCGGAGGAGCAGAGCTGGGGCATCTCATTCGGAAGAACCGATGTCGAGCTCCAAGTCGAGCTTACCGACAACACGTTCGCTACCAAGATCAACAAGCAATTCACGAGGCAGAGATACGATTCGAGCCTCGGGGTTGGCTGGGCCATCGTCAACACGGACAGCTATCTCGATTCCAAAGGCAAGCAGAAAATCATCCATATCGATTGCGTAGGCCCCAAGGATTCTTTGTCTTTGGCGGCCAAGTGCGCCGATGATCCTGAGCTCTCCAAGACGGCATGGCCTTCTCCGATCTATTCTTTTCACGAAGACACGTGGAAAGGATCGAATCCTAAGAAGGAAGATTCCGTCATGCAAGGAAGGTCGTCCGATGAGCAGCAGACCGAAATCGTCGGAGCCCGCAATTCTTTCTGGGCCAAGATAACGACGACGGACAATACGATGCTCACTTGGATCCGCAAGATGTGCGCGGCCAATCCGTTTGACCCGAAGAAGAATCCAACCGGATGGAGAATGGAGAGACTCGGCCGCCCAGACAAAGAGCATCCGATTCCTAAAGGATGCCCGACGTCTGAGAGAATCGTAGCCTGGTGCCCGAAAGGATGCATCAGATTCAGAGGAGTCCGTATGGATCTCGTGGCTAAAGCCATCAAGATCCGCAGCGACAAGGAAGCCAGCCTCAAAGCAAAGCGCTCAGAGCGCCGAGCTGAGAAGAAAGCATCCAAAGCGTCTCCTGATCAAAAATCTCCGTCGCCAAAGCCTAATGCGAAAGTGATCTCAAAGAAATCCGTCGCTAAACCAACCAAGCAAAAGGCCATTAAAAAGCCAGTTGCCAAGAAGGTTTCTTCTAAAGTAGCCAAGCCTTCTCCAAAGAAGAAAGCTAAGCACAAGTGAAAACGATCTATTGACTAAGACGGCTTGAGGACGCATAATTGTGCCGTATCGAATAGGAGAATCAATAATGTCTAAAGTGGAACTACGCAACCGAGATATGACGAAGCAGATCTCTTTCAAACAGAGATGGCTTTCAGACCAATACCGCAAACTGCGGATGGTCTATTCTCAGGACGAGATTTCATCCGAGGACATAAAGAACATGCTCCTTGAAGAGTACGACAAGCGTTATCAAGCCGTCGGCCGATTCGTCAACAACGTCGATCGCACAGACAGCCAGATGACAGTCGAGCAGTTCATCAACGTCTACATGAATCGCGACGATTGCGTCATGTCCGGGTATTCGACTTTGTTCAAGGACTCCAATCACTCAAGCGTCATCGCGCTTAAGGCTCTGAAGTTCTTGCTTGACACCCGTTCGAAATACAAGAAAGAGATGGTCAAGTACGAAGTCGGAAGCGACATGTACATTTACTACGACACTCTGCAAAAGGACTATAAGATCCTTGCAAACTCCTATTACGGAATCTGCTCTCTCGATATCTCGCCGTTCTTCAATCCGTACGTTCAGAACTCCATCACCATGAGCGGGCAGGATATCATCACGACATCCATCTCAACGATGGAGTCTTTCTTGAGCAACAGCAACACTTTCGATGACATGGACGATATCTATGAATTCGTCATGAACGTATCTCTCGAGAAGACCGACGAAAGCATCCTCAGTTGGATCGATCGCCCGATCACCTCAGAAGAGCTTATCGACGAAATCAGATCGCATACCACCGGAGAGATAAACGAACTCGCTTTGAATAAGCTCGTGTCCGGAATGGACGATGAGCTTCGAAGCAAGGTGTTCTATAAGAATCACATCGCGGAGTTCTGCGCAAATACTAAAGTTAAAGAGCATATCGGCAAAGTAGTGTCAACGGAATTCGCCGGAGACGAGCTCATCTGCAAGATCGTATGCGACTACTGCTTATACGATGCCATCCTCGATGACAAGTACAAGCGTTCTCTCAAACAGCCTCGCAAATCAGTTCTCGTCGTCGACACCGACTCCAACTTCCTTTATCTCGATCCGGAGATCAAAGCGATCTCGGAAATCATCGGAAAGGACGATGACTCGACCAATCTCAATATCACCAACATGGTCATTGCCATCATCACGGAAGCCCTCAAGAGGATCTATTGGACCCTGACTTCGAGCTTAGCCGTTCCCGATGATCATAAGCCGATTATCAACATGAAGAACGAGTTCTGCTACTCGCGCATCATGCTTACCAGAAACAAGAAGAACTACGCCGGACTCGTCACGGTCAAGCTCGGAAAGCGCCTAAGCGATCCGAGACTTGATATCAAGGGATTGGCGATCCGCAAGAGCACCGTCGGAAAGTCGCTCCGCGACAAATTCACAGATCTGCTCGTATACGATATTCTCTCTCCGAAGAAGATCGAGATCCGCAAAGTCATGAAAGACTTCGATCTCATCGGCGATACCGTTCGCGACTCTCTCAAGACTGGAAGCACGGAATACGCGACTCCAAAGAGCTTGCAGACGTTCGATAACTACAAGAACCCGGAGCGAATCGATTCGCTCAGAGGCGCGATCATGTGGAATGAATTAGAGCCAGAGAACTCCATCAATCCTCCTGAGACGGTGTCGATGGTTCCGCTTATCGTTGGAACCAACAAGGACTGCAAGCCGCTTCAGGATATGAAGCTAACCGATCCAAAGAAGTACGGCATCATCATGAAGCGCGCGTTCACGGCTCCGTCCGCCAACAGCAGCAACATCGACATCACGTCATTCGGATTCGATGTCCTATCGGTTCCGAAATCTCAAGATTACATTCCGCAATATATACTTCCTTTGATAGATTACGAGACGCTGATCGCCAAAGCGATGGCCAACGGAAACATCCTTCTGGAATCGCTCGGAGTCTATTGCTCGAACAACTTCAAAACCAACATCGTTAGGTTCTGAGCCATCTCCGGATGGCTTTTTTCAAAGCCGGGAAATAAAAATAATTTCCCAGCGGAAAGGATTATCTTTATGAGTAAGATCGTTTATGATGACAAGAACAGCCCCGATTGCAAGGACAAGCCTAAAGATAACGCATTCGTTCCTGGATGCACGATCGCCGCTTCGGCATGCCCGAAGCCTATTTGCGATCCAAAAGAGATCACCGAAGACCAGACCGATTCTATCATCGGAATGGCCCTTAAGCTTCCTGAAGGCTCTGGCCGAGATAGCTTTGTCGTCTCCCGCATGGAAGATTTCATCCCTACCCCATACTTCGCAGCCAACATCGTCAATGTGATCAGCAATCAGGCATTCTCCGTTCTTCCGAATATCAGCGGAGACATCATTGAGATGTTCTCCGACAAATTCGATTACGAAGCCTATATGCGATCCAACGGAAGATCGCTTCTCGTTCTCACCAATACGAACGTCATCAATAAGTTCAGCATCGACGTTCAAGCCGCGCTTGGCGTCAATCGCACGATGACTGCTCCTGAATTCAAGGCGCTTATCAAAGACAGCCGCCCCGAAGTAAAGGCAGCCGCTTTTGCCAAGGCTCCGTATGGAACCATCACAGAAGACATGATGATCGAATACGCGTCTGATCTAACGCTTAATTCTATCAGCAACCCAAACATCACAGTCACATGGACTCCTGACTTCGCCAAGAGATTCGCTGAGTCAGCCGGAGACAGGATGCATCCTGAAGTGGCGCTCAAAGTCATTTCATGCATGCGTGATCCCGTTGTGGCCGACGATATCATCAATAGGCTTGCCTTAACCAAAGATGACGTATATGGCGGAACCATGGATGACGTCATGAAGAAGCTCATCATCAATTACAATGGCCAAACTCTTGAGGACATCCTTAAATTCGCATCGGCATTCACGCCGAACGTCTTCACCAACACGACCATTCGCAATCTCATCACCTTCGATCCGCAGCCTTCTGAGTCGATCATGCTTTCGATCGTCGATCAGCTCAAGGCCGCCGGAATGCAAGACGAGATCTACAGATACGCTCAAGTTCATAATATGGATTCACTTAAAGTTGAGGTTATGTTATAACTCTGTGAATTCCTTCTTCGGTGAGATCAATATACTCGCCGCTTAATCGCTTGCGCGATTTGAAGCGGGAGCTTGCGACTGCCCATCGGCGGCTCGGGATTTCTCCTGTTGGCAACCGTTCGCGGCTTTCGCCGCTGCGCCATCGCTGGCGTTGGCGTCGCATCGTGGGCCGATTGACGCCGTCGGAAAAGGACGAGCCGATTCCGACGGACTTGCGACCCCGGAAGACATTTATTGTTGCTTAAATTAAAAATACACGTATAATAATGATGATTAATTAAGAAAGGAATGCCGCGATTCCTCTCGCCGCCTAGAATATCCAGATTCTTGAGGCGGGAGTATCCTCGCGGGGCTTAGATGACTGGCGGAATCATTATCATGGGATTGGACGACGTCCTCATGGACGCGTCCGTCTCGCAATACGAGACTATCAGATGCAATTGGGCGAGATACTCTCCGTATCTTATAGATATGGGAAACCTCACCAGAAAGCAAATCCACGATCGCCCACTGTACGCTTTCAACGATTGGCTTATTAGGCCTGAGTTCAGAAGCATGGCTGCTAATGATTACGCCAACGTTCAAGTAAGGCTTCTCAAGCAGCTTGAGGATGACTTCTATTCGAAGAACGCTCACGCGTCTATGCCGATAATGCCGATCGCATACGGATCGGTTCTCAATCCGAAATACATGCTTAGCGGAACCGTCAAGAAGGTTTACGTCTATGCGTCGTATCTGGACGAAAATCCATCTGACAAGAAGAATAAACTCGAAGCGATCGAGTCAAACTTCAAAGGCGACAAAGTAGAGCCGCTGCTGTTTCCAGCAACCAAAACTCTTATGGACGCCATCTCGGAAAAAGGAATCGAATGGGATCTTCTCGTCACAGAGGACTCGTCCCTGATCCGCAAGATAGCCGAAAGATACAAGAGCTTGGCTAAGAAGGAATTCTTCGTCCCAAGGTACGGATATAACGCCGTTCCTCAGGAAGTCAAGATCCTGATCGAAGGCAAAGGCGGAGTTATCAACTATTACGACGCCGATTTAATAGCCAGTTAGCCACCGCCGTTTGGCGATGGCTTTTCTGACTGGAAAGGATTCGCATGGAAAAAATAAAATATTCCAAGCAGGATATCGATGACGTCAAAGCGCGCATCAAGAGCGTCGAAGACATCCTAAAATCGAAGTCCTGCTGCATGCCGGCTGAGCTAAAGCGAACGAGAGACTTCCTTAAGAAGCAGCTCTCGGATATACGAAACGGCTATATGCGATACATCGCAGCCGCTACGCTTCGAAAGAAAGCCGGAGCATTCGTCGATCGTTATTCTGAGAGCGTTGAGCTCCAGGACAACGATGACTATATGGACAACTACATCTATGCCAAAAGCGATGCTGACGCCCTGAAGCAGCTCAACAACAGCATGCTCGCATACGAGCGCTTATCCCTGGATGGATCCGGAATCAACAATCGGTACATCCTGTGGAAGAGCTCAGACAGATCAAAGCCTATCGGGGAAGCTCACACGAGATTCTTCGCGTCGGCGACGCATAGCCAGAAAGGAACCTAGTCAATATGCCAGTTTTAAGTTATCGAAAGAAATCGACGTCTCGGATCCAAGCGATCCAATGGGATGGCGGCAACTACGACGAAGTCAAAGCCTTCGCTGAGAAAGGGCGCCACGTCAATCCGATCAAATGCGAGCACGGCAACGCCTCAAGCGTCGTCGTGATCCATTGCGGATCCGCTGATTCGTATACCTTGACGATTGGATTCTGGGTAGCCAAAGACTCCCGTGGCCAGTTGATCGTGTGCGATCCGAAGACGTTCGAAAGCGTCTACGAGCCTAATGACTGAAAACAAGATAGGCATATAGCCTATCTTTTTTTGCAAGATATAGACATCTTTGCATTTTGTAATTAATTCTAACTTTTAGACTAGACGAAGCCCAACAATCGATTATCGACATATGGATATATGCCTATGATGAATAATTCCTTGCGGAAGCATTCCGCTCAGAGAGGAAAAGAAATGAAGAAGAATAAGATTGTCGTTACCCTTTGCTCATTGGCAGCGTGCTGCGCTTTGGCGTCATGCAGCGCCAACAGCTTTTTCCAAGAGTACATGACCGTGGGAGCTGCTCCTACCGCCGAGAAGGCTTCTACCGAATTCGAGCTCGTTGAAAAGCAATACAGCAACAAGATCACCCAATGGCTCGCAGACACCGCCAAGATCAAGACCAGCGAGATTTGCTTCAAATTGGTGAAGACCGCTGACAGCGACAAGCATGGCCTTGCGGCAAGCGGAACCGATGAATGGATCTTCAAGACCCATTCCGTCACCGATAAGATCAATCATGAATATGGCATCACCCTCAAGGTTTCTGAGATCACCGACACGAACTCGGTTTGGTCCAAAGCCTATGACGCAACCACCGGATTCGTCACCCCGGTTGAGTATTTCACCAACAAAGCCGGCGACAATACCTATGTCCGCAAATTCGATATCGACTTCTCGAAGGTGTTCGCGACGTATGCCTTCAAAGACGGCGACGCCGTGGTTACGGCCGATGCCGGATTCGCCGGAATCAAAGACGGAACGTATTCGATGATGTTTCAGCAAGCTCGCTATGCCAATGACGCATTCACGCTCCTGAACGGGACCTGGATCACGTTTGGCGGAACCACCGATCCGATCAATCACTGATCAGCTCAGAAACAAGGCGCCGAGAGATCGACGCCTTTTTTTTATTTTTTTCGGCGGCAAAAGCAGCAGCCAACAATCGATTATGGAATCATCTTCAAACAAAGCGGCATATCTGATCCAGATCGCTCCGGACCCATCGGTCTTCGAGCTCATCGTCAAAGAACGATCCCTCAACGCGTCATTCGGAGATGATGCCGCATCTAAAACAGGGATGCTTTTTGCTTTCAAAGCAGTTTCTCCTCAGACGCTGCAGACCAGGTTTTACAGAGCCGAGTTTCTCGTCGATGACGGATCTGCCGTGTCGGTTGCCAACGGAATAGACTACGTCACGTATTATTATGGCGGACGAAAGGTAATCATAGCCGATGCCGGAGAGAATCCGTCGTCTACGATATCGCTCATCGTCACAGCCACCACGAACATAATGGGGGTTGCATTCTGATGGCATTCGCATTCAAAAACTACCTATCGGTCCCTTCGGGATACAGCGTAGGGTCTTATTATCTGTACAGAACATCGTCCGATTATGCCGTTTCGACGTCTTTCGTTTATGACAGCACTTCGGTAGATCCTAAAGACAGATACAACAGCAAATCGTATTATATCTATGGAAACAAATACTCCATAATGCCTGAGACGCTTCTGTCCGGAGTTTCTACGGTCACTACCAATACCGGATTAGTCGGTATCTATCAAGCCGGGCGTCTTATCGTATATGACGTCCTATGCAGCGAATCCGTGTCTAACGGCATTGAAGGGATAGTCAAAGGAAGCCTTGTCCAAGAGCCTTATGATTACGGAACCGGAATAACGAAATGCTTCATATGCTCAGTCGGCTCAGCCGGAAAGATGTCCACGAGCACCGACGTGTTCTTAAACAACGGCGTCACCAAGAGCTTCAGATCAGATATGGATCTCGATGGATATTCGGGGATATCGTGCTTAGACACCGGCGTGTATTCATGCCCGTCTTCCGTGTCGATACCTACCGACATATGCATCTACCCAAGAAAGCAATGCTATGTCAGGATCGCCGGAGCCGGAAGCGCATCGGCTGCGGTTCTCAGCCTTTCAATGTCTTCGTCATCGAGCAGCTATTCCATATCGCTGTCAAACGGATCCGGGTCGTCGGTGCTTTATTATCCATATAACCCATATTCCGACAGCCAAACGTTCATGTTTCTTTCCGGAGTGATATCCGCATCGTCAGGATCAATGCCGGCATCGGTCTATCTGGAGGTTAAATGAATGGAGTACTTTGACAAATATTTCCAGCTTGACTGCAATAACAGGATCGATTACGTCTATGTGCTTGGATGCATCAAGAACAAGGCATGCGTCACTCAATCCCAGATAGGCAAATTCTCAGGATACGATTCATCTAACCAGATCATGGTGTATGGAAAAGCATCCGGCCAACTGACAGGATTCAATGCGATAAACCTTATCCTCGTCATCGGGACAAACGCCGACGCCGTTCATTATCTTCCAGATGCGGATAACAATATCAGCGCATATGAGCGCATGATAGCTCCGGGAATTAAAAAAATAATCCTTTATACGAAGTCATCGATTGACAGATAGGCAAATCCTCGATAGGATCTGCCTTTTATTTATCCATTTTGCAATTTTATGCGAGTGCCCGAAATAACGAACAATTGATTATCGCAAATGATGTTATTTATAGCGAAATCTTCTCGGAGGAAGATGTATGCAAAAGACTAATGATCTTAAGAATTACGAGAGAATAACCACGGAAGCAACCCTTGACGAAGAGATTGATAATCTCCTCAACAGCCTTGACAAAGAAGGCCAAGACGCGGAAGCCGCCGCTAAGAAAGACGAAGCCAAGCCGGCCGAAGCAGCCCCAGCTGCAGCAGCCGCTCCTGCTCAGGCAGCGCAATCAATCACCGGAACCGCTACCGCTGGCCAAGATGTCAAAGCGGCAGACTCGCCAACTCATAATGGCCCAGCCGATGTCAGCGTCCCTGGCCAAGTCGTCCCGACTGCCATTCCGACCAATTCATTAAATTCCAATCCGGCCGTTGTTACCCCGGCAGTCGACAATTCCGTCGCAACCGCTGAGTTAAAGACAGTCGCGTCATCCGTCGATGTCACGGTTAAGCCGTCTCAAACGCATGATGGCGAAGCTCAAGTCGCCGACAGCGCAGCCACATTCAAAGAGCAGATGAACGATATCATCGCAGCCCTTAAGATGAAGAATATCAATGAAGACGACGCCGCTCCGGCCCAAGCCCAAGTTGCAGCCGCCACTCCGGCAGTCGCAGCTCACGTCGAAGCCCCTGTCGCCGCGGCAGTCGATGTAGCCGCCCCACAGACCGGGCATAATGGAGAAGCCGCAGCTCCCGCTAAGCAGGATGCCGCCCCAGCCGTTACTCCGAAGCTCGGAGACGCCCAAGTCACTGCCGAAGTCACGCTCAATGCCGGACAGGAAGTCCAGGCCGCTGATTCAGCAAGCCATAACGGACCCGCCAACGCTGGAGCCGCGGTAGCCCCAGCTGCCGCTGCCAAAGTCGAAACCGAATCGGTCAAGTCAGTCAAAGAAGACAGCCTTGATATCGGATCTGAAGTTAAGACCGCTGTCGATGCCGGCCATAAGGATGGCGTCGCAGTCGCTACTGCCGCCCCGGTCGCTCCGGCTGCAGTCAATGATAAATACTATCCTGCCTGCGCTAAGACCATCGAGGCCAAAGAAGCGTTCGACAAGGATTTCGATAAGTATCTCAAAGGCGTCGCTGCTGGCGAAAAAGCCATGAGCCGTGAAGAATTCGCAAATGGATGGATCTGCCCTGTTGGCGGAAAAGACAACGTCGCTCCTGCTTCGGATGCTGCTAAAGCAGCCGCTGCCAAAGTCGAAGAAAAAGTCGTCACCGAAGCCGCTGACGGATCCAAGGTGTTCTATCCGGAAGGCGTCGAAACCTCCGAGCAGAAGAAAGCGTTCAACATCGCATACTTCTTAGCCAAGAAAGGCAACTCCGGATTAACCAGAGAAGATTTCGCCAAGAACTATGTCGTTGACCAAGCCGTCAAAGACGCGGCCGAAGCTCCGAAAGCCGAAGACGCCAAAGTCGTCAAAGAAGACGAAGCCGTCGTCACTCCTACCGCAGCCGATGCCAAAGTCACCGATACCGTTGTAGCCGCTCAAGATATGACCAATGCCGGAGCCACCGATACTCATGATGGCGCCGCTCAGACCGCTGCTCCCGCTCCGACGGAAGCTCCTGCCGCCGCTGTCGATGCGTCCAAGGTCGTCGCTGCCGCCGCTCCGGCCTTAGCGTCCGAAGTCAGCCAAGCGCAGCCTGATGTTCAGGCTCAGGATTCCGCAAGCCATAACGGGCCGGCCAATGCCGGAGAATCCGTTTGCGCCGATGATTCTTGCGCATGCGATGATGCTGAATGCGAGAACGAAAGCTATGACTCCATCAAAGAAGCCCTTATGAAAGGGCCTGAGTTCTTCGAGGAAGACGATGGTCGCGTTCTCAAGCTCATTGAGCAGATGGCTCTCATCCGTGCCAAAGACAGCGGAGATATCCTGTTCGAAGCGATGGTCGAGCATGCCTCGGCCGCCGAGAAGATCCGCAAGAGACTTTGCGAGAAGTATGGCGCTCTGGCAACCCGCCAAGTCACCAGCTTGATCGAAGAGATCACCGCCGCCGATGATGCCGAGACCGCAGCCGCCGCCGAAGCGGATGCCACCAAGGTGTTTGACGTCGATGCCCAGATCAAGTCCGGCGATGTCGCAGACGTCGGAACCCAAGAGCATGTCGAGAAAGTCGCAGCCGTCGAAGCTGACAAGCCCGCCGACGCTGGAGTATCGACCGCCAAAGTCGAGCCGGCTCCCGCAGTGGCTGATGTCGCCGCAGAAGTCGCTCCTAAGGTAGCCGATGCCGTCAAGGCCGACGCCGATGAGAAACCTGAGGATATCGTTAAGAAAGACGATGTCGCAGGCGGAGTCGAAGTCGAAGCCAAAGCCGGAGAGGCCAAAGACGTCGAAGCAAAGAAAGATGATGCCGCTGCGAAGTAAGAGGCTCCCATCATGAACGAAAAATTATTTAAAACCCTCAACGAAGCAGTTGAGCTCCATAACATCACGAATGATGCCAAGACCGATGCGGTCAGCGCAAACGACGTGATCTTCCATGGGGTCGGCTGCCTCGAGACGATCATCCCTAACTATGGGAGCAGCGTCCTAACCGAAAGCGTAAGCTCCGAAGACGCTGAAGCCGATCTCGATGAAAGCATGGTCGCTGAAGCTTGCACCAATCTTCTTGAGATCGTAGGATCCATACACAGTCTCAATAAGGCCCTCAAGCAAAATGAATACCACGGCGAAGGCAAAGACGAGGTCGAGGGACAGCATATCGAAGCTGACCGAATCAAGAAAGCCGCCGAAGATTCAAAAGCGCCGGCAGACGAAGCCAATAAGGCGATCGAAGCCGGAGACAAAGAAATCATTAAAGGCCTGCGCAGCCGCATTGGCGGAAAGTACTATAATTCCGCATATAAGACTGCTTTCAAGCAGTATGCCAAGAACGGTGGATCCGATGCTGACCTTTCTAAATTCGGCCTTGCCAAAGATCCTAATACCGGAAGAATCAGCTACACGATGTCCCAAGACGAGCTCAATCAGATCGATGATCGAATCAAGGGATCTCGCAAATACAAGAAGATGCATGACCGGCTCGTCAGTCAGCATCAAGCTCCTTTCGATGCCCAGAAGAAAGCCCAGGAAACCTTGTCCAATTACGACAAAGGAGGAGTCGTGTCTAAAGCCGCTGCCGATGCGAAGGCAACCCGTCTATCCAATATCGAGCACGCCAAGAACGTCAACAGCATGGCCAGACAGAACTTCGCTCTCAATCACAAGTTCATGTCGAAGCTTGGATTAGGGAAGCTTATATATGGCCTTACTCCTGAAGAGAAGAAAGCCAAAGCCGACGCCGCCGCAGCTAAGGAAAAGGCAGCCCAAGAAGCTGCTGCCGCCAAAGAGAAAGCGACCAAAGAAGCTGCCGCTAAACAAGCAGCCCAAGAAGCTGCTGCCGCCAAAGAGAAAGCGACCAAAGAAGCTGCCGCTAAACAAGCAGCCGAAGCTCCTGCCGATAAGCCAGTCTCCAAGAAAGAAGGACTCATCTCCAGAATCTTCCACACTGTGAATAGCAAGAGAATAGGATCGCTTGCCGCCCGCAACGTCGAAGCCAGAATAGCAGGCGCTACAAGACCTGCCGTCCCGGCTCCATCTCCCGCTCCGAAAGCAGCCGTTCCAGCCACAGTTGCTCCGGTTCCGGCAGTAGTAGCTCCGAAGGTTGAGGCTAAGCCTGCCGCCCCGGTGGCAGCCGCTCCAAAAGTTGAAGCGAAGCCGGTTGCTCCGAAAGCCGCTCCTGTCGCATCCGCTCCGAAGGCAGAAACGAAACCCGTGACGAAAGCCCCTGCCAAGAAAGAGGCAAAGAAACCTGCCGACAAACCAGTAGCTCCGGCACCAGCCCCTAAAAAGACAGAGCCTAGAGCCTAGTCTATCAGCCAGTTGATTCTCAAGAATGGAAGTACTTATTTAAGTACTTCCATTTTTTATGCGCGCATGGTATCATGTACGCGCGGAAATAAATAAATATTTCGATAAAGAAGGGTCAATTAGATGAGCGAAACGCAAACCATCGACATTAATGAATTGAAAGCAAAGGTATCCGATTACGACAGCCTCGTTCAATCGCTCAAGGATGGGATCCTAAGCGATTTCGGATCTCGTCATGACACCATGACCCTTAAAGCGGATGATAAGTCCATCGAGATGTCGAAAGGAAAGCTTCTCATCAATCTGATGCTTCTCAGATTCTATTCTGGGCGCCCGGAGAAGATCACCTCGGCTGATTTGTATATGTATGATTACGTCACCGCTGACACGATCGATGAGTTCTTCGACAGCATGCTCACAAAGTGCGGGGACATCGGCGGAGATTATGACCAATACCGCGACAATGTCGCCAGCAGCCTCAACGAGATGTCCGATCTCTCAGGAAAGATCAACGTCAAGATGGGCGATTCGATAACGTTCTATGACTTCGTTAGATTGGCGGCCACCAATCCCAAGGCCAAAGAGCTGTTCACGACCAAGGTTCCTTATGGCCTAAAGTTCGATGAAGTCGAAGCTCTGTTCAACAAAGTCAGCAAAGACATCATCAATTTCTATCTGACGCAGCCAGACTCGGATCTGTATCCGTTCATCAGAACCAATACCGGATTGAACGTAAAGCAGCTTACCCAGGCCATCTCATTCGTCGGCCTTAAGCCTGACATCAGCGGCGGGATCATCCCGGTCTGCATCAACGACAACTACCTGTACGGATTCGATGGGCTTGAGCCGTATTACATCAACTGCCTCGGAACCAGAAAGGCCACCGTCACCAACTTCCGAATGGTACGCAAGAGCGGATATCTCACCAGAAAGCTTTTGCTGGCTACTATCGACCGCACTCACGATGACAGCATCAAGGACTGCGGCACGAAGCACTATATAACATACAGCATTGAGACTCAGAAGAAGCTCAATCAAATCGACGGCCGCAACTACTACCTCTTCGATGACAAAGGCGAGCCGATCAGATCAGATCTCCGAACTATCCACGCCAAGAAAGACAAGGATCTCATCGGCAAGAAGATCGCCCTTAGATCTCCCGTCACCTGCTGCGGAAAAGACGTCTGCGCAACATGCTATGGACGCGATCTGTCTAATAAGAACAAGAATTACAACACCGGGCTTGTCGCTTCGTTCAAGCTAACTGAGCCTCTCACCCAGAAGCTTCTGTCGGCGAAGCACTTGCTGGCAACCAAGAGCGACAAGATCAATTGGGGCCAGTCATTCAGCGACGTGTTCGTCGTTAACCTCAACTCGGTTTGCTTCAAAGACGGAGTCGAGGCCGCCGTCCAATTCCAGGCTCCGGGGCCAGATGATTACGACGATGACGTCGAAATGTACGGCATCAACGAGATGGACATCTTCATCAATGGATCCAGAAAGCCGATTCATTACGTCAGCCCGGAAACGCTTTACGTCAACGAGGCGTTCATCGGCCATGGCGGAGAAAGCGAGGACTGCGACAAGCACGTCATCAAGATCTCGTCAGACGACGCCGACGAAGACGGATATGACTTCATCTTCAAGTACGCCGCCAAGAACAATGAGCTCACGAAGTCGTTGCAAAACGTCGAGGATCTCATCGAATCGGCAGGCCACCTCGGAGTCAAGACCTATGATGAGCTCGTCAATAAGTTCGACGATCTGCTCATCGAGAACGATCTTCCGGTCAAATCGGTGCACGCCGAGATGATCGCATCCGTCATCATCAAAGACAAAGCGACGGGAAAACGCCCTGACTTCAAGAAAGACGTCATCCCTCCTTACGACATCTGCCGCGTTTCAAAAGCAGTCATGAGCGCTCCTATCTCAAGATCTTTGGCATTCGAGCGGATCAACGACCAGTTGGCCAACCTCGCGACCTATGACAAGAATGATTCAAGCATCATGGACTGGCTGTACAAATGATCGGAGGCATCACCGAGCCGCCGCATAAGAGAGCGGTGGTTCGCATGAGATCGGGAGACTTCCCGAAAGGAAAGCTATTCGCTCGCTACTATCTGGTGCTAGACAATGGAACGAGATGCTATCTGACGTCGAATCCGGTTACAGGGGTAGTCGAGCTGGCCAAGACCCCCGATGACTCAGACGGATTCGTATCGATGGAGTCGATGTCAGAATATCAGCTTGGATTCCAGGACTATCTCGTTAAGGCCAACCGAGCGGTCATGGATGCCTATCCAGGGCACAAATTGGCAGAAGCCGCCTTCGAAATCTGCCGCGGAAAATAAAAATAAATTCCTATGGCAACGCATCCCAGAGATGGGATGCTTTGTCTTTTCTAGAAGAAAAAATTGACAGGAGTAATCAATTATGCAATAATCGTTCCGAACGAATAGAAGGACAATCAATTGAAAAAGGATCACCATCAGAGAAAGTCATATCGAACCGATTATGACATCTCGGCCTCAAGGGCTCTCGACATTGTGCGGGATTCCATATCGAAAGCCTGCATCGAAGTCAATGACTCGGTTGACGATGGGCGAATCGGATCAGCCATCTCGGAGAACAAAATCACCGATTTCATGGCTAACAGCAAGCGCCTGAAGGCAGCGTTGGCCAGCATCGGATACACTCTTCACATCCCGAGCATCCGCTGCTGGTACGACTTCTATCTCAATAACGAATCCGAGAATCGCTTCGTCCCAATCAATATCAAGATCAGCTCGCTAAAGCCTCATATCCCTGAGGCGACCCACGCCAGATATGGGCTGCTGTACTCGATGCTTGGGGTCAAGATCGACGAGTTCAAGAAGGTATCCTGGGACAAGTACTGGGACTACTTCAAGTCATTCGGAAACCGTCGGACTGACAAAGACTACTACTTCCTCATCATCGACAAAGGCAACCCAAAAGACGTGTTCTACACGTCGATGAAGACCATGAGATCGATCAGAGCGTCGGCGGTCAATCTTCCGTTCCAGGCCATTTGGTCAGACAATCGGGATCGCGATTTCACGAGGTCCCCCGATGAGGTTTATTCTACGATATACTCCTGCTTGGCTCATTCGATGCGGCTCATGGAGAATACCGCCAAAAGCGGGATCATCGTAATGGATCGCTTCAGCCATTCCGCCCAGGCGCGCTGCGATAAAAATAAAAAAATCAGGAAAGCGAGGCACCGCAAATGATCGAAATAGGCCGCAATTCGATGGTCATCAGAAATGCAGATATCTCCGGAGAAGGATACAAATCGTTCTATCGGTCTTATTCCATTTACGACCCGGTGTGCCATAAATACGAGCAGCAGGTGTTCTTCGTCAGGGGAAGCGACATCTATATGCCGGCTTCGATCGGAGCTGATTATGTCAGAAAATACTTCCCGAAAGACGAGATGTCGCCGAGCACAGGATATTACCCAAAGCCAAGGGCAGCCAACTTCAGCATGATCCATTCCCCAAGGGATGCCATGCAGACCATGGCTATGGCCTTCTTGGAGAGAATCAAAGGCGATGGCTTGTGGCAAAGCAGATTCCTTCAGCTTCCTACCGGATCCGGAAAGACGTTCTGCACGATCGACCTGGCATGCTTCCTCAACGTGAGATCCATGATCGTCGTCGACACGGCTGAGCTGGCGATCCAATGGAAGAAGGAATTCCTCAATCATACCAATATGAAAGAGGATGACATCGCCATTCTGTCTGGCCGAGAGTCGGTAGCCGAAGAACGCAAGAATTCTAATCGCAAAGCGTACATCGCCATCCATAAGACATTGGGGATGCTGATGGACGACGGGGACAACGCCATCAATTCTCTGATGCGCGATCTCGGAATAGGTCTCAGGGTGTTCGATGAGGCCCACGTCGACTTCAGAGCGATCTGCGCCATAAACTCATTCTCAAACGTCGAATACACGCTGTATCTGACGGCAACGCCAAGCCGAAGCAACTTCAGAGAGGATAACCTCTATGGCAAGGTGTTCGGCAGGATCCCGTACTTCAACGGATTGGCCGTCGAGGATGACAAGTATCATACGGTAGTCCTTGACACATTCGATTCTGAGCCGCCAATCGACGTCAAAGCCGGCATCAGGACCAAGCGGGGGTTCAACATCGCCAAGTGGTCTCAATACATCACATCGGACGACGGATACCCTAAATACAAGAAGTTCTTATTCGAAACGATCGACAAGTTCAAGCTTCTCGACCGAGGCGTGAAGATAGCGATCATGCTTCCGACGATCGATCTTATCGACAAGACCGCCGAGAGCCTCAGGGATCATTATCCTGGGAAAGCCGACATCGGGCTGTTCATCGGAAGGATACCCAAAGATGACAGAGCCGCTGAGCTATCCCACAGAATCATCATCACGAACGACAAGATCTTCGATAAGGGGATCGACGTCGAAGACCTAGATGTTCTGATGCTGTTCGTCCCATTCTCCAGCAAAGTCAAAACCGAGCAAGTGCTTGGAAGGCTTAGGCACAGAGAAGGACGGCCATCGGTTCTCATAGACGTTGCCGACGTCGGATTCCCCGAATGCGTCGCTCAGCAAAAGCTGCGCCGCCGTGTATACCTCAAGAAGGCCAAAGCCGTGCGCAGCGTCGTAGACGAAGGGATCGGTGATTCCACGGGAAAATAAAATTAATTCCGTTGACTTCGATCCGCAAGATGATATGCTTATTTTAGAGGAAATGCCCACAGGGCGATAATTATATGAACAAGAGTTACAGACTTAAATTATTCGAGAGCTTCAGATCCAATTTCCGCATGTCGGCTTTGGTGACTTTCACCAAACGCAACCGCGGAGACAACGGAAACGGAGAGAGCAACCTTCTCTACGCATCGAAAGGCTACGTCACCATGAACCCGGGGGCCTTCCTCGAGCTTACCTATCTTGCCGATGACAAGCAGATCAACAACAAATCGGTTTATCTTTCGTACCAGCATATGGCGCGATTCGTCAACATGTTCGACACCATCGTCGGAAATGCCTATGATCCGAATGGCGATCTCTGGGTCCAGGCCGGCAATACACGCCAGGTCAATCCGAAATACACCACTCCTTTGGCCATCGACAACATCGGATTCAAGAATTCGTATGTCAGACTTTCCCTTTATACGAGAGTCGACGACAATGGCATGGTCTCTTCCAAGCCAGGCGTCCGCATTGAGCTTTCTGGCGGAGCCGGATCAAACCTCACCCTCGAGGAAGCCGAGACCATCGGCGAGATTCTGCACGAGACTTATCTTCCCAGCCTTGCCATGAGCGCAAGCACCTGCGAAGTGATGCTCCGTGCTATGGAAGGATCTCTCTATGAAGGCCAGAACAATCAGCAACAGACGCAATACCAGCAGACGTATCAGCCGCAGCATCAGCAATATCGCCAGGCTCCTACTTATCAGCAGCCGGCGGCTCAGACTTATCAGAATCAATATACCCGCCCGCAGCCGGTCGCTCAGACCCCGACTTATCAGCCGCGCCCGCAGGCCAATAATTATCAGCACGTCGCCGCTCCTACCTACCAGGCTCCCGTCCAAACGATCGTGTCCGCCCCGGCTCCGGCAGCCCAAATTCCGCCGAGCGCTGCCGTCGCTGTCACGATGCCAGCTCCCAATGCGGAAGCGACCAATGCCAATGGATCGGCTAAGCCGACCCCGGCTCCCAGAGAGGATACTGGAATGCCTCTTGTCAACGAAGCAGCCGTCAAAGCTTCGGCTGAGGACATCAATCTGTCAGATTTGAATGTCGGAAGCGACGCGGATATCAATTATATCTTTGACGAAGGCAATCCGGATAACAAGTAATCCTGAGGAGGAAGTCTATGGACAACAACATTACTAAATCAGCGGCATCACTTGTCGAGGCATCGCCTCATCCAGAAGAGGACAGCGTGATCGAAGACACCATAGTCAGAGATGCCGTCGACAACGCTGACAAAGTGATCGCAGCCAAGGTGGCTAAGCCATCTAGGCATAACGTATCGCTGCTTCCGCTTCAATTCAAAGCCGACCCTGAGGACTCAACCCTCAAGGCGGCTTTGATCGAGCAGATCAATAGCAGAGGACTTACTTACTCTGACTTGTTCGCTTATTGCTCAAAGATCATGAATGGCGATAGCATCCGCGGCCAGAAGCTTGGGTACAATCTCATCACAGGAATGCGCAAGCGCCGTTCGATGCTCGATACCACGTTTTCGCTCTGGTGCGATTTTCTTAATCTCAGCATCCTGATCGTCGACAAGAACTACAAGTACAAGAAGCCCAAGAAGTCTTCGTCCGCAGCAGAAGAGGCTCCTGCCCATCAATGAGCGTCGTCGGGGTCAAAACAAAAGAAGCCAAAGAGGCTAAGGCATCAGCCAAGGCCGCCCGAGAATACACTCTCGGGATCATGCGGCTGCTATCAAGCATCGCCGTCAATTACTGCAACATCGTGAATGTCGGAGGAAAGACGGGCTATCTTAGATTTTATCTAAGAAGCGGCGGCGGAATCCTGATACAATACGAAAATCAGGAATTCTGCAAGCTATATGCCGAGCTGTCAGAAAGCCTGGTCAAGGGCAACATCCTATATGACTGGCTAACGATCACGGCAGCCGGAGACGGTCTGATCATTCCGGTCAAAGACGCGGATGCCATCAGAATGTCCAAAGTGTCGTCGATCGCATCGTCAACGGCGTCTTATGACTCGGTCGTCGTCACGCTCATAGATGGAACGGCATACTCGTTCAAGAGATTCAAAAACGACAGCGATCAGATGGCATCATCGACGTCTTCGGCGCTAAGATCTCCTTCTGAGGAGACAATTGATATCCCCAATGAGCTTATCGACAAAGATTCGATGATCCGCATCAGGAAGAATTACTCAGGCCTGATGATCGGAGGGGAAGGACCGACGATTCTCGATATCAATTCTCAGTTGCTGTCGGTATGGCAGAAACATGCCAAAGACTCAGTCGGAGAAGCTAAATATTCCGCAGTCGTCTACGAGTTTCCGGAGTATAATATGGTCACAGTCAAAAGCGTGTCTGCCGATGGGATGCTTACCATCAGTCAGATGTTCCGGACCCTGACCGTAGGATAGCCTGGAAAAAAATAAATATTCCGCTAGGAGATGCTATGAAATTAAAGAAACTGTCATCTGAGCAAAGATTCGATCCGACCAAGGTCGTGACCGATTACGAGATCTTCGACAAGCGGCACAAAGCCGCCGATCCGGACTCTCCGTTCCCCGACGATACCAGAATGTTCTCTGATACGGGGCTCTTCTCAAAGCGCATCTTCGGCGATGCCGACACGGCAGCCGAATACTCGTGCGAATGCGGGAAGACCGTCGGAAAGTTCTATGAGGGAACCGTCTGCCCCAAATGCGGATCTACCGTCAAATACGTCGAATCGAACATCGACAAGATCGGCTGGGTAGATATCAGCGGGGCCAAGTATGACTCGGATGGCGTCGTCACCGACATCGGAAACGGATACAAACTCGTCAAATACATCCCATATATGTTCCTTGAGAAGATCATCGGACGGGATAATCTGAAGAACATCATCCACGTTCCTAACAGCATCACCATCAACGGCGAGCTCGACGCTGACTTCCTCAAAGAGTCGCGAGAGCAAAGTCCTGAGCGCAAGTACTGGTACATCGGAGCCACCGAGTTCTATGAGAAGTACTCGGAAGTCCTTAACTACTACAATGACCTCCACAAGCATCCGGATCAGGGAATCTATGATTTTCTCAAAGACCCGGATGACGTGTTCACCGATAAGATCCCGGTCATGTCGATATTGCTGAGACCTGCCATGCGCTGCGATGACGGACTTCAGATGGATGAGATCAACAACATCTACATCCGAATCGTCAAGAACGCCAACATCCTCAACAGCAAAGTCGAGCAGCTCAAGATCATCAAAGACTCGACGCTTGAGACCATCCAAGCCGAATACTTCGCCTTGAATGAGAAGATCCTCGATGAGATCCGCTCCAAGAACGGATTGATCCGCAATCAGATCTGCGGAACGAGAATCAACTTCTCAGCCCGCAACATCATCAGCCCAGCCGCCCCTGGAATCGGGATTGATGAGATCTCGATCCCGTATCTGACGTTCATCGAGCTGTACAAGTTCGAGATCATCAACATCGTCCGCAAGATCAAGAACGTCTCGCTCAAAGAAGCCGAGCGCATCCATTACGAAGCGACGCTTAAGTTCGATCCTGAGATCCATGCTATCTGCCAAGAGATGGTCAATTCGAATGAGGTAGGCGTATTGCTCAACCGCAACCCGACGATCAACATCGGATCGATCTATTATCTCCGGGTCAAGGAAGTCAAGAACAACTACACCGACTTCACGATGTCGATCAACAACTGCATTCTTCCGCTTCTCAACGCGGACTACGACGGCGACGTTCTGAATCTCATATCCATCAAGGACACCGAGATCCGCGAAGCCATGAAGGCAGTGTTCTCTCCAAAGAGATTCCTCATCTCACCAAACGATGGTAGATTCAACACAAGCCTGTCGCTGGCCAGAGATCAGATATTAGGCTTGAATAACTTGCTGATGTGATCTGGCAAATATCGGTTTGCCGATATATGATTCCATTGAAAGAATAGGCGCGATCCAAACAATCGTGCCTTTTTCTTTCAGGCCTAGCTCTCCGAAGAATCTTCGGATTCCCACATTCGTTTAAGGAGTAAGGAAATCGCCCTTACGATCGAGCAACGCCACGCGCTCCATCCTAACTGTTCGTGCACAAACGGAACCGTTAGCATTACGCGCAGTGCCTTTTGCCGATCGAACGGAGATGGCATCTCCTACGGGCGCTCGTTTAGTCTTTGCCCGCAAAGATTTTGTCTAAAGTAGGCCACATCAAAAAAATACTAAATCGTGCGGAAAGCCTAAGCTTCTTAGGAATACTACTATCTGAATATTCCCACACGATCGTGGCTATTAGCCGCGATTGGGAGACAGGTGCTAGTGGGCATTAAAGCACAATCAACAAGCGCACGACAATACTAAGCAAATCAGCATGGAAGTCTATGCCGAAGCATCTTCGGATTCTTAAGTGCCTTGGCGTAACGGCCATCTTTACCGGATTCCTAACAATCTTACGACCACGATATCTGAGCTCATGCTCAAGGCGCAAATCATGCCTTTCGTTAGTGAGCTCCGATATTGTGTCTTGTCTCCGGATTGTTACGAATCCTTACGTCACGTAACGGAATCGTCCCACGGGACGACGCTGCGATGACATCGAGTAAGGGTGTGCTCTATGTCATCGCCGCGTCTATGTTTTCGTTCCATGCGCAATACTAAACTGGCAGTATCTTCTGGGCATCCCAGGATTTTAAATTATTTTTCGGCATACCGGGCACTTACGTGCCTAGCCCGATTTATGCATCTGGAACGCCAAATTGTGGCTTATTCGCGTGTCAGGCAAATCACTGCCATCGCGAGGACGCCACATCTTTGGCAACCAGATGCATCGTCTTATTCTTTAGGTGCCAGTTGAATCAGTTATTTGTAGCAAGATAGTATAAGCCGAAGCATCTTCGGCATACCTATCAGTTTTGTAACGAAGGTTTATCGACCTTGCTGTTTACGCCTACTACTTCGATTAACTTGCTTGATGCAATTTAATTGAAGTTCAAGAAGCAAACAAGTTCGTCGACAATTCATCCGCACAGACTGACAAATTCTCGACGACCTTGTTTGTTTCTTGACCGTTGACGGCTACATCAGCCGCGGTCTTAATATAAGGGTATCTTGCTAATATTTTAAAGTGAAAGGAGAACACATTTATGATAGAAGTAAAGTCAGAGAATACGATTAAAGATTATATTCATGCGTTCACTGAATATAATGACTTCATGGTGTTCGACAAAGATCAGAACATCATCAAAATCGGATCAGTCATCGGAATGAATCAAGATCCGTTTGAGCATTCCATGATCATTCCGGAAATGACGGAACAGCGCGGAAGCGTTTTTGCGGCATTCAAAGAATTAGCCGATAACTTAGTCCGATGCATCAAATCTAAGAAATTAGACACGATCGGAATCCCAGTGCTCATGCTCGGAAAGGACCTTGATCCTGAAGAGACATCTCTCGCCAAGATCAGATTGGTCTATGTGAGCACCGGAGACACGATGGTTTCAGAGTTCATCTCAAAAGCCATCATATCCGATGACTATGTCGGAACCACATCTTACAAATACGCAAGCAACAACTTTCAGTCAGCGCTTTACTGCAAATACATCCTTGATTGGCTGTGCGTTATGTGCTGCGTCGCCAACTCGATGATGTCTGAAACGCCATATCCGACAAAAGCCAAGGAGACGCTGGCCAGAGATCTCTGCTCTGCTACGGAATCCTTTAATCTTAGGACTCTCGAAGCCATCGCCAGAACAGACAGATACGTCAATTCATTCCTTGGGTCGGTTCCGTTTCAGTACAACTGGTACGGATCCGATACCCCAGACAATATTCAGCAGTGCCCGAATCAAGAATTCCTTCGTCTCCAAAAATTCGTGAATCAAGGATCAAGCCTATACTTCTTTACTTCACCGATCAAAGAATACGAGCGTCAGCTTCTTGGTTACGTCTCAGTTAAGAGCGGCATATTCGAATCTGACACCGACTGCGATTTCGTTCCAGATCCGATGATGGAGTCGATCATCGGCGCATATGCGTTGACTATCATTCCGGCGTCGGGGCACGATGTCAGCATCTGCGAGCAGGAAGTAGGATCTGTTGATCCTTATCTTGCGACGTCGGCCACTTACGCGATGCTCATTTCAGAGGAATCCAGACTTGATCTCCTTAAGCGGATACACGACATCGTAATCGCCGCCGGAAACGTTCCGGATCTCGATGCGAATGGGCATGCGTTCCTCAAAGCAATCATCAACGACGGCAAGTTCCTCAATAGGCTTCCGACGCCGTTCTATGACGTCATCAAAGGGATGAGCGACGACAATTTCATCTCATTCAATAATATCGACACCAATATCGATCACATCAGCAGCATCTCAAGGACGTCTTCTTACTTGCTTGAGGAAATCTCGAATTACAACCACGGGCCTATTTCGAAGTCTCTATTCAATAAATCCGTGATGTATCTCGAGGCCATCAAGCGCGGAGGAAACGTTCTAAAGAGCTTTTCCGAATCCAACGGCATCGGCCTTGACGACAAGATATACGCATTCGAGTCGATCTACGGAACCATTGCCTACGCAAAAGCTCCGGCGACCATGACCAGAGGATTGAAGCGTCACTACTTCGACATCAAAAAATACTACTATCCCGAGATACATGCCCTTATGGCGTCGATGGCGGCTGATGCCAATTCAAGCGACATCGCCATCGTTAACGGCGGGTTCATCAAGGTCGCTAGCTGCATGATCGATTGCTTAAAGAGCGACGCATGGTTCAGCAACAACCGTCTTTGCGCGACGTCTTCCGACAGCCTTCTAACCGCTGCCGATCACGTCCTGTCAGAGACATACGGAAGCGATGAAAACTACATCCGTAACATCATCGCCAAAGCTTGCGACCGGCTTCCGTTCATCATCAACATCATTCAGAAGGATCATCTCAAAGAGCGCACCATCAAATGTCTGAGCGACTTCATGTTCGATTATGAGGTCATCAAATATCAGGTAGCGTTCTGCCCGGTTTCCTTGGCGTCGAAATGCACTTCTCTGTACGAAGGCGCCATCAAGCAAAAAAGCGTGTCGTCATATTCTTATGACGACAGCCCGATCGGAGCTTATCGGCATATTCTAAATTCGTCAAGCCGAGACCTCGTTTGGAACAACACAGCCAAAGACATCTGCTCCGCCGAAACATGGTTCATGGCATTTCGATACGCCATGATCCTTGATTACGGAACCGATGTCGTGATCGATATCGCCCCAACGCTTATGCTTCAGATCCTGAGATCGAAGAAGCCTAGGCACGAGCGTTTCATCATAGCTCTCAATACGATGATCCACAACGACAGCCCGACAAGCCACAGCGGAGAAGACGTCAGATCCGAATATCTCTGCGCGGTGATCAGCTGCCTCAACGAGTCGCTTCTCGCTCCGGCTGAGATACAGGATTGCATCACGTTCAGCAAGAACTCTGAGACATACTATTCTGAAAAGTATCGCAGAAAATACGACGCGTACAATTCCAATTTCATCGCGTACATGTTCGGGCTGACCATGAAAGAGGCGACGGATGCGATAAGCAGATCTCCGTTGCTCATTCACCGCAAAGCAGCTATCGACGTGGCGCTCATGGCGTCATCCGGAATCTGACAAAAAGAGACCGATGCAATTCGATGCTCCGGTCTTTTTTTATTTTTTCGGCACGTCACTGATCGACTTTCTTGTCTTCGTATTTAGCGAAAGCCTCATCGAGAATCGCAGATGCCGCCGATCGCTCGGATTTCTTAAGCTGGACGTATGACACGAGACCCGTATCCTTGACGATGGCATATGACTTCGTCAATATACTCGCCGCTTAATCGCTTGCGCGATTTGAAGCGGGAGCTTGCGACTGCCCATCGGCGGCTCGGGATTTCTCCTGTTGGCAACCGTTCGCGGCTTTCGCCGCTGCGCCATCGCTGGCGTTGGCGTCGCATCGTGGGCCGATTGACGCCGTCGGAAAAGGACGAGCCGATTCCGACGGACTTGCGACCCCGGAAGACGCGATTTGCGCGAGATCCGGCCTGGCCGCCTGTGACCCGATAACAAAATCGAGCCCCCTGCGCCAGACGTTAATGGCTCCTATGCGGTCGTCGTTTGACGAGTATCCGCAGTTCCTGCAGACGAACCGATGGAGAGCCTTGTCCCGATTCGCCGATTCGATATGTCCGCAATGAGGGCATGTCTGGCTGGTGTACGCCGGATCGACTTTGACGACGGCTGATCCGACCTTTTCGGCCTTGTATGACAGTTTCTGCTCAAAATCGTAATAAGGCCACGACATCTGCTCATAGCGCGCGTATCCGCGCTTGGCCATGGCCCGCGACTTCACTCCGGTCAGATCCTCTATGACGAAGACCGTCCCAGCGGGATGGGCCGCAACGAGTGCCTTGGACACGCGATGATTGACATCGCGCATGTAACGGTTCTCTCGATGGCCTATCTCGCGAAGGCGCCGTCTTGACGACGGGGTTCCTCGCTTCTGAAGCTTCTTCCTGAGATTCATCGCCTTGTATCTGTAATCCCGGAGCTTTCCTCCGGAAAAGAACGTCGTTTTTCCATCCGAATCATACGCCGTGACGAGGTTGATCAGTCCGCGATCTATGCCGACGATGTTGACGACCCCATAGCTCTTGACCGGGTCTATGGCATCGACTTCTTTGTGAAGCGACACGATGAGAAAGAATATCCCGTTTCCGTCAGACCACAGCTTGGACGTGCCAAGCGTCCACGATCCGTCGAAGTAGCGCTCGAATGATTTGATGCTATAGCGCATCTTAAGACGGCCTATCTTGCTGTTTATGGATACGATGCCGTCTTTTTTGAACGAGAAGTCGTTGCCGTACACCTCGTCGCACTGCGGAACGGAGAACCTGATCGGATCCTTATGGCGGAAAGCTTTGCTTTTGCCAACCGCGTTGTATTTGGCCCGGACGGCCCTGATGACGGATTCCGATATCTGCGCTGTTAGCCCGAACTTCGATCTTATGTCGCGGTACGTGCCATCATTCATAGAAGACTGCCCAAGATCGTGCGTCCGGTAAACATAGTCCGACACGAAATTGCACGCGTGCATGCAAGACGTCATCGTGTCGACGATGGCCGCTTTGTCCGATTTGCTCGGGTATATCCTTACTTTCACGCAGATGTCAATCCTTGGCATAATTTATTGTTACTGCTTAAATTAAAAATACACGTATAATAATGATGATTAATTAAGAAAGGAATGCCGCGATTCCTCTCGCCGCCTAGAATATCCAGATTCTTGAGGCGGGAGTATCCTCGCGGGGCTTAGATGAAGTCGTTGTTTTCCTTGGTGAAGCCCTTTACGTCGATCTGGTTGGTGCTGCCGAGGAAGACGATCTTGCAGTACTTGCCGAGTCTGGTCATCAGGGTCTGGATCGTCGTCAGAGTGAAGTTCTGGGCTTCGTCGGCGATGATGATCGCATTCTCGAATGATCTTCCTCTGACGAACTCCGGCGGGACGCATTCGATCTTGTCTTTGAGCGCGTTGACCGGAAGCTGGCAGAATTCATGGATATGATCGATGTTGTCCTGAAGGCCGTCGAGGTATACGCCGTATTTGTCTTCGAGCTCCCCAGGGAGGAATCCGATTGAATGCCCGACCTCAACCGGCTCTCGGATATAATAGATCTTGGAGTATTTCTTCTTGAATATCACGAGGTCGAGGGCCGCGGCGACCGCGGTGAAGGTCTTTCCGGTCCCAGCCAATCCTTCGCAGAATATGACAGGAGCCTCATTTTGATTCATCAGACGGATAAGCTCGCGCTGCTCTTTGTTATCGCTGAAATCGATGCACATCACGACGTTAGGATTCTTGTTCTCTCTAATAGGATCTGAATGCTTGCTTTTGTAAGATGACATTGATGATTCCTTGGATTTATTTTTTTATTTCTCCGGAAACTAACGGCAGCGACTTTTGTCTATGCTGGCATATGCCACCCTCGTGGATAATCGATTGTTGGAGCGCTAAGTTCTAGTTGGCAGGGGCGCTTAGGCCGTCTCGAACAATTGATTATCTGCACATAATCGGGGATAGAACCTATGTTAATGCTAAGTCAGTCGTATTCATACAAGATCTTCGGGAACGCATCGAATAACGGAGACACCGGATCCGGAAGCATTGAGCAGCGCATAACCGCATCGATTCCGAAGCTGGTCAAAGGAATCGGCCTTATCCGCCCCGATAACATCGCCCTCGAGATCGAGAAGCTAAAGATCAAGAGAAAGTCATCGGCTCTCCCGCTTCTTATGGAAGCGCTTGATCTTTACACATCATCCGTCCCCAGCATCTATCTCTTTGACCTTGGCGGAGATGACGTCCCTCCATCGATGCCGTTCATCATCGCGCCTTCCCCGGTGGCGGCTCCTCAGACAACCGCGCTGTCAAATAAGCTTTCCGCTCCGCGCAACGTCGGAAAGTGCGTTTATCTAAACATGTATCGCATCGGAAAGTGGAGCGAGGACGGATCTCAATACGAAGGCCTCGAGTCTTTGAGCGATCTTATATCCTGCCTTGAGACCGGAGTCATCGCATATCATATGCTTTGCTGCGGAGAAGGAGACGATATTTTGAGAAAGACCGACGTTCTTTCAAACCTCGTCAGATTGTATACCGGGCTGTTCTACATCTCATTCAACATGGCATGCAAGAGCCCGTTTGTCGGAGACTCATTCAACAACGACGCGATTTACTACACCGCGGCGAAGTTCTTCATGATCCATAATCTTGGGATGGCCCCATCGGATACCACTGACAAACTTGCATGGGAATATGGCTGCCGCTATGACACCACATTCGATTCTCTCAAGCTTTACGAAGACACTCTTGACGACATCAAGTATGACAACGCCAATGACTTCATCACGCAGCTTTCATCTTCGATGTACAAAGCCGCGGCCAATTACAATGATTTCACGGCGTCGTGGCAGAGAACCTGCGGAGAAGGATGCTATCTGGCAATAGAATACGTCCCGTATTTGCTGCATTATCTCTTTGCCGCTCTTCATAACGCAAGACTCGGAAACATGAATCGTCTTTCCAACAGAGCCCCGGATCTAGCCAAAGACGGGCTTCAGGCCTTGCATGCCGCGGTTGTCTCAAAGATTAGATGAATAGTCTTAGGCGGATAAGCTAATGATGATAAAGAAGTACGGGCCTATTGCCATATCGCAAGCTAGCATAAGCGACATGCCGACTCTGATACAGCTGTATCAGAGCACCGCTAGCAGCGCCAGCGATAACGTGACTATGTCCGTAAGCAACGGAATCTTCGGAGGGGACGCCTATGGCTATCTCCTGCAGTTTCCGAATTATCAGAGCAGCATGCAAAGTCAGCTAACCGATAACTTCTTATCTCTTTACACGAGCCTTATCAAATCGAATAACAAGGCCATCAGCAGCTCAGATCTGTTCAGCCAATTCTATGTTCTGAAGATCCCGGATTACGGGAGCCAGTCGAGATCTCCGGCAATGTTCGATTTCGTTCCGTACGTTTATTACAACGGGATAAAGATATCTCAGAATCATATCGGGATGCTGAGATCATATGTCGATAAAAGCGCTTATATCCTGATCGATCGGGCGTACAACAGAAACGCCAACGCCCAATATGAGGCTAAGATAGACGACGCTGATTCTTCGGCATCCTTCACATACGTCACAGACCATAAGAATCAAAGATCGCAAAGCACGTCGGATTACTCCGCTCCTAGATTCGAACTTTCCTACGATAGCACGTCAAAGGCATTCATAGGATCAATAAGCACAGATTACTCATGGCCAGGATTCGACTCCTTATCGACATCGGATTACGATGTCATAGCCGTTGACTCAATCGGCGGGTATGAACGAGTCCTTAACGCGTCATCGTATTCTCTTACGCTGATCGATTCGTCATCGGCTAACGAATTCATCTCTCAGACGGCCATCGGAAGCAACGATGCCAATCTCGTATCGAAGCAATCGACTTATTTCAAGCTGCTTAAAACCAGCGACACCAAGTCGGATCCAGCCAAGTCGGTCGTGTATGCGTCTCTGACTGGAATCAGCAGCTCATATAAGATCTTCCTATGCCCTAGAAGCAAGCAGCTTGAGTCAAGCTCTCTGATTGAAAAATTCAGCGACATATCCGTATTCAAATTCCACATGATGTCGGACTTCGTCATCTATTACAAAGGAAAGAAGCTTATACCTGGCATAGATTACTCGGCTTCTATCAACTCGACCGGAATCGTGGCAAGCGTCGCATTCAATTCCACGACCAACGCATCGGGATGCGCTTTGTCTAGCCAATACTGCGAAGTTCTTCCGAGAATGAACAGAATGAGATACTTCGATATAGCCACTCAAAAAACGTCGTTCAATGTCAATGGGTATCTTCTTAGGAAGCATATCTACAAGCATAACCTTAAGCTAGCCAACGAATTTGTTGAAATATTCAACGGCGGAAGTCTGACATCGTCAAAAGATGTCGACGGCATGAAGTCGTCTTCTGGAGATCTATATAATGAGATCTGCATCGAGGATTACAACACGCCAGACGTCCCAAGCGTGTCTGACAGCACGTATTTGAATCCTGGGTCAGCCACTTCTTCAGATGACGTCAATATCATCGATAATTACTCCGGGATATATTCTCCGACTAATTCACCGATATCGTATTGCGACGTAATGTCCGCATGCGATACGGCGTCGTCGATATCCAAGACGCATGACGTAATAGCGTATGATCTTGCGTACGACAGCTACGTCGGACAAGCCGTCATAGACGGTGAGATATCGGTGTCGACGTCAGGATCCGAGTATGTTTTGCAGGGAAATTTAAATAATTCCCTCGATTCGATAGCCAGCTCAGTATCAACAGCCATAAGCAATTACATGGCATATCTGTCCTCAAGCTCAGCCCAGGCCATAGAAAACAATATCCACACGATAAAATCCAATCTCAAGAAGATGGCTGACAATCAGCCAGCCATGACCATTAAGGCATCTGGATCCGGAAGGCTTCCCATCTTAAGCGGAACGTTCATGGCAGTCTATATGGAAATGAGCACATCGTCTCCGTTTGACGTTTACGTCTATGGATCTTCGACAGCCTCGTCAGCCGCGTCGCTGATCGATTGCGAATACGGAATCGTCCCTGAGAAGGACTCCTCCAACAAATACTATTACGTCCATCTTCCGTTCTATTACCACGGCGGGTCTTTCAAATACAGCAGCAACGTTTCCATATCGATTTCAAGCTCGGCCAATTCCGTAACCGGGTATCAGGTGATGCTGTGAGGGAAATATCATGGAAAGAATAACCAACGCAGTCGCGATACTTGAATCCGATAAATACACGAAGACTCTGGACCCGAGCATAGGCGGATACAGGATATCGGCCAATTCCGGAAGCCAGATCGATCCGGTCAGCGGAAATATTTATATTTTTCGCACTTATAATTCAGACAAATCATCCCATGCCGACGAAGTCATCGTCTACGACTCTAAATACGGAGAATACCTTTCGTTTAACTCGGACTTGTCTATGGAGACGGCGTACATGCGCGAATACACGAGGCTTATCAGCGGCATAAGCTCAAGCCAGAGCACCGATGGATACACTGCCCCCAATACCGTCGAAGGAGATAAATAGCCATGGCAATACAGACAATTAACATCGCCACGAAATCTCATGCGATATCTCGACACGGCCTTCTTGGAAACGCATATGACTCCGACGCGTCATTGCTCAAGGAATTCAACCCTAAGCAAGATTCGTCAAACAATTACTATATGATGACTCTTTCATCGTCATCAGATTCCATATCCGGCGCTTTGATTTATCGTCCGGCTGTCATGCTTCTCAAAACTAACACTGGGCTTTCATTCCATACGCTGGAATCGTATAACAGCAGCAGCCTTTCCAAGATAAACGCAATAAACGCTCTCAGATCCGGAGACAACGTGCCAGATATCGAGATAACGTCATGTCCAGGAATCGAGAAGATCAGAGTATCCCACGGAATGACCGGAATGATCAATGACGCCGAGAGGCGCCTATCCGTTGGAGAGGTAAGCCGCAAAGTCAGCATGATCAACTTCTTCGCGTCGATGTATGACATGTCATACAGCCCATCCGTTTACAAAGCCGCTCAGCAAACAAGCATATCCATTCCATCAAACGGGATCATCGGCCTGTATCCTGCGATTGCGATAAGATCCGCTCCGGCGACGATCATGGCTAACGTCATCATCAGAGGGATTCCTTTCCCGATGAAGAGAACCATCACGTCTTATAATGGCGATGGCACCATCAACGGAATATTCATGTATTCGGACTACATCCTCAATTCGTATGCCGAGATCATGAAGTCGATGCAGTACATCGAATTAAAGAATTTCGGAAAGGCGTCTCTGTATTCAGGAAGCTCGGATTCCTTCGCCATAACGAATACTAATTACGGAAGCGCCAGCTTAGCCGCGTTCAATTTATTGTATTAACGCTCGATGCGACCTGGCGTATTCGTCTTTCTCTAAACAAAATGTTGTCTTTGCAACTCCGGATGGTTATAATCTAGACGCAGACAAGGAGTAATGAATTATGGCAACAGTTAAGGGAATAGCGATTAACGATCTTCATTTCGGCATCGCGTCATCCGCAAGGACGTACGATGAGCTGAAGAAGATCTTCTTGCCATTCGTCGAGTCTCACGACATTCAGATCATCAACATAAACGGAGATTACTTCGACAGGAAGCTCACGCTAACCGAATCGTCAACATTGTATGCGATCGGCTTTTTCAACGATTTGTGCGAAGTTTGCCTCAGAAAAGGCATCAAGCTGCGCCTCGTCGAAGGAACGATGAGCCATGACATGATGCAGGGAAGCGTCCTCGAGCAAGCCGCCCCCGATGGCCTTGACTTCAAGTTCATCCAAAGCCTGGCTGATGAGGATATCTGCGGGATGCATGTCTTATACGCTCCCGAAGAGTATCCGATCAATTCGAAGGAATTCTACGGGCCATACATGGCCAAGAAATACAACATCATCCATGGACACGGCACCTGGGATTTCCTTGCCTATAAAGGAATGATCGTCAAGGCTGCCAGAACCGACATCCAGACCGCCCCGGTCTTCATGTATGACGACTGGAAGGAATCGCTTGAGCACGGATTCGCCACGTTCGGCCACATCCACAGCCGCCATGTCATGCAGGATAAAATATTTTATTCCGGATCGTTCAGCGCCTGGGATTACACGGATATCTCGGCAAGAGGATTCGTCTATTATGAGGTTGACACCGAGACCGGCGACTACAAGGTGCAGTTCATCGACAACAACCTTTGCCCGAAGTTCGGGATCATCGACTGCGCGTCGATCAACTGCGATAAGACGATCCAGCACATCGGAGACCTCATCAACGCGATTGAGGCTGCCGCATCACAATATGACTTCGCAAGAGCCGATCTCGACGGATTGCCGTCCGACACGATCACGGCGCTGAGAATAAAATACTCGGTCAATCCGAAGATCAAGACATTCATCAAAGTCCAAGACAAGCCTGAGTCTCTCCAGGAATCAGACGACACGAGATTCGACAAGTACAAATACATCTTCGATGGGGTTCTCCCAGTCGAGGATGTCATCCATAAGTACATCTTCGAAGAGAAAGGCAAAGACATATCGCTTGACGTCATTAGAAACACGATCACGCCAAAACAGGAGGCCTCCAATGAAAGTAAATGAAGATACGCCGATGCCGACGGTAGACGATCAGCCAAAGCAAGACGCGCCGTCAGTTCAGCTTAAATCGGAATCAAACGAGATGCTGAAAGACTCAGTGCTCGAATACTTCGCAAGCAATAAGATCACCCTTCCAACAGATGTCCAAAGCCATCTTCTCGAAGCGTTTGAGGATATCGACTTCCAGAATGTCAGCGATGACACGATCAACATCTATTACAAAGAGGATCGCGAGGAATTCGAGAAAGACTACAACGTGTTCAAGGAAGCGATCATCGACATCAACGGAACGTCGCATGTCGAGACCTGCGACTCATACACCTATTACGGAAGCGTCAACATCGGATTCGCCGAGAGCATCAAGCTCGTGAGCGGAAGCACCACGATCAATGAGCTCGAAAGCATCCCGATGGAGACCCCTACATCGATCACCGACACCGACCAATACGTCGTCTGTGTCCTTGAGAAAACGACGGCAGACTGCTCTTATGATCAGACCAAGAGAAGCGTTGTCGTCAAGACGTATCTGTACATCTACTGCCCATTGAGCGGAGAAGGAATCGATAACTGATTATGGCAAATCAATCTCAGTCGCAGGGATACAGACGGCAGTCTGCGTCTCAGAAGATAGTTCTTCAGACCAACACGTTCCTTCTTGATCGCATCATTCTGGCGCTTCTTCAATACGCCAATAACCGCAGATTCGTGGCTAACGTCTCGAAGCTGTTCTCGCTGATCGACGACAACGATTTCCGCAATGACGCCGATAAGGATCTTCGGGTCTATATCATCAGAAAGGTTCTTGACGCTCTTCTGTCAAACGATCGCTTAGTCGATAAGACGGCGATCATGAATACCGTCGATATGAGCGGCCGTCTTTCAGATCAGGCGATCACGCAGTTCTCGGTCTATGCCAATCAAACGATCGATGACAACGATCTTAAGAACATCGACCAGACCGTTTCTCAGAAAGTCAAGTATGGAATCGTCATCTCAAAGAGCGACAAGCTTGTCAATCTGATCGATACCGTCAGAAGCGAGAGCTATGACGATCTAGAGACTGAGATGACCAAAATCGAAGACACCACCAGCGAGTTCTCGCGCGATCTTCGCGAAGCCAGAGAAAGCGCTGATGACACCAAGAATGAAGTCGATCTCAGCGATCAGGCGTTTACCGGAGCCCTATCCAGGGTCATCGCCAAGCAAGCCAATCCGAGCAACAAGATCAAAACTGGCATCAAAGCCATGAACGAGATGCTTGACGGCGGATACGAAAGCGGGCGCCTTTACGTCGCTATGGGCATGGCCAAAGGATGGAAATCAGGCTATCTTCTCAATAGCGCATGCTGGGCCAAGCTGTACAACACGATCTCGCCAAAAGATCCTATGAAACGCCCATGCATCGTCATGATCAGCCTTGAGAACTCCGTCGACGAGACGATCATACGCCTTGGCTGCTATGCCAACGGAAATGATTTCAATATCGCGCAGCACTCATCCGATGCCGTTGCTCAGATGCTAAGATCGGCAAAGCTGTATACGCCAGACGATCCGGCGTCTCCCGATCTCATCATCATGTACAAGCCGCCCAAGTCGATCTGCGTTGACGATATCAAGTCTATCCTCGATGATCTCAGCAAGGAAGGCAAAGAGTGCGTCTTTCTCATCATCGACTATCTGAAGCGCATCAGACCGAACGTCCCCAATAAGAACGGCGAGGTCCGCCTTGATCTTGGAAGCATCACCGATGATCTTTGCGCTTTGGCCAAGAGCCGCGACATTCCGGTTCTCACCGCCATGCAGCTCAACCGTGACGCATTCAAGGAATACGAACAAGCCGATGACCTCGCATCCAAGACGAAAGCAGTCTATCAGATGGGCGCCAGCAACGTCGGCGAGTCAATCGACATCGTCCAGAACACGGATTACGCGTTCATCATCAATCGAACGGTCGTTCAAAACCACGATGACGCAGGCCATCTTGATTCGGTTGACAGAATCCTTAACGTCAAGCTAATCGCCTGCAGAGGAAAGCAGCCTGACATCATGCAATTCTCGCATCCGTTTGCGACCAACAACGATCTTAGACTTGACGAGGACATCAATTGCCAAGGCCAGAAATCATTCTTCGGAGACGCCAATACCGAGATAATGGTTCGTCAGAATCTCATCTCAGCCGGAGCGCCTCAGACCAGAGGAGCCAGACATATCATTCCTCAAGGCCCGATCGGAGTTTCCGGAGGAGGAAACAAAGGCCCCTGGGGCCATTAGAAACAAGTCGGACTGAGAAATCAGTCCGATTTTATTTTTATTTTCCGGAAAGGCGTGTTATCATATCGGCGTGGAAAACGAAATATCATTGACGAATGTCGAGCTTACCCCGCAGCAAGAATCTGCGGCAGACGCTATAAAAGCCTGGTTCTTAGGCCCTAAGACCGGATCGCATCAGACTTTTACTTTGGCCGGATATGCCGGAACCGGAAAGACGTATCTCATCGATTACGTGATTCAATACGTTCTGAATCTCAAACCATATGAGGTTGCTTTTGCCGCCCCGACCGGAAAGGCTGCCATGGTCTTGGTTCAGAAAGGCCGGGACGCGCACACGATCCATCGGCTGATCTATCATGAGGAAGAGAGCCAATACGTCACAATCACAGCCGGAAAGCCCGTGATTCACACATCGATGCATTTCACGAAGATCAGATCTCTTCCGTCTGAATACAAACTGATCGTGATCGATGAGGTATCGATGGTATCGCAATACATGATGAACGATATCCTCAGTTTCGGGATCCCGGTGCTATGCTGCGGAGATCCTGGGCAGCTTCAGCCGGTTGCCGCTGATATGAACAGATACATCGCGGCTCCGAATGCGATTCTTAGCGACGTCGTCAGACAGGCGGCGGACAGCCCGATCCTAAAGCTAGCCACCGATACGCGAAGAGGGATTCCTCTTCTTCCTGGGACGTATGGGGACAGCTTGAGAATCGTCCCAAGATGGCAATTGGGGAATGCCGAATACATGAAGCTTCTCACTGAGGCCGACCAAGTCATCTGCGGACGGAACGCCACCCGCAACAGCCTTAACGATCAGATCCGTCAGAATCTTGGATTCGGGTCTGGCGATCCGAAGCCTGGAGAGAAGATCATCTGCTGCGCCAACGACTATTCCGTTCCGGTTGATGCCAACAAGGACTTCTTCCTTATCAACGGATGCATCGGAAAGCTGATGGGATTCACCGTCATCGACGAGCAGAAGAGCCTATGCAAGATAAGCTTCAAGCCGGATTTCCTCGACAATCAGACTGATGGAATCCTTACCGATATGGGCGCATTCAGATCCCACGCATTCGCATATGACGTGGCCCAGAAAGCATACCTCATGCAAAATGGGACGTATGAGATAGCCGCTCCTTATCAGAAGCGCATTCCAGGCGAATCGCATAATGCGTATGCCCAGAGAGTGAAAACCGAGATTCTCAATCGCAAGCGGGCCATGGCCATAAGCCAGATCAACGAGTTTGATTATGGATATGCCATCAGCTGCCATAAGTCGCAAGGATCTGAGTTTGATAATCTTGTCGTAATAGATGAGTCCAACTCATTCAAGAACGAGAAGAATCGCTGGCTGTACACAGCGATCACCAGAGCCAAGAAGACCCTGACGATAATCCTTCCGTAGCAAAAGAAAGCGAAGCGCATCGCACGCTCCGCTTTTTTTAAATAAATCCGCTACCGACGATTACTTCTTAAGGTTCTTAAGAAATTCGCTCATGGTCTCAGGCTTAGCTGCGGCTTCGGCCTTCGTGGCTTCGGCAACGGCTTCTTTGGCGGCCACTTTCTCGGCTTTCTTGGCCGCTTTGGCTGCCTTCTTAGCTGCGATCTTTTCTTTGAGTGTCATTTTTGTTTCCTCTTCATCATCGGATTCATCAGTAGCTTCGGTAGTGGCGGTGGTTGAGGCCGTTGTCGACGATGACGCAGTCGAACTCACGACTTCCTCGCCGAGTTCATGGCTGTGCCCATGATGATGGTGATGCTTGCGGTATGCGATGGCACCGGTTGCGATCCCCTCTTCATATGAGCGTGATTTGGATCCAGTCACGATCCACGTAATCACTGCCAAAACTATCACAATAAATGATCCGGACGCAGCGACTTGGGCCGCGGGTGCGTTGATCCCCAATCCGCTTCTCAGGGCATCCCATAACTGGTATTCCCATGCCACGAATCCGAGAACCATGTCATTGAGGCTGGAATCCCCAAACACGGTCGTCACGCCAGAATAATGGACGATTGCCCCGGCTGCGAATAAGACCACGCAGGCCACGAGGACGTCCATGATAAAAGACATCACCTTCCAGAACTTCATTATTTAATGCCTCCGATTGGATACGCTGATGCGATAATAGATTGTTCGTTTCACGAAGGCCATAGCCAGCGCAATTCACATCTCATCTAGCATCGCGCCGCTCGAACAATCTATTATGACTTTAACTCATCGCTTTATTCTTGGTATTTTTGGCATATTCGCGTTCTTTGCGGCATCGACCGCGATAGCGATTTCGACGTCGTCTCCGGCTTCGACCGTGATGGCTGCCGATTCCACTTCGACGGTATCGTCCTATTCGATCGCTTGGATGAACGCCGAGATAGACGGAGATGGGCATCCTGTCATAAAAGACACGAACTACACGTTCTCCGATCTGGCGACTGACGCTTCAGACACCAACGGAGCGTCTCTTATATCCAATCTGGCCATCTGCGTCAAGGATTCCAATGGTGATTTCATCGCATGCTGGTACGACAAAGCGGCGTACTCAATCGACGTATCGACGAAAATATCGACTCCCATAAGCGGGGCCAATCCTTTCATGATCGGATGCGAGGCATATCTCGGATCGGCCGTCAAGAACGACTCCATCAGCAATTACGTTTTCAAAACCCAGACATCCGGAGTCTATTACATCCTGTACACCGCCAAATACAACGATTCGTCTCATTACGCCATGTCTTCGGTCATGAGATCGATCACCGTTGCCGGTACGTCCGTGTGGGATCAGTTCAACTCATTCCTAAGCAAGAACACCGCATTGACGACGTCAGTCGTGGCCATCATCTATTCAGGGGCAGCCACGATCTTCGCCAGAATAATCATGAGCGTGTTCAAGTTCGGCGTCGTCTTCAAGTCTAACTTCGTCACAAAAGAGGACATGCAGGAGTATCAGCGCTCAACGCAAAGCTCCCTCGCGGCCAGCGTTCACGAAATGCAGAACACCGTTCTTGGGGTATGCCAGCATCAGATCGACAAAGGGCTTGAGCCTGTCGCCGCTCTGATATCGACAAAGAATGACATCGACGCCGATATCCAGAAGATCAATATCAAGTATCAGGACTTCAGCGACAGATATGACGAGATCAAGAGAGTGTCCCAGAGCGTCGTGTCGCTTAGCAACCGAGTCGCCAGAATAGAATCGGGCGGAACCGTCAATGAGAACAGCCGACGCAAAGACGTATGAATTCTCGGCTTGCCGGGAATAAATAAATAAATCCTTTAGAGGTGCAATCATGAAATTCATATCTAAGATCCTAAACTTCTTCACCTGGATCATCACATTCTGCCTGTTCAGCTTGCTGACCATCGGCGTTTGGGATTACGGCGCGATGTACGTTGGATCGAATAACATCTCGATCTATTCCAACAAAGAAGACAAAGTGTCTTATGTCGACGCGTTCGCCTTCTGGGGTAACGACATTAAAGCCAGCGTCACCAGAGAGCCTAGATACATGGTCAGAGCCTGGTCTGGTGCAGAATGGTGGCAGAACGGGACCAAGTGGGCCGACTATGCCATAGAGGCAGTCGTCGGAGCCGTCGTCCCTGTGTTCGCTCCGACATACGAGGTATCGCAGCTCAAAGACTTCTATGTTTCCAACAACGACCAATCCGATCTGACGATCACCATCTCAAAGGAATATTCTTACTCAGAGGATCTTTACGGCGTCAAGTTCGACTCAACGGTTTCGTCCGCGGCCGAATTGAAATCCGAATACACCGGCAAATCAGACATGTCGACCTGGGTGGTTTATGAATATCGCGAGAGCGCCGAGGATACCAGCGCGTCAGGCCATCTGTGCAAAGTGGTCGTCAAAGACGGCGTAGCCGACGTCCAAGTCGCCAAAGAGCAATACAGCACGAGCGACTCCATGGGCATCGGAGACTGGAAGAAATATAATAAATCCTTCGTCAATAAGCTCTATAAGATCGACAAGTACAACAATCCTGACTATGCGAAATGGGCCAGCAAGTTCCTTACCGAAGACAAGAGCGAAGTCAAGTACAGCGTCGTCGGAGTTTATTCATGCTTCCTTATCTCGTTGATCCTGTCTATCTGGTTCGTCGCCCAGAATCCAATCCGCATCCGTCGCAGCGGAGATGGCTATGATGAGGTTTCCGGCGGCGGGTTCCGCAATCCGTTCGCAGTCAAGACAGATCAGCAGCGCGAAGCCGAGTACGAGGCTCATAAGTGGCGCCGTCATTTCGGGCATAAGCATGACGACAGCAAAAACAATCCCAAGTGAGGCCTAGACAATGAAAGATGATGACGATCGCGAAAACACGTCGCAGAACGAGAAGGATCTGGCCGGATACATCAACGACATCAACAACGTCATCGATGATCTCAAAAACAACCCAGATCCAAAGTTCAACGATATCCCCAGCAATACCAGCATCCTTTTGAGCGGCATCGCAAGCGATACAGCCATCAATTTTCTCTGCTCGACCAAACTGGACGGAGTCATCGACAAGCTATTCGATGCAATGATGAGCGGAGACTATGAGTCAGTCATCAATGGATCGGATGGCCTTGAGCAGCTTCTTAAGAAAGCCGGAATCGGAGAAGGATCGTTCAAAGGCCCGGTTTCAGTGAATATGCAAGCGGCTATTCAGAAATCCGTTGATTCCAAGTCGTTCAACAAAACGAAGAGCAACATCAAGAAAGGCTACCTTGTCCTGTGGAATATGTGGAAGCAAGGATGGAAGATAAAAGACAAAGCCACCCGCAAGAAGTACAACGACGCCGTCTATGCGTACAAGAAGCTTCTAAAAGCCGTCGCCAAAATATACTCGACTCGCAAATACATAAACGATCGGGTCAAATCAGGCGTCAACAGCGCGATAAACGAATCCGAAGATCCAGATGCTCAGTAAGCATTTGGATTTTTTAGGCGCAATCGCAAAAATGGCTTCAACAATCGATTATGATCAACAATGACGTGGATTATGATTGGCTTATAGGAACGGTTATGAAAATAGACTCCGACACCAGAGAGTGCTGGGTTTTCATACCGAAGCTGATGCCAGCGATCTCAGAAGGAACGTTCCGAGAGACCAATCATTCAACGAATTCAGGAAACATCGGAATAGACGAATCGAAGATCAGCATCGATCCAACGGTGGCAAAGGCCAATGCCATCAGATGCCGGGCTTGGGACATGGAAGCGCCGATGCCTGATATCGGAAGCCACGTCTATATCTGGGTCGTCGATTACAATATCAGACTTAGATTCTGGATCAAATGCAACGTCCAAGGCGACTACAAAGTGATCGAATCGGAGCGCAATCCAATTCAGCATCACATCATGATCTCCGGCAAGGACATACCCGTCAGGCTCAACGACAGCGTGTACATCAATCTTCCGGATACCCTTAGTGCCGCTGTCACCCAGGATGGCGACACCAAGACAATCGACATAGGATATGCCAAGGATTTCAAGACATCTGATGAAATAAGGCACGCCATGAAGACTGTAGATTATCTCATGAAATACATCAAAGACAAGATCATTGATGGCATTAGCACGACGGCGATCTCCGATTCGTTGTCATCGGATGCGCTGTCTTCTATTAAGGCATCCGCCATATCGGCGATATCAGCCGAGGAAGACATGACTGAGATAGAAAGATACGAATCAGAATCGAAGTCAAGGATATCCGCTTTGGCGTCGATGGCATCATCAAGGATCTCGCTTGTCTCTTATTATGCGGCGCAGGCGTCGATTCCTTCTACCGCAAGATATTCAAACTCGGCCGCCATCGAGTCCGGATATTCCGAATATGCCTCGGCCATCGCCAATTCGGCATATGCCAGCGTATCGACTCTAGCCGACAGATACCTATCCAATACCGCGACGGAATGCTCTGTCACAGAGCATAGATACGCCGATGTCGTATCGGTGTCGGCAAGCTTGTTCTCGTCGATAGACTCGTCTCAGGAAAATAATAATATTTTCCCGGTCGCGTCGATAAGCGGGCCCTCCGTCACTTACGAGACCCTTCCTAAGATGGTTTTCCTTGGATGGTATCAGACCCCGAATTACGCGGGGTCTCCGGTAAGCGCCGTTGTCTCCTCATGCGATGTGTTCGGTGCGTATATGGGAATAGAATCAATCGGGGCGTCTATCAATTCATCGGGATCGGTGACTTCCCTCAATGTCGCTCTCAGGAACGATCTTGGATCGTCTCTGTCCGCTTATATCTACAACGCATCCGGCACTAGCGTCTCGAGCGTTTCGGTGGCTAACACGGCATGCGTCATATCAGACGTTTCCGCCTATTACACCGCATCATCGGTTTACGGATTGTGCGTTACGGACGGATCTAACAAGGCATATCTCAAACTTCCCCAGCCGTGATCGGATTTCCTAATAGTTAGGTAGCCGCGCGAACAACAAATTATCACTAAAATGCCAAAATGGCAAAGGTAGAGGCAATAAATAAATATGGCAACTCTAAAGAAGCATGACCTTAAGGTTATTGGAGATGATGGAAAAGTGTCAATCTACAAAGCTTATCGCCAGAAGACTTGGCTAGACCATCTTCTGATCATCGTCGGATTCATCGGAATCGTCGTCATGTCGTGGCGAATCGTCACGATCACGTGGGCCGGATCTGTTTTCGGATACTTCATCTGGGGAGCCCATACCGGAATTTGGGATGTCTCAAGCGGGCGCTTGGGATAATTGGATCACCACCAACGGGTTCGATATCGCAGGATTATTCACGTACACCACCGGATTCGGCGGAAGCGAATACAATGTTTATGCGTGGGGCGTCATCACGAAAGGAACCGCGATCGTTGGTGGCCAGCTGGCCATGGGCCCGCAGTATTATGCCTTCTTCGATACAGCGTTCTGCACGATAATCCTTATCGGGTACGTCGTTCTGTTGGTCAAGTTCGCCATGTATTGCGTCAAAGACTTCATCGCGCTATGCAAGGAAGGATACCGAGCCATCAAAGCATCTCGCAAAGCCATCAAAGACTCAGCTCACGAATATGCCGATCAGCTCAAGGACGTCGATGTCGAGGAATACGACCGCAAGAAGAAAGCCGAGGCTTCAAAAGAGACCTCTCCGATTGAGGAAGATCTTGACAAAGATGATGAGAAGCCTGCTCAATCCGCTATCAAGCGTCTGCAAGAAGACGACGGAGATCACAGGGATTACGACGAGCCTGAGAAACCAGTAGTCTGGAAATACTCCGCAGAATCAAAAGAGCCTGAGGCGAAGCCGTTCCATGAGGATAAGCCAAAGGAGCCGACAAGACGAAGCGATGTCGTTACTCCTCAGCAGCAAGCTGCCCCGGTTGAGAAGAAAGCGTCTGACATGAGCGATGATGAGCTCGATGCCATGATTTCAGGGGAAGCCAAGAAATAGCCAAAGGCCGTCATAACGACGGCCTTTTCTTTGCTTGCCGCCAAAAACGCCCGGGCAACAATAAATTATCAGCTTTCAACGCAAGATAGGACCACTATAAATGAACACACCTGTAGACACAATTCGATTCTTCCGCGGAACATTGGCCGAAGTCGAAGCCGCGGAGACTATAGACAAGATGTTCTATCTTGCCACCGACACGAAAGAGATCTTCGTCGGCAACGCTGCCGGCAAGAAGATTCAGTACAGCGGCGGAACCTATAAGACAAACAATGAGATCGTTCAGCTAATCAAGGACTACAATACCGAGAACGTCGCCAATCTTCAGTCGCAGATAACCGCTCTCAAGAATGGCGTTGACGCGTCGCTGACCACGGAAAGCGCAGCTGCCACATACGCGACGAAATCGGAGCTTACGACGGCCATAGGAGAAGTTGGCCTCATCGAGAAAACGCTATTCTCAGGTTCGGCTGCCAATGGGTTCATCGATAGCATAACCCTTCCTAGGGCATCTTTGTCCGATAGAAATTCCATCAGAATAATATTCATGCTTAGCGCAGATGCCGACGCTTCGGGGAAATATAATTATTTTTCCGTCACAGCCCCGGTTGGCCTTCTGACTGACGCATCGAAGCAGAATGTGATCCATTGCGCATGCAACTGCATCGGAGAATACGCCAGCGAGGAGAATCCGACCAGTCTGTATCTGATGGACGCGCAGGTCTATTGGAATAACGGCCTTTGGGTCAAAATATGGAAATCCGCGATCGGCTCGGGATCGATCACTGCTCCAGAATACGTATTTCCCACGATAATAAGCGTGGTCGGGGTTAAGTAACATGGCAACGAGCGATCAAATGACGCTTACGTTTGAATCAGATGGAACGAACTCAGACTCAGTCCTCATCAAAGGACCGGTTGTCATAGCAGGAGTAGTCGACGCTTTCTCGAATCTGCCAGCTCCTGTTACCGCCTCAGACGGAACCGTTACGGTAACCGCCAATGGGAAGGCGTACTCATCTGGGGAGAATCTGACCATGATGGTCAAAGGAGACTCTCCAAGATATTACACATTCGATTGGGACTCAAGCCAATGGATCCTCGTCGTCATCGGATCGCATTCCCATAGCAACATCGAGCTTCTCGATCAGCTTGGAAACATCGACGCCAGCGAATTGGTAAACGCCAAGAAGATGCTGGTCATATCCACCGCGTCTGACGGAGACGGAGAATCGGCGACGTCATCTGGATACAAGCTAAGCTGGGTTGATCTTCCTGACGGGCTTCCGGCGGTTCCTTCCGACATGGCTGGAAAGAACCTTTATCTCACGGAGACGGCTACGGGATCCTATGAATGGACCAACAACTTCCTTCCGTCGCAGACGTTCCAGGTAAAGAAAGTCACAATCAATGCCGGAGATGACACCAAGAAGCTAATCGTGTCCGATGTGCATTATGACGCGTCGCTCGGTGACCAACTGCTCATTTTCGATGGGCATGATTTCATATCGTCTTATACGGCGACGTGCGCGAGCAATGTCTTGACAATCGTTCTGGACGATGCCAGCGGAGACACTTTCGACGCCGGAGAAAACGTCTTGATTCTCGTGATCCGCAACGGAATCACGGGGATAATGGATTCCATAAGCAAAGAATACATCACCAAGCAGGATTTCCTTTCAAGCATCACCAACGGATCTATAAACCTCAATAAATATCTTACCAAGGCTGAGGCGTCAGATACATACGCCCTTCGTCAGCACACGCATTCGCAATTCGCATCGGCCAATCATAATCACGATGGGGTGTATGCGGACTTCTTTCATACGCACAGCGAATACATGACAAAGGCCCAAGCGACGGCTTTGATCGCCGATCAGCTTAATCTTGCCGATGATCTTAAATCCGGAGCGGTAACGACATCCGTTCAGGAAATCGAGTCCGCGTTCGAGGATAAAATAAATAATTTAGTCGCAAGCGTAAACAGCCAGATATCGGCGTTCAAATCAGGATTGAGCATCGATATGATCAAAGACACGGCCGATTCCACCAAGACCCTTTCTGATCGCCTTGGAGAAATGCAAGCCGCGATTAACGCCATATCGTCCATTCAGGCCGATGAGGTTCTCATGCCGACCATCCCCGTTGCTCTCAATTCGAGTTTGGGCGGATATTCCAATGGCGATGTCATAAGCTCAGGAACGACTTTGTCAGCCGTAATCCTTAAGCTATTCTCCGAGCCGAAGACGCTAACTAAGCCTGCCGTGACATGCGGCGTCAGCGTCGCAGACAATGAGATAGGAGTCGGAAGCACGAACGTGGTCATCACTCCTTCGTTTGTCCAAAACGACGGAGGATCCCTCAAGGCATATCATCTTGTTCAGACTTATCCTGAGTCGACGACAGCCTATCCAGATAAGACGCTTGGCGGAAAGTGGGAGCTCGCCGTCAACATAGTCGAAGGCAAATCTATGACGTTCAAGGTAACGGCTGACTACAACGCCAACATATTGACGGATTCTACGACTGGAAGTCAATACGGAATAGCTGCCGGATCATCGTCGTATGAAGGTGAAGTCGATGGCGTTAGAAAGATGTTCGTCGGATACGTTTATCTAACCAAAGGGGCAGCTTTGGCAGCATCAGACATAAGAAAGGCAAAGCATTACGATCTTCCCAATGCCGATCAAGAGCTTAGCGTCGATCTCGTCGATACCGATTCCGATCTGACGAAAGATAGATACATCGTCATAGCCTACCCGGCAAACATTTCCATCGGAGACGCCATAAGCTCGGTCATGATGGTAAAAGAGGGAATCGAAATACTGGATCTCTTCACTGAAGACACCAATAGCTATATCGTCCCGGGACCAGACGGAAACACTTCGTCAGGAACGGCGTATTTCGTGTACACATATAAATTGGACCAGCCGTTCGGCCAAGACGTCGAACTCAGGCTTAAGTTCTGAGGAGGGCCAACTATGGCAGACATACTCGCTTTGAAAGGATACAAACGCAATGGGCCATTCGCCCTCGATGCCAAATCGAAATGGGATACCTATGCCGAGGCTCTCAATTTCGTAAAGACAGACGCTGCGGCTTATCCTGGCATGGTAATAGCCGTGTCAGGCCAGAAGGAAGCCGCGGTGTATGAGGCGATATACGATACCGACGGAACGACGCTTACCCTTCAGGAGCTGGCGTTGAAGAGCAGCTCCATAAGCGACACGCTGAAATCTGAGATGTATACATATTTGAATTCGTATATCACATCAGGAGATTCTTCGACTCTAAGCGAATCCAAAGAATACACGGATTCCAAGATAGCGACAGTCTATAAATACAAAGGATCGGTTCAATCATACGATCTTCTTCCTTTAACCGACAATCAAGTCGGAGACACCTATAACGTATATGCCGCAAACGGGTCAGTCCCCGCTGGCGCTAATTATGCCTGGAACGGAGCCGCTTGGGACTCGCTTCCAGGAACTGTCGATCTCAGCTCATACGCAAGCAAGAAATCAGTTTCAGACGAAGAGGCTAGGGCAAAGGCATCTGAAGCAGCCAACGCGTCAGCAATATCATCAGAGATATCCACGAGATCGTCAGCCATAGCCGCTGAGCAAAAGATCCGCGGAGACGCCGACAATAAAATACAGACTCTCATCGACTCGGAAGCGAGCACCAGATCGGCGGTATGCGCGTCTCTTCAGACGGCGATCGATAACAAAGGCGCGACCGTTTTAGCAAAAACATGGTCTGAGCTCAAATCTTTGCGCGACTCAGGAGGATTGATGCCTGGCCAGAAATACAGAATAACGGACTATGCTTTTTCAACATGCAAGTCCGACGTTCAGTCAGCAGGCCATCAATTCGATCTCGTCGTCACTGCAATATCGGCAAATTCCATCAGCGAGAAAGCGTCGGCCGCCATTCATGACGGAGACGACTATTTCGCAAATGCCAACTTATCGGCATGGGACATAAGCTATTGCATCGACAATGACTGGATGAAATACATATGGGCTTTGCAGGAAGGAAAGTTCGTCAAATGCAGCGCGTTCGGATGGATAAAGGAAACAGGAACCATAACGATTACCGATACCACTGCCGGGACGACATCGTCCGCATATCTTTTAACAAACGACAGCATCGCCAAGCAATACACGAAGATCCTTTCTTCGTATATGCCGGCCGGATCTTCGATATACGGCATCGGAACGACGATCGCCCCGAATATTCTCAAAATAGGTGATTCCTTATTCGTCGTCATCAAAATAGGGGATATCTACGTAGCCGACACCCAGGACATGTCGCTGAAAGTCGTCGGGACCGAGATAATAAACTCATACAGCGGCAAAGGCGTCATTTACCATATGAGAGATGAATTCGGCAATGAGTGTGATTACGATTTCAAGAACGTCAAATACAAGGGATTCAGCATAAACAATGGAAGCGAATCCGTTGGACTCGATTCTGGAAAATACTATTACACTTTCGATTGCGAAGCCGGATCTTACGATCTGTCCCTAACAGGATCGGAATGCAACAACAACGTCGTCAAAGGAAGCCCGTCGCGCGGATCCACGTCAGAAGACGTATGGATCAATGATCTTAGCTACGACATCTTCGAAAGCACCAAAGGAATCATATTGCCTTTATTCAGCAAGAATGAGATAGGATACGGCAGCATGTACAACATCATGCTTCCGCAGTTTTATAACACGACGTTCGGAAACGATTGCAAATACAACTATTTCTATGGCGATTGCTCTGGGCTTAGGATGTCCGATGAATGCAGCTACGTATTCGTTGGCCCAAACAGCGTAAACGAATATTTCGGAAACGGATGCAGCAATATAACTCTGTCCGGGTCAGGAAACATCGAAAATTCATTCGCAGACGAATGCCATGGCATATCAGGAAGCGTCATGCGATATTCGTCATTCGGAAAAGCATGCATGTACATATCTATCGGAGAGGATTCATCAAGCAATTCGTTTGATGACGGATGCTCATACATAGACCTTGTCAATAGCGGAACTTCCGGAAGCATCAGCAACTATCATGTGCATCATGGCGTTTCAGGAACGGCTTCAAGCCATTTATCGATATCGGCATCTCGCGGGCTCGATTATGCCACAGATGTCGTGTCTTCGAAGACGGTTGAAGTCAAGGTGTGAGGATTAAAAAAAATAAAATCCGTCTTTCCCAAGCGGAAATGCCCTCCGCAACAATCAA